ATGGTTAGGGTTAGGGTTTAATGCACTATACTATATAATGCTGATGGTTAGGGTTAGGGTTTAATGCACTATACTATATAATGCTGATGGTTAGGGTTAGGGTTTAATGCACTATACTATATAGTGCTGATGGACTTAAGGAGGCAGAACGATGGAACGTAATGAAGAATGGCTTAGGGAACAGTTGCAGAATGGCGCCGTCCGCGTCGAAGACTTACAGCGCTTGGACAGCGACCGTCTTACAGTTGTTGAATGGCGAACGATGCAACGTGCGCTACGCAATATCAACGGATGGACGCTATACGATGGAAAGAACTATTACTGGTCCCTTTCAGCACACGTTCAATTAGCCGGGCGCGAGCCACAAGAAGCGGCTAAGCCGCAAGAGCAAATCGGCCTATCATCTGATGACTCAACTAAAGCATTTTCAAAGGGTTACAACGATTTTAAACAAGGTATTAGCTTAGGTAATTCAATCCTTTCGACCGCGAACGAAACATCGGAGTATTTGAATCGGGTTAGATTCGGATGGAAGGAGGCACAGCGAATTGGCGACAGCATCTAGCTATTCTGTCACCAATCCTATTTGGTGACACTATTTGCACAATGCTGTCACCAATTCACGGGCTCCGAATAAACCACGTCCCGGACGCCCGGCATGGTTAGGTATGGTTAAGGTATGGAAAGTTTTCCCACAACCGGCATCATGCATCCGGTTCAAGGGGTACTAAGGCATAATCGGTACAATTGTACCATTGACGGGAAACGAGACTAAGGCATATCATGGGCACAGTAACAGGAGATATCAAAATGAAACGCACCTTAGCAATGCGAGCCATCTTCGAAAAACTGTTATCCTTACTGTTCCCTGTCTCACTTCCGAGCATGCATCACGTCACGGTGCAACGATTCGGAACTGAGGAGCCTGATCCGCAGTCGAGCATCGGCCGCGTACAGCGTAAGCAGTACCGCGATGCTATCCAGCGTTTCAACGAAGGAGGTAACTAGCCATGAAACTAATCAACGAAGGAAATGGGTTTTATGGTGTGGAACATAATGGATGCCGCGTACTGACCGGCGAGAGTTATCAAGTAGCATCCAACGTGGTAGAGAGTAACGGCGGAACAAGCGAGACGGACGAAGTGTATCAGTCTATCAAAGGAGGCAACTAGCCATGTACCAAGTAATTGTAGGTAACATCGGTACAGTGTACGAAGGAAACAACCAACACACTGCGCGCATGAAGTACGGCGCGTACGTTCGCCTGTCCAAAGAAATGCGAAGCCGCGCATCGTGCGAGTCTGTAACCCTGTTCTTTAACGATGATATCGAACGCGAGTATGTTGGTCTGGTTGATCGGGTATGGGACAAATAACGTACTAAGTAACATTCGGTACCAACGTACTATAGACATTAAACTATTCATATCGTAGCATGGGCACAGTAACACAAAGGAGAAACAAATGGACATCATCCAAGGCATCTATAACGACAGCATCGTTACACAAGTCAACGAAGACGGCGCGCAGTATGTCGTCGAGTCACTGTTCGAATCCGATGATTTTCAATCTGACATTGCCATGCCCGTCCTAGGCGAAGCATTCTATGCGTTCAAGTCTATTGCAGAGGGTACTAAGTAATATTCAGTACCTTTGTACCATTGACGATAAACTATCCATAGGATAGACTGCATACATCATGGTAATGCACAACAAACCGACACACGCGGCTTTCGTAGCTATCCAACTCGCCACGGGCAAGCTTAAGCTAGACAGAACTGGCGAGCCCGTAGTGATACTCAAGTTCAAACGGAGGAAAGCATCATGAGCGGGAAAATCGAAATAGGTAGCCGTGTAGCATATTCTGTTAAATTCTTGCGGAGCATATCGGCCTACACTGGTCCGCTTCCGTTCGCACGCGGCATCGTAACGGGTATTTCCTCATTATCCGATACGTTCGCGTTAGCGGATATTACATGGGATAAGGACCGCGACGAAACACCAAGCCGCGTCAATATCGCAAACTTGGTTCTGGAGTCACGCATACACTTACAGGTTTAGTACTGTGAAATTCAGTACGGAAGTACTATTGACGCGCGGACAGATTACAGGCATAATCGAGCCATGATAACGATAACAGTTAATCCACTAGACGCGGTACAGGTAATAGGATTCTTGATAACTTTCATTATGGGAGTTATCATCTGGAACGGAGCCAACTAACATGACAACTGTTTACGCGATGGCACAGTAGGCAAACGAAAACGTATCCTTGCCACGTTCGCAGTAAACTGCGACGCATGGCCGTACATTAACAGTATGCGCGACGCACACCCCACGTGGATTATCACGTATAAAGAACGCGTCCATAAGTATCTCACGATACATGGAGGAAACTAGCCATGATATCTCTAGTCATTCTCGGTTGCATGCTGATCCTGTCCGCGCGAATACTTCGATTCGTGGTAGTCCCACAAAATGAGAGTACTAAGGTATAATCAGTACTAACGTACCATTGACGTTTCGCAAGCCGCATCGTATCCTGTAACTGTCAGACGGCACTAGGAAGCCTAGAATTCACTAGCAAAGGTAAAACGGAGACAATCACATGACGAACTACCGCAATGAAATGAGCATCGAAGATATCAGACACTTTGCGCCGTCCGCGTTCGCAACTGAACCGTACCACGCGCAAAGCGGTCGGTACACGTTTATCCCCACGTCCGACGTGATTTCAGGTTTACGGGAAGCGGGTTTCGTGCCCGTATCCGCGTCGCAGTCTCGCACACGTATCGCGGATAAGAAGGATTTCACGAAACACATGCTTCGCTTCCGTTCGCTTCAAAGCTTCAATACGCTTGCCGTCGTCGGCGAGTCAATCGTCGAAGTGGTATTGATTAACGCGCATGACGGAACAAGCCGCTATAAGCTTATGGGTGGTGTGTTTCGCTTCGTGTGCTCAAACGGAATGGTTGTGGCAGATAGCTTGCTCGCGGCCGTTTCAATCCGTCACACTGGAAATATCATTGACGAAGTGATTGCCGGTACACAGCACGTTTTCGAACAAGCGCCGAAGATATTGGATGTCATCGGCAAATGGCAGAGCGTCGAATTGAGCACCAATGAACAATTGGCGCTTGCCACGTCCGCGCATCGTCTCCGGTTCGAAGAAAAGGAAGGAGAGAAGCAAACGGGTATCACTCCCGAAATGTTGCTCGCACCACGTCGGCGAGACGATGCGGGTAATAGCTTGTGGAATACCTTTAACCGCATCCAAGAGAACACCACGAAGGGCATCCGGACGTTTTCGAATGGCGAACGCGTTACTTCACGCGCCGTCAAGTCTATTTCGAATGACGTCCGCTTGAACCGTGCACTATGGACGCGCGCCGAAGCAATGGCGGAACTGAAAGGTTTACTCTAACCCTAAACCGGCGAATGCATCATGCACGCGTTAGCGTGTGACAGTAAGCTAGACAATCGAACGAAAGCGGAGGCAAGAAACCGATGAAGCTTCTTACAGTACAGAACGCGAAAACTAGCAAGGGCGAGTCACTTGGATACCTTACGGGCATTCTGTATCTTGCTCCATCGAAGGAAAGCGGGCGTAACGTGTGTCCGTTCGCATCGGCGGGTTGTATCAAGGGATGTCTTGACGATGCCGGGCGAGCAATGGTGTTTCCCGAAATGATTCACGGAGCCCGTATTCGCAAGACACAGTGGTACACACGGGATAAAGCCGGGTTTATGGTGCAACTGCGAAAGGACGTGCATGCATTGGTCCGACGCGCGGCAAAGCTTCATATGATACCCGCCGTCCGAATCAATGGCACATCTGATCTAGCAGAACTGTCGGCCGCGATATGTGCCGAATTCCCGCACGTGCAATTCTATGATTACACGAAGATACCTAGGCCACAACTACGCGTGCGGCCGAATTACCACATTACATTTTCGCTACATGAGTCTAACCGGGCACATGCAATCGACGCGTTAAATCATGGCATCAATGTGGCCGTAGTCTTTAACACGAAACGCGGAGCCCCGTTACCGGAGACGTTTTTAGGCGCGCGAGTGATTGACGGAGACTTGCACGATTTGCGTTTCTTGGATGGGTACAAAGGATCAGTCATCGGGTTACGTGCGAAGGGACCAGCTAAGAAGGATGCATCGGGTTTCGTACAGATAGCGGGTACTTCGCTCGCACTAATTGCCTAGGAGGCATAGCGATGAACAGATTTAGCCGCGCAATCCCTCCGTTTACGGTGGGTAAGCGGCGTCTCTAGCTGAGTGATTTACCTTGGTTCTCAACGTACTGTTTGAGGATTTCGAGAGTCGCACCACCGACGGAGCAGAGAAAGAAACCACTGCTCCAAACAGTACGAAGATGTTTACCCCAGAAGAAGGAGCCGAACTTGTCAAGTAACGCCTTAGCAGATTTGCTCTTGAGAGTGCCAATAATCGCACTCAGTTCCACCGTTGGTGGATACCTGAGCAAAAAGTGTACGTGGTCTTCCTCTGCGCCAAACTCGATAATTTCGCACTTGACAGATTCAGCAATTGCGCGTAGAGTGATATTAGTAAAGTCTCTCCGCTCTGCGGTGAGTATATGACGCCTAAACTTAACACAAAACACGACGTGGACAGCCAAGTGGTAAACACAGTGGCTTGCACGGTCAAAGTCAAGGTTCCCGATTCGTTTACGGGACCTCTCAACGACCTGCGAGACCGTTGCCGTGTTGCTGTTCACGAGATGCTCGCCCATCGGGATAAATCCTCTAGCAAGTATTATAACACGATACCTTGTGTCGTAAGCAAGAGTTTAATTACTAAATATCAACGTAACAAAAAATGTAAGTCTGTCTCGAACATCGTCATTCCTATTTGTGGGGACAAGGGTAAGGTAGTTAAACTGGAAGGCAACGGCATTCGCATACCCGCCATCTTTAAGAAGTTTGTCCTACCTGTTGTGTTCATGCGTCCTGTCGCTGGATTCATTCGCAGCATCGAGTTCATTCAACGCAAAGGCGTCTGGTACACCCACATTAGTTACAACACACCAGCGCAGTCTTCGCTCAAGCCAACGGGTACAGTGGGCGTTGACCGCAACTCAGTCGGCGCGGTGGCAACGTTAGCCGACCCGCAGACGGGGAAAGTGTTGCACCTAGGTTTTAATCCAGCGTACACCAAGGAAGTGTGGCGTCGTAGAAAATCGAGTTTACAGCGTCTTGGGAAGCGGCGTCTGCTTCACAAGATTCGCAACAAACAGTCTAGACGCACCAAGTATGAGAATCACGTCGTGTCCAAACAGATAGTGGACTACGCCGCATCACATCGTCGGTGCATTGTGCTGGAAAAATTGGATACAGTTCGCAAGGGAAAGATTCGCCGCTACTCCGAAAAGAGCCAGTGGAGTTTCTATCAATTGCTCCAATACATCCTGTACAAAGCCGCTTTGCGCGGAGTAATGGTAATCGAAGTCGACCCTGCGTACACATCGCAGGAGTGCTCTCGCTGCCATCAGTTAACCAAGCCCAACGGAAAGTTCTACCGCTGCGCTCATTGCGGACACAATGACCACCGAGATGCTAACGCGGCTTTCTCGCTATCACAGCGAGTCCAGCCTATCGGTGGATTAGCGCGGGACTCAGTGCGACCGCGTTCGGTGCTATTGACGGCACCGTTTACGGGAACGGAGGCACAGCAATGTGCTTAAGCAAACGTAACCCTGATGTTAGGGAGAATCCCAGAGTTCACTCTGGGAGCATCAAAGGAAAGCTTCGTGTGTGGATGTTACAGGTTCTAGAGTCATGGTTTGAGCGTCTAGAGCGTTATGCGGGCTCGGCGCGCGAAAGTGTGGCCGTATGTCCGGATTGCGGACGCAATCGCTACACGGGCGCGCCATGCGTAAACAAAGGAGCATTATGAAAACCTATTCAGTCTATTGGAGCCCGGAAGGGCGATGCATTGCCGTAGTACAGGCTAGAACGGCGCGCGCGGCAATACGCAAGGCGCCGATGCCCTACCGCAAGTACCTAGGCGAATTGTACGCGGTAGAGGCATAAAGGAGGCACAGCCATGAATATTAAGCGTAGGGTACTGACTGAAGACAGCATATTAGCCGTACGCGTGCCTAAAAGCGGATTGATTGTCGAAGTACCGACACAATCGGCACGGCCGACGTGCAACCCGCCGCAACCGACGTGCAACCCGGCATCGGAGTATCGAGCGGAGGCACTACGGGAGGCAGAAGGATTCGAATCCTTAAGCCGGTAATAGAACTTGACAAGCATCGGGAAAGGCTATAAACTTGCAAAGGGAATAAACCCTTTGTTTCGCGTTCGCCGGTACTTTCGTCCTGGTACCAGCGGCGCAAGCCGGTCTCGCGCGAAAACTTTTTCGTACCCGGATACATTTTATGGATTCAGGGATTTATCTCCGGGCGTTTCATACTTCGCAGAATCAGAGGAGGCAAGCATGGATTTGTTCGAACACAAACGACAGGAATTCTTTTCAAGCGCGACACCACTTCCCGTGTCGATTTCAGATAATGAATTGGCGCTTACACGCGCGTGGCTCACGGCCGAAAACATCGGTCGGTTTGCACCCGTACAAATTCCGCGCGTTGCTTTGTTGCACCCGGTTGAATCGAACTTCGCGGAAACTAAATGAGCGTTAAGACGCTGCAAGATTTAGAGTCAGACATTCGGCAAGCGCTGGTCTGGTTAGGCATCCAGCGTCGTCCGGTGCAGGTTCCGGTAGTCCCGCCGGATGTGAATGTGGTAGACTCTAGGGATGCGAAAGAAAAAGCTTGACAAGCATCGTTGCATTGGTTAAGATTGCACATGGAGGAAATTATGAAAACGATTAAGAAATTCAAACAGTATCGTGACGAAGACTTTAAAGGTGACAATCGCACGAGAGAGAAGGAAAGCAATCAGGCACGCAAGGTCAAGGCGGAATTCTTTCGTGACCGTGACGCAAAGGTGCCAGCGTCGTATCGTGACCGCTGAGGCAGTAGTTGCGCTAGCAATCACCGTAGTTGCATGTTGGTCGCTGGCTGACCAAATCTTAAGGAGGAAATGATGACCGTACACGTTTTCACAAACAATGGGGAGTTGAATCACACGGTCCGTGGTGTGACCGAAGTCAAAATTGACAACGGGGTATTGACGATCGACACGAGAGATAGCACGTTCAATTATCCGCTCGTCAATGTTCAATGTTGGCGGACGATGAAAACACCCAGGTGAATCGTACTTCGCAAATCCAGGCGGAACAAGGAGGAACAATGAAGAGTCACAATGTTGAGGATGGAATCGAAGTATCGATTTTCAAAGCTATTCAAGTACTTTGGAATATTGACGCCCATCGTTTTCACTATATGTGTGCAGCAAATTGCAAAGTGAGCGCCATAGACCTACAAAATCAGGCGCGTGTTGTGTTGCGGGAGTTGTATTCACCCAAGGAATCACGATGAAACACCTAATTTTCTTGTTTGTAGTTCTCACGGTAGCATTATCCTTCGGTGCAGACCTCGCCTACCATGCTTCGCGGTTTACAGCGCGCAACGACGCGCCCACGGCGCCCGACATCCAGAAGTCAACTCCAGAGTCGGATATCTTCGGGCACGAGTTGGTCCCAGGTGGCATCCACAACGACACGGAGCTAAGTCTGCATCGCTACCTGTACCCGACGCTCGGCCCGAAAGCCATCTTCACGAATACGCAGCGATCCGGCTTCGCGTACGTCTCGTACATGAAGAATGGGGTTATGTATTGGACAAAGAAACAGCGGTTTATTCATGCCGGAGAGCCCGTCATCACGGACGGCACCACGGTCATACTCGTGAAATGTGGCAATCTGTTGCGGTTCGATGCTCCGCTAGCTATCGAAACATCGGGTACCGAACCATCGGATATCTATCCAGTGTCGGCCCCGCCGGATAATATTGTGTCCGCGCCGAATGCTCCGGAGATTCCGTACGCGGCCAATGACACGGTGCAAGACTTGCTCGGCTCGCCGGTGATCGCACCGCCTGTCGCGAGCAATGTTCCACAGTATATCGTCCCGTGCTGCTTGTTCGTGCCACCCGACACGCGGCCACCAACCGTGCCAACTCCAGTACCTGAATCTTCATCGCTTTCGTTGCTCGGTATAGGTTTAATATGTCTGATACTTCTTGGGGCATTCGCAGGAAAAAGGCGCTAATAATTTATCTTGACAAACGTACCCAAATTTGGTACGATTCAAACAAGGAGGTAACATGAAATTAAAAACAGAGATAAAGGCATCTACGGGATGGAGTCAAGTCGCTAAATACGCGGCAGAATTACAACCTGGATGCATTACAGATGGGGAGAAAGATGGGTGGTGGGCCACTAAAGCGGATGTTCGTGCTGCTTTGAATGCCACATTCGGGAGAGATTCAAGATATGGGAAACAAGAGTCTCCAAGTACTCCATACAATTACGTATATTTTACGTCGATTCTCAAGATACGAACTACCGCCGTGGGCCGCCCGGTGCGGATGTATGTTTGTTTAGGTCGCGGTAAAAACGGCAGACTGCGCCTCGGCTGCAAGTTCTTCGGGCCAAAGAATTCCGCAATCATTAAGAAATGGGCAGGGGCACACTAATGTTCAAACCAATGCTTGCGGGGAAGTGCACCGACGTCACCAAGCTGAAGTACCCGGTGCTCGTGTCGCTGAAGCTAGACGGCGTACGCTGCCTTGTGATCGGAGGCAGACTAATGAGCCGCACGCTTAAGCCGATTCCGAATCATCTGGTTCAGGAAATGTTCGCCGGTCTTCCGGAAGGTTATGATGGTGAGTTGATTGTTGGCGATCCCACAGCGAGTGATGCGTACCGCAAGACTGTTAGTGCCGTAATGGGTGATGGTAACGACGTTACAGGATTGCGATATTGGGTATTCGATAACTATCTCGCACCCGGAGGATTTAAAGAACGGTGGGAGAGAATCATGCAAAAGAAAACTTCGGTACGGATTCTTGAGCACGTACTTTGTAACGACGCGGACAAATTAAATGAACTAGAAGAACAAGCGGTTGATGCCGGACACGAAGGTATCATGGCTCGCAGCGTTGACGGCCCGTACAAACAAGGCCGCAGCACCGAGAAGGAAGGCTATCTCCTCAAGGTCAAGCGGTTCGAAGATGCCGAAGCGCAGATCATCGGGTACGAAGAACGGATGCACAATAGTAACGAAGCTAAGAAGAACGCGGTCGGCCGTACGGAACGCAGTACCGCGCAGGCCGGGCTCACCGGTCGAGGCGACCTAGGCGCGCTGATCGTGAACGGCGTCAATGGCACGTATAAGGGTGTCGAGTTTAAGATCGGCAGTGGTTTCGATGATGTAGAGCGCGCCGACATATGGAAGAACCGCAAGAAGCTAATGGGGCAGATTGTCAAGTTCCGGTACTTTCCTTTGGGTAGCAAGGACAAGCCGCGTTTCCCGACGTGGGAAGGCTTGCGTGCCGCCGAAGACATGTCAGAGTAACATAGGAGGGACAATGAAGAAATTCTTGTTGTGTGCTGTGATAGCATTCGCATTCGCGTACCTTTGCACGATTAGCGCGTACTGGTACATCATAAGCATTATGGGGGCTGTAAAGTGAGCATCAAATTCACTCGTGCACCCGACGGTACGTTCGTGGAGTCCGGTGACCTACCGGTAGGCACGCGCACCGTGCTTGTGTACATCGATGGTGTGCGTCCGGCTGCATCCGCACCTCGCCAGGCAAAAGATCACGTTAAGATGATACGTGAACTTGTCCAGATGTCCCCGCAGCATATGCCCGGACAGGTTTATGAATTACGCGAGCTAGACATTACTCCACCGGCGATCTTAGCTTCGCGCACTGCGCAACTGATAAAGGCGCGCAAGGCTAAGAAGGATGAAGGAGAGGCACTCTAATGCTTTCGCTCTTTTGGCTGATGCTGGCGGTGCCACTGACTGTGCAGGGAATTCGCTTTGCTGTGATTCTATGGGTAAAGTTCATTAACCCAAAGGACACGGGCATAGCGAAGGACTACACCTTCACCCCGACCGTGAGCGTCATCATCCCCTGCTACAACGAGGGGAAGGCGGTCTACACGACCATCCGAAGCGTTTGTGAGAGCGACTACCCCGCAGGACAGATTCAGATTTGCTGTCAGGACGACGGTTCGACCGACGACAGCTTTGAGTGGATGCAGACAGCACAACAGGATTTCGGCGCCATCGTTGAGCCGGTGCAGAATGAAAAGAACATTGGCAAGAGCCATACTTATCTTCGAGCCATCGACCGCTGCATTAACGAGATTGTGCTGATCGTCGATTCTGACATCGTGCTCGGGAAGAATTGCATTCGGGAACTAATGTCATCCCTTGGGGACAAGCGCATCGGCGCATGCGGCGGCCCCGTGGGCGTTCGTAACCCGAACGACAATAGCTTGACCGTGTTTCAGGTGTACTTTTATTTCCTGTGGTTCAAGCTGGCAAAAGTCACGGAGTCATACACTCGCAACGTGGGCTGCATCGGTGGGTATATGCTGGCGATTCGCCGAACCCTGCTACAGGAGATTCGACCACAGATTCAAAATCGTAACTGGTGGGGCGTCCCGATCAAGTCTGGAGAAGATCGTTTCTTGACGCACCAAGTTCTGTTGCGCGGTTACGGGACGTTCATGGATGATAAAGCAATGTGCTGGACAATTGCGCCGAACAGTTTTGAGAAGTTTTGGGCACAGCAACTCCGGTGGCGGCGTAGTGGTATTCGGGATTTCTTTTTCACAATTAGAATGCTGCCCAAACATATTTGGGACTTAGATGCGGGCTCGTTGTATTCGAATTTTTTCGTGCCCATCACGACGGTTGTATGTCTCGTGAAAATCTTGACGTGGTTTCTTAATGCGGACCCGACGGCTTGGGTGAATGTGTTTGGTGTCACACTAATGATTGCCATGTCTTTCGTGCTGATCTTAATTGTGAACCATTACCATCCCGAACAGAAGGTTCGTAACCCGCTGAAGCTGGCAGTCTTCGGGTTGTGGTGGATCGCGAGCGGGTTGTTTATCACGACACTAGCGCTGTTCACATTAGACAGCGACTCTTGGGGTAATCGGTAAAGGAGGCAACAATGAATGACACCAATTTCGTTCCTGTAGCTGTACGCAAATCGTTTATCTGGTCGTACCGGATCACGGCGGTCCTCACGCTGTACGGAGTACTGCTTGGATTTTTCAGTTACATCTTTCTGCTGGGATTCTACGCGGTTGACTCATCGTGGGTCGCTCCTCTGATCATTTCACCGTCTGATGACAAGGCGCTCGATCTTACGATCAAAATAGTTCAGACCGAGGCGGCATCGCAGGTTCTCGAACTGGATGTGAAGAAACTGCAAGAGAGTTTGCCAGAATTTGCACACCATCGTGCGCAGTTGGCTGCGTTGGAACCACAGTTGGTCTCAGCGCTTCGACGTGAGGGGCAGAATAGTCACGTGACCGGGCAGGAACTTATGTCACTCTCCCACCAAAAGCGATTCGACAATATCAAAACAGGTGCGGTGATCGGTCAGGTTCAGGAAGTTGAGGATGAAATCGATCAGGACGTTCTGGCCGGGCTGATTACGAAGGGAGACGCGGCCATTCAGAAGACGGCACTCAATCAGGCGCAGAGCACGTTCACCGACAGCAAGATTGCAGAAGTCGTGGTGAACGATTCGATTCTGCAGAAGAGTACGGTGAACACGTTGCTTCTCGACACCTTGAATAAACAAGCAGAGTTGACGTCTGAAGTGCTTCAACTCGACATCGGTACATCGACCGCCCAACGGCAGATTCGAACCGAACAGGCTCAGATAGACACAATGCATCGAGCGGTGGAAACGGCACAGCAGACTCCGTACTTCATCGCGATGACCCGCGGTCGCAATGTGAACTTCGTGTTTGTCCCTTATGGGAACCGAGGCTCCGCGCGAATCGGTGCACCCGTGTATGATTGCTACCTGAACATGATCGTGTGCCGTCAAGTCGGCACGGTCAAGAAAATCTTTTCAGAAGAGGAACACGCCGTGCATCCGCTGTTTCGCTCAGACATCCGTGGATTCCTAGCTCAAGTTGAGTTGACGCGTCCGCAGTCCGCTGAGTCTATGACTCTGATGATTAATCACAAGCCACTGTTGTTCTAAAGGAGGAATATGAAAGCACTCATTATAGCTGTCGCATTATTCGCCACCGTTGCAGGAGCTCAGAGCAACCAAGATACAAGTGCTTATTGCCGGTACGTGGAAGAACAAGGCAAGGCACAAGAAATTGTGTCCGTATCACCGGTGCTAACGTCCGGCATCACCCCGGCACAAGGCACGGCGCCCCAACAGTTCGTCGGCGTGACCGATTCGATCAACAACATACGCAAAGGGCGGCTCGATTTAAAAATCGGACACGAAGCGTGCGTGCAGTATATCGATACAGTGACCGTACAAGAGCGGATTCAGTACGACATGCTAAGCCTTGACCGGGCTGCGTTGAGTAACAGGCTGTCCTTGATCGCGCAGGCCACGCAAGCAGTGAACGCGCTAATCGTGGACAATCAAAAACTTTTGGATTCGCACAATCTTCCAAAGCAGTCGGTGTACTTGCTGGACAAACAACGGTTGGCGCTCGAATTGGACAGACAGGCCACGGCCGTCGCCGTCGCAGATATCTATGTTCCAGAGTTGTCCGATGCATCACTGACAAACCTAGCTGAGTTTGAGTACCAGAGTGCAGGCCGCAGTCAAGTGAGTCAATATCGTCTTGCCAAGATGAACGAGTGGGACGTCGCGGTGTCAACGGGAATAGAGAAACCCATGACTCCGTTCCTGTCCGCCGCTAGTCCGTACGCCGGGGTCACTGTGACGTACGATTTGGGAAGACGTGCAGCGAACAAGCACTATGACGCATCGCTTGAAGCATACGCAACGTGGAAGCGAGCGCAAGTCGGCGATGTGATACAGAACGTACAGGCTCAGCATGGTGTCGTGATTAAAATCTTGAAAGTTCAGCAGGATGAACTGAAAGCACTAACTGTTCAAGATGTCAAAATCGTGGATACGATGGCGTCGATCGCGGACTCCAGCACAACGGCCGCGCTCGTGTTTCGAAACCAGTTGCGGGCCGATGAATTTCTACTTCGGGTACAGATTCTGGACACTACTTTTCGTGTTGCATCGCTTCAACGTTATCTGTATAATAACTTTGATGTGAAATAATTCACCGGGAGAGCCTGGGTTCGAATCCCAGGGGTAATACTCGTCTAGCGGAAGGACACCCGGCTATTTTAAGGAGGTAATAAAAATGGCTCAACGATGCACATATTGTGGAAGAACACAGAAACAACATGGCGGTAAAGCATGTGTCGATGTTGCGGGTTTCCGTCAAGTCTTAGGTAAACCAAAGCCGGTAGAAGTGCGTATTCAATTGGACCACAGCGATGTTGGACACATCTATGTTTCTCAAGATCGATTCGCCTTGGAGGCGCGCTCGGAACAGATTGTCTTGACGCATAGACAGATTCAAGAGATCGTGGACTACGCGCGCGAACACGGGGCGGTCATCCGATGAGGCCGGATTTCAGCGAGTACGGATTCAAGAACCCGGACAGTCTAATCATGGCCTACATCGGCGGCATCGTCGCGCACGGCGCACGTGTCGCGGAAACCGCAGACCTGGATTGGTACGGCGTGTTCGTCGAATCGGCATCGCAGGCGCTCGGGCTCGACCCTGTAACCCACTTTGTCAAGACCACAGGTGACGGAGAGACGGGTAACAAGCCGGGTGACGTCGATGTGTGTCTTTATTCGTTGCGTCGTTGGGCAGGGCTCGCCGCGCAAGGAAACCCATCGTCACTGCATTTCCTATTCGCGAAGACCGAATGGGAAGATCGGGTATGGAAGATCATTCAGTATCAGTCTGAGGCATTCTTATCTGCACAACACATCAAGCCTTTCATTGGCTTCGCGGACGCGCAGCTTAAGCGACTGTTCGGGGAGAAAGGTCAGAAGAATTGTAAGCGCGCCGATCTGGAACACAAGTACGGTTACGATACCAAGTATGCGATGCACGTGATACGGTTATTCGGTGAAGCGAAGGAACTTATGGAAACCGGGCGGATCACACTTCCTCGCCCGAATGTCGCGGAGTTAATTAATATTCGACTTGGAAAGTTCACCCTTCATGAAATTCGAGAGTGGGGAACGGAACTTCAAAGCGAAGCGCTGCATGCGAGCGAGCATTCCGTTCTACCGGAGACGGTTGACAGACGGAGAGTCTCAGAAGTCATCTCCGATGTGTATCAGGAGTTTTGGAAGTTCGGGCAAACTCAGATTTGGGAAACAGTATAAGGAGGAAACATGTGTCAAGCATTCAAGCGTCATAACTTCGAAGCACTTGTCTGCAAGCGATGCGGAGAGGCTCAGAAACCGCATGTCCGAATCGAACCCGGACGCAGGCGACGGCGCCTTGCGGCCCGCTATGCACGTAAGGAGGAAACATGTTCAATTACAAACGCATCAAGAGATTAGAAGAGGAATTGGGGGTACAGAAGCAAGAGAACAAAACACGTGAAGAAACGATTGTAGAACTTCGACAAAATATACGTCGATTCTTTGAGGTAATCGGTAGAGGCGATGCTTTCTTAAGCGTCTATTCGGGGCAGTATATATTTTCTTTCTTCAAATCTCATGTGGAGACTTTAGAGCGACAAGCGGCCGCTGCGCGTGACCGCGAGAAGATTGTGGCTATATGCCGCGCCGTTATTAGGGACAATACTCTCACGGCACCCTATAATCTGGGCGTGCCACAGTGCACATGCGGCCCGCACACCGCTTTCGATGCCGATGTGCGTTTTAATTCTGCCGTTGCCGAGGTCGTGAAGGAACGTGATACTGTAAGCCCAAAGGATTTATGAGAGACTTTATGAGAGACTTTATAACTCTTTTGGGGGCGGTCGCCGCCGGAATCCTCTCATGGCAGAAGTGGCATAGTCTTGGATGGTTGATATTTCATGTGCTTTTAGGGTGGGGTTATGTAGCGTATTATTTCGCTTTCCGAGTGGGTAAACACGCCTAAAAGCGTGCCTAGATCGGAACCCATATTAGGAGAGGGATATGGAGAACATAAAAGCACGCGCGAAGCGCCTAGCCGACTGCTTCAATCTAACTATTGAAGAGTGGGAGACAATCGATCGATTCCAGAACAGTCTATGCGCCATTTGTCAGACGCGCCAGAAGTCCGGGAAGCGTCTCTCGACGGACCATTGTCACGACACCGGCCTGATTCGCGGCCTTTTGTGCAATCACTGCAATCATTTACTGGGGAAGATCGAGAATGCAATCAAGAGGCACCCCGCGAGGCCGCCAATCGATACGTATTGGACAGGAGAGATATTAGAGCGACTGATCGAATTCATTACCCATCCACCGGCCGTCGAGGCTCTAGGAAAAGCCGTGCTCGGGTACCCCGGTCGAGTAGGCACAAAAGAACATCGCAAAGCACTTAAACGGGCCGCAAAAGCCGCATTAAAGCGTGCCTAGATCGGAACCCATATTAGGAGAGAATGATGACGACGACAAGCACAGCACCCCCGGCCACGATAGGCGCTCTCAGTACCCAGGTAAAAATTGCACTGCCAACCTGGGTGACGAACTGGGAAACCATAATCAAGGCCCATGAGAAGATCATCATTGTGGGTATCCTGGCGATCACCGGGTTCTTTACCTACTCTAAGGGCATCTCCGCATGGGACAGGCACGATTCACGTACCGCGCAGGCAGCCGCCGCGGTCGTAAAAACGGATGACGCTACAACTAAAGCGACCGCCGCACAACTCGCGGCATTACAGGAGACGGTCGCAACACAAACCGCGATGATCAATAAGCAGATCGCGCAGCGCACGGTAACCACCATCGCGCAACAGAAAATAGACCGGACCCTCCCGCCGTCTGCGCTTGCATCGCGTTGGGAGACGATTCTCGGGCTCTCGAACGGCGCTGTGACGCCGAATGGTGTGATCGACCCGGTGACCGGCCAGCAATTTGCCGTGACCGAGGCCGCGGCCGTAGCGACCGTGGTGCAGCTAGAAGTGATTCCGGAACTGACCGCCGACAAGGCCGCGCTACAAATCGAGTTAAGCAACGATGCGTCAATCATCACGACGCAGACTACGCTGATTGGAAACTTGAACACGGAGCTCAAAGATGAGAAAAAGAGTCACGTCAAAGACGTCAACGTCGAGAAAGCCAAGACTAAACATGCGTTCATCCGCGGTCTCGAATACGGATTCGTTGCCGGATTCGCCGCAGGCGCTTACGTCGGCCATTTGTTCTAGGATACCAGAACCGTACGCGCGGATGTGTAAATATCATGCGCGGCCGATCAAGCCGTCGAAGTGGCGAAGTGGAAATCGGACGCAGGGATGTAGCCGGTGTGAGAAGGTAAAACTGAACGGCAAACTGAGGCCACACAGAATTAAACGTGATTTGAAGCAAGCGTACAAAGCAATAATCGTGAGTCGATCTAAATTTTACGGCAATAGCATGCGTGGGATTGAGTTGTTTAATCGAAGCATCGGTTACAAACTGATCAGCCCAACTGGGCATATCTTAGGAGAATAAAATGGTACGACCGCTGAATAGACGATTTTAAAAGAATCCGGGCACAGTAGATCCCAGAAATGGGCACATTACATCCCGGATTAAATTTTAAGGAGCGCCAATGTTAATTTTGGGTTTTGGAAACAAAGCTCGCCACGGGAAGGATACCGCCGGTGAAGCGGTCGTCGAATACTATCAGAAGCAGAACGCTCGCCTCGCCGGGCTCTACGGTAGGCACAAACCACTCAATGTCAAGTTGTATAAGTTCGCTGACGCGCTGTATCGCGAATGCCGCGAGCAACATGGTATGACCGAAAAAGATCCGGCCCTGTTACAAAACGTCGGCATGAAACGACGTGGTGAAGACGCGGATTATTGGGTGAAGCAAATCGACGCGCAACTGGAAATCGAAAAGCCAGATATAGCTGTAATCACTGATGTTCGTTTCCTGAACGAAGTTCGGTATGTCAGGCAACGGCGCGGCGTGTCTGTGAATGTCTCTCGTCTGAACGAAGACGGCACTCCATACGTTTCTACGGATCGCGACCGCTATCACCCGTCAGAGACCGAACTTGACGACTATGCGTGGAGTTACTTCATCAAAGCATACACCGGTGAGGTCTCCTTGGTTGAGCAACAAGCTGTACTCATCACGGAATTCGAAAGGGCACGCCGATGACGCCGGTTGCAGGAGTTGACGTCTCGAAGGCATGGATTCAAACGGTGTCGGGCGGCATGTTTCATATCTTGGACCCGAGACAACATGAAATCCTGGTTACGGACATCGCGCATTCCCTAAGTCTTATGTGCCGGTTCACCGGACACGTTCGCAGATTTTATTCCGTCGCGGAACACTCATGGCATGCAAGCTACTTAGTACCAGAAATAGATGCATTGTGGGCGCTCTTGCACGATGCGAGCGAGAGCTACATAGCCGATCTGAACCGACCGCTCAAGCATTTTACAGACGTCGGTCCCGCGTATATGCAAGTCGAAGAAAAGATAATGGCCGCGATCTGTCGGAAGTTCCGCATAGATTCAACGCAACCGGAAAGCGTTACGATCGCAGATACTGCAATGTTGTACGCGGAGAAAAATCAATTAATGCCGCCGATGGAGTGGGATCAAAAATGGGGAGCCGATCAAACGGCAGCGGACGTCAAGATTCGGTGCTGGTTGCCGGATGTAGCGAAGGCGATGTTTTTAAGTAGATTTTACGAACTAACGAATCAACTTTAAAGGAGAACTACCTTGAGCATTATTGACATATCTGTACGTACAATCACGTGCAACACTTGCGACAAGACCGCGACGTTCAACATGAAGGAACATCAGCAAGCCCTTAAGGACAACGTGTGGCTCGGAGCAAGCCGCGTCGTTCAAACTGGCGATGGTCGTAACTTCGTGTATTGTTCGGATGAATGTGAAGTCGCGGGTATTTCCGGTGGAAAACACAATCTCATCGTGCCAAAGAAGATCGTCGAAGTCGAATCAGGCGATTCCCAGGCCGTGAAGATTGCCGCGAACGCCGCGAAACAAGCGGAGGAAGCTACGAAGGCCATCAAGAGTGGTAAGCCCACAAAGCTTCAGGTGGTCAAGGGCTAGTATGTCGATGACATTAAAGCAGGCGCGGGCTCTTTTCCGGGCAACTATACTTATCAAGAGCCCCGCCCTACGTGCGATGATTAATGAACTGGGTTACGATATCGATGAAGCAGAGTTGTATCATCTTGAGAATGTGTCTTCGTACGTTATCGCGATGTCGACAATCCGCGACCCAGCATTTAAAAGGATATTGAAAAAGAAACTCGCCTAGGAGGCAGCATGACTTTGAACACACGGTACGAACCGTTTGAGTCTGAGTGGCAGTCAGAAATTGATGCGTTGCAAAAAACATTTCGCCCAAAGGCGTTCCGTCGTTTCAAGCCTGTTAGCGATTTTCCAGAATTGGACATCACTATTCCGGACGATATTGAGTCTCCCGAATTGGCGCCTCTGTTCGACGTACACATAGGTAGCCCGCAACACGATGGGGAACTTCTCGATCGGCACCTGAATTGGATCGCGGATACACCGAACGTTTTCTCGTGGGATGGTGGCGATGTAACCGAGAACATCACCGATTTCAAGATGGGCCATACGCCCATGTCGAATGAGGAACAGGTTTACGCGGCGTCGAAAAAGCTCGCGATCGTGCAGCACAAGCTTTGGTTCAAACTCGCGGGCAACCATGAAGACCGGACCTATAAGCATACGCAAACGTCGACTAGTCGGCGGATCGCGGATATTCTTAAGGTTCCTCACTTTGGAGATTACGTTCTCGCAAATTTGAGATGGAGAGGTAATAATTTCCGTCTATTAACTCACCACGGCGCGGGTGGTGCGCAGACTCCTGGTGCGCAACGGAACGCGGCCCGTAAAGAGCTATCTTGGGCTCCTCGTATCGATATTTTGTGGACGGGGCATTTACACGCGGCTCTTGCCGACGTAGTGTACACAATGGACGTAGACCAGAAGACGGGGCGGTCTTTTGAGCGGTCTTGTGTAGTCTTGATTTCGCCCTCTTATTTAAAATACCACGGAGGATATGCGGCTAAAATGAGGATGACCCCAGGCGTCCGCGGTCTATCCGTTTGTAAGTTGCAAGAGGACGGGCGTATAGATATTACGGTGCATGCTCGTGGGAAGAGGCTTTAAATGGCGCGCGGGATGGATTTGAAGCCCAGAAAGAAGAAGGAATTGAAGGAGCCCGATCTTTGTCCGAAGCACGGAATTTTAAAAGTGCGGCGACCAAGCATGCCGTCATGCCCGTCAGGAGATCTTAGGTGTAGGGCTTGCTATAACGAAAAGTCTGTTCGATACCGGGCCGCTGATCCGGTTCGCTACAGTAAAATTCAACGTCAGCAGTATTTACGAGATCCAAGATGTTTTATGCTCTCTAGAGCTAGGACTCGATCGTTAAAGCATAACGTACCATTCAATATTACGAAAGAGGATATTGTCATTCCTACATTTTGTCCGGTGTTAGGAATTCCTCTTCAAATAGGAACTGGAGATAAGACCGATAATTCTCCATCACTCGACCGAATAGTACCCAGTAAAGGCTACGTGATTGGAAATATTGAAGTGATGTCTGATAAAGCAAATAGAATCAAAACTAATGCGTCCTTAGAAGAGATTGAAAAAGTCGTCATATATCTTAGGAAGAGACTCTAATGGACTATATCGTACGGTTCACCGGGCATATCGTGCCGCTCATGAGGCCGCCCGATTTCCCGGCGGAAGTAATCGACGAGTACGTTATACACGTCGATAACTTGGATGGCCTCAAGTTACAAACTGATCAGAAGATGGGGTTTTATTGCCGCGGTATTCACGGCATGTTTATCTACAAAGATAAGGAGCGAATCGACGACTCAAAATTTGTCCCTGATACGCAGTACTTTGTTCCAATGTCTATGATCTCACACATAACTACCGAGACTATAGCACTGACCGGAGACGTTAATAAAGCCGTGGTTGAGAAGACAAACGTAAGCTAGGAGCCATTATGATTTTGCTTGGATTCGACATGGAAACAACCGGCTTGGATATCCAGAATGACCGGCCGATCGAAATCGGTGCGATCCTTTACACCACCGGTCAAAAGAAATGTCTTGAGTCGTCAGGCTTCTTGGTCAAGTCGGACGTTCCTGTGTGCCCATACATCACGACCCTCACAGGGATAACACAGTCCGCAGTGGATAAGTACGGGTATGATTCGAAGGACGCATTGGAGACAGTAATCGATATGATGGGCCAGGCGGACGCTGTTGTAGGACAAAATGTGATTCGGTTCGATAAGCGCATGCTAGGATCGTGGGCATCACGTCACGGCATAATTATTCCCGAGAAGCTGTGGATCGACTCCCGTACGGATTTACCCGGTGTGGAGTCCAAGACGCTGACGTACATGGCAGCCGACCACGGCTTCTTGAACCTTTTCCCTCACTCAGCGCTAGCTGACGTTCAGACCACGTTGAAAATAGTCACAATGTACGACATCGACGTCGTTGTCGCGCGCGCAAAGGAGCCGACGGTCATACTCAAGGCTCACGTGGGCTTCGAGAACAACGGGCTCGCGAAGACTCGAAAGTACGGTTGGTACGATGATAAGAAGGGCACGAAGTTCTGGTACAAGGTCGTGAAGAAGTCCGACGTCAAACTCGAGACCAGCCATAACGAGTTCGATGTGTCGTTTGTCGAAGATGTTCCAGTTGAGAAGCTTTGGTACTCATAGGAGGAATTATGGATTATTCAGATTTTCAATCGCGAACTTTAAGACAAGAGCAATTAAATCGTGTCAGTGAACTTGCAGATAAATATGCTTCTCTCGCGATCGACATTGTGCGATTCGTTGAAGACACGGATTTTCGAGATTCTGCTTTGAAGTTGTTGTTGCAGTCCAAGATGTTTGCGGTACACGCAATAAGCCGCGAATCGTAGTAGCCTTAAACTCAGAAACGGGCATAGCCCAAGGAGAAACAAATGGCGTTAATAGTCAATGACAACAAGAAGGAATTTGAGAAGCCAGCATCTGGAGCCTACAACGGCGTCCTAGTCGACACGGCCGACCTCGGCTTGATTAAGACGCAGTTCGGCGACAAAATGAAGGTCCGGTTCGTGTGGGTTCTCGGCAAGCTTGACGGCACCGGTTACGCGACTGACTCCGAAGGAAAGCCGTTCCGCGTGATGTCGGAAATGAACCAAACCACTAACGAGAAGTCAGACCTATACAAAGCTATCCGGGGCATTCTCGGCACACCGCCACCCGCCGGTCCGTACGACGTTGAACAGTTGATCGGTCGCAATAATCAACTTTTCATCGTCCTGGAACCGAGTAAGGACGGCACGAAGATGTACGCGAACGTGAAGGGCATCCTGCCGTACCCGGCTACACTGACACCCCTTGCGATCCCGGCAGACTTCGTCCGGCTCAAGGACAAGAAGGACAACCGCGGTCAAATGAGCACTCCGGCCAGCCCGCAAGGCCAGGCTGTTCTCGCGGCTGGGATTCAGGGACAAGCACAGGTTGCGCCACCCGTGGCGCCTGCGCCTGATGTCGTCCTTGACAAATCGTTCTAGAACAATACGCCGTCCGTTTAAGCGCGGCGATCAGAGTGGCCCGGCGTCGGACAGGGCCACTTTCTTTATCTGGAGGCCACTATGAAACGGCTAGTTCGTATTCTGTGTTATGTCATGATGACCAAGAGTGAGCGCAAGCCCCTCCCTTCAGGGATGGGGTAAGCGATTAGTAGTCCGCTCAAAGAAAACTATTGCATTAGACAGCGGGCTATGGTCTAATGTGTCATGCTCCAAGGATACAAGTCGAATAACAACGTGGTTTACAGCAGCAAGTACCACGTTGTGTGGTGTCCGAAGTATCGCCGCAAGGTTCTGGAAGGTGCTATAGCGAAGCGACTGGTAATCAAGCAGTATGTGGAGAATCAAAAGAACGTCTGATGATAAAGACATTCAAGTATCGGTTGGTGCCAACTCGCAAGCAGCAGGCTGCGTTGCAGACCCTGCTGGATTCCTGCCGATTTTTGTACAACTGCGCTCTTGAACAACGCAAGATGCGGCGTATCGGTCAGTTTGCACAAATGCGAGAAGTCACCGAAGTACGAGCGGCTTTCCCTGAGTACCAAGGCGTCCACGTTCACATTTTGCAGAACGTGATTAAGAAATTAGACCGAGCGTTTCAAGGATTCTTCCGTCGCATCAAGCACGGGCAAAAAGCAGGATTCCCACGATTCAAAGGCAAAGACCGATTTGATTCCTTTGCCTTCAACAACACTGGATTCAAACTCGCGGGACGGTATTTGCAAATCTCCAAGATTGGTGCTGTGAAGTTGCGGCTCTCCCGTCCCTTGCCCGAAGGCTCGGCTGTCAAGTCGCTGGTAGTCAAACGCAGCGGGCAGAATTGGTACGCATGCCTTGCTGTAGAGTTTTCTCCTGTGCATTTGCCGCACAGTGATGCGCGGGTTGGCATTGATGTTGGCGTGGTTCAGTACGCCACATTCAGCGACGGTAGCTCGCCTATCAAGAACCCCCGCTTCTACGAGAATGCTCAAGCCGAGTTGCGACGTTCACAGCGCAGAGTCGCCCGCCGCAAGCGCGGTTCGCATCGCAGACGGAAGGCAGTTGCGCTGCTTCGGAAACTGCACGAGCGTATTGCGAACAAGCGGAATGATTTTCTTCACAAGCAAACTACGGCGTTGATTCGGAAGTACGGCACCATCGGCGTGGAGAATCTAAACATCGCCGGAATGGTTCAGGGCAACTGTAGCAAACAGATTCTGGATGCATCATGGGGAACGTGGCTGCGAATGCTCGTCTTCAAAGCGGAAGAGGCTGGAAGACGTATCGTCGCGGTAGACCCGAGGTTCACAAGTCAAACGTGCCCGTGCTGCGGATACAAAGATGCAAAGAACAGACCAACGCAAGCGGAGTTCAAATGCTTGGATTGCGGTTTTGAAGCCAACGCAGACTTCATAGCGTCGGTAAATATTTCGGCTCGGATAGAGCCGTCAGGCGTCAACGTAGGGAGATTAAGCCCATGCGTAGCCTGAAGAATCCCCCGCCTTCAGGCGTGGGGAGTATCAATCTCCCACTATGGGTGCCAGCGCTCGGCTTGTTTGCTGGGTTTTATATGATTCTTGCATGGGCTTTTAATTGGGACGCACTATGAAAATCTTGCACTGTGCGAAATGCGAACGGGAAACATTAGCGCATGATTGGGCGGATTACGTAGTCTGCGAAAGCTGTACCACTGGAGAACATTATGATCTTGCGACGGTACCTAGCGATAATCAAAACCCAATTTCGAATACTTCTTCGCAGGCTTAGGGAAGATCATAAGTACCAACTCCTTCTAGCCTCGATCAAGAACTATGTTCCGAAATATTATAAACGTAGTGGGCTTGAGCACCAGGCCATCCGCGACCATATTATTAAAAGACAAGATCGGTGCACGCATTTGAAGGGCGGGGCATACTGTGGCTTTAAAGATTACAACGTCATGCAGCACACTTACATCGATAAAAGTGTGAGGATACGTTGTGGTAACTGTGGCAAGATATGGACTCCAGAATCCGCAGACTGGCTCGAAGCGATTAAGATGCATGATTTATCGTCGAACCGCCCGTCGTCATCTGAAACTCCTCCGTACGTCGGAGAACTTTCCGTTCTTCGGGCAGAATTGGCGTCGTGGGATGAAACTCAGGGATATTCGTCACCGAGTAAGACGTAAATGAGACTGATTCTCAGTTACATGTGGTACGGTCTGTGGACCGGCTTCGGCTTTGAGGCGTCGTTCTTTATTTTATGGTTGACATGGCGAGTCACGCATAGTAAGCTGTTGAGTGGTTTGCATGCGGACCATTGGATTCACGAAATTCATAAATACTTTGAGTAAAAGGCGGCCTCGGTGAAAATCGGAATTGTATACGACGTTGTGAATCTATCAACTGGAGAATGTGTTAAAGGCGGTAGCACGACGCAAAAATTATCAGAAAGATGGGCGCAAAAACACTACCTGAATGGCAAGGGAAAATATTCGGGCTACGGCCTTATTGAGGCGTTTAGAATCGGGCAGCAAGCTAATGAGCCCGACGATCTTTTTAGATGGCATCTGTATGTAAAAGAACAGCAGCACATATTGCAGAGTGGGTACAAAGAATCTAAGCATCCGCTGAGAAATATTCAATTGCCTCTGAACGGCGTACCTGATGCGGGGTCTTTAGCATCTCTCGGAGGTTTTAGAACTCAAGAGTTGTACCCCAATCTGAGTAAAGAAAATGGGCGCAAGGGAGGACGTAAAAATGTAGAGTCCGGCCACCTTACTAAAATTTCCGCATCTGGAGGCAGAGTTGCGGGCCGCATATCTGGGCCTATTCAGGGTCGTAAAAATGTGGAAAGCGGACTTCTAGCTCGTGCGCGACTTTTATGCATCGGAGTCGGAGGAAGAACAAATGCCAAAAGCGGGCATTGCGCAAGAATATCAGGATTAGGAGTGCACGCTAATCATCATGTTAAACCAGGTATTTTGAAACTCGGTTGTAAATATTGCGATTTGTTGAGGGTACCCAAATGAATTTTCTTGAGCGGGCCACGGCGACTATCGCAAAAGGTGCGCCAGTTATTCGGCTGAAACCGCGTTCGAAGATTGCGTTGGACTCAGACTGGCCGACCCTGGCTACGACCGATATGGAAACTATTTCGCGATGGAGCATTGAGACACCCGATGCCGGTTGCGCGGCGGTCGCGAAAGCACAGATCGGTGGAACATGGTTTTTTGAAATCGACGATCCGTCGGTTGTGTCGCGCATCGAAGTAGAAACCGGCCAAAAGATTCCTCTCACGTATCGCGTCCGCAGTTCGCCGGGGCGCGGGCACTATTACTGGAAACAAACCCCTGAGTCTATAGCCTTGGGCAACGTCGCGCAGCCGTTCGTTAAGAATGGAGACTTCTCTGTTCGCGTCCATCACGAGTACGTAGTTGCCGCAGGATCGATTCACCAAAAAACGGGAGTACCGTACGAAGTCGTATGCACTGCTCCTATCACGGACGCTCCGGCGTTTCTGATTGAGTGGATCAAAACGCAGCGCGTCGAGAAAAAGAAGGCCGTTGAAGATGATGGCGGTCCAATCCCCGATGGCAAGCGGAATAGCACGTTGGCGAGCATCGCGGGTAGGCTTCGGAATGCAGGCCTTCGCCGCGAAGACATTGAGGAACATCTGCACGAAATCAATGCCGCGCGCTGTGTTCCGCCTATGACGGACAACGACGTCCGGGTGATCGCGGCGTCCATTAGCCGGTACCCCGTCGGGAAGGACGAATCCGTGCTGTTCGGTGGCGTTCCGGGCGGTTTACAGCCCGTTAGCACCCCATATGCGGTGCAACCATCAAAACCGATCCAAGAGACCGTCACGGAGCCTCTAGAGGCGCCTGTAATCACCCTGCCGCCCTATCCCACCTTCCCTAAGTGGGTTATGGCTGGCACGTCCATTTACAAGGGCCTCGTCAAACCATTCTGCGACGTAAACAGTCGCCAGGAAGAGTTCATGTTCATGCCCGCGCTTGCGATACTGCTGAATTGCGTCGCTATGCGCGTCCAAGTTAAAGGCAAGATGCTCATCCCGTCAATATTCATGGTCATGATCGGAAAGCGCGGCGAAATGATGAAATCAGCGTCCGCTGAATCGGCCATTGAGTATTTTCAAAATGTTGGCATGGTCGCGCACGCGAACGACGCGATGGATAACGCGAACGGAAAGTCATTGGTGTGGGAAATCGGTTCGCCGGAAGGCTTCGGTATGCAGATGTCCCGGCTGCAATGTAAGAACGGAATTCTATATTATGATGAATTGTCGACGCTGACGAACAAGGCGGGCATTGACGGCAGCACGTTAAACTCCCGGTTGTTGGCAATGTACGAATCCGGTAAATTCCAGAATGTGATCAAGTCGCGCAAGGAAAGTTTCTCGTTCGAGCCGAACACGTATTGCGTAACGCTGATCGCATGCTGCACGGATAAAAACTTCCTGCCGCATTGGGCAAAGCTGTCCGGAAAATCATCCGGCCTTGACGATCGATTTTTCTTCTTGTTCCAGCCTAGGACGTTGAAAGAACGTTCACCATACATTCATGTCAATACGCTTGAGGGAGCGAGGGAGACTCAAAAGCTGATCGATAAGGCCATTCTTCAAGGAACATTTGAGATTGAAAATAGTTCCCCGTTAAACGCGCGCGGCGATCTTGGTAACCGTGAAGAAATTCGCGCGGAGAAATTCGCGTTAGGTATCGCGATCGACATGGGGCTCGAAGAGATTGATTTGGAATGCATCGAACGTGGCCTCGCTCTGGTCGACTACGAACGTGCGGTCAAGAAATGGTTGTGCACGTACGAAGCGACGACGAAGGAGGGCGGCATTCAGATGGAGTTGAAGAATCTTCTCGCGCGTCATGAGGGCATTCTTCTGGAGCGCGATCTTAAGCGTGAAATGCACGCGGATCGACACGGCACGACGTTGTGGAGTCAGGCGTATTTCGGTATGGTAAAGAATGGTGTGATCCGGATCGAAGGCGCGGGCACAAAGGGCGATCCGAAGATTGTACGGTTACTTGAATCGATCGATGAGGACAACGACTAATGCGCCGACGTCGACGATTGTACATAGACTTTGAAACCCGCTGCGAAGTGGAGCTCGGCGGACCGAATGGTGTAGGTATCTACATCTACGCCACACATCTATCTACGCGTGCGCTCATGCTTGGGTGGGCGATAGACGAAGGAAAGATTCAGATGTGGTTTCCGATGTGGGAAGAGATGCCCGCGGAACTGCGCGAGTATCTGAACGACCCGGAGATTGATATCGTCGCGTTCAACAGCGCGTTTGAGCGATACATCTTCATGTACGTGTTAGGCGTGACGATCCCGGCGCATCGCTTCCAAGACCCACAAGCCAGCGCGCGGTACCTGTCTCTACCTGCAAACCTGGATGAAGTTTCAGATATTCTTGGGCTCCCGCACGATTTTGCAAAAGACAAAGAAGGCAAAGAACTGATTAAAACGTTCTGCAAGCCGACGCCCATGAAGAAAAAGAAGGGGCAGGAGCGAACCTACTTCTGGCGCGATCATACCACCGATATGCCCTTGTGGGAGAAGTTTTGCGCGTATTGCGGACAGGACGTGGTTGCAGAACGAGAGGTTCTCCGGCGCCTCGAATTGTTAGGCGTTGCGCCGCTTCCGCCGCGCGAGCGGGCGATCTGGATCATGGACCAGACGATCAACGACCGCGGCATTCCCGTGGACTTGGGGTTTGTGCAGAAAGCGTACAAGCTTGCATCGATCGCGAAAGCTAAGGCTATCGAAATTCAAAATGAACTGACCGGGCTCGAGAATGCAAACTCAAACTCGCAGATGCTTGCTTGGGCGAATGACCGCGGGTATGAGCCGACGTCGCTCGCGAAAGAGCACGTCGCCGCAGAACTGAAGTACAATACTGAACTTACGCCGTTGTGCATCGAAGTTTTATCGAACCGAAAGATGGCGTCGTCCACTTCGTACAAGAAGATGGAGACCATTTTACGTCAACTCGGGCCGGATCAACGGCTGCGTAATCTGTTCAACTACATGGGCAGCCCCCGTTGCGGCCGGTGGTCGAGCAACTCGCTGCAGTTTCATAACATGGCCCGCCCGGAAGAACGGTTCGAAGACGAGGAAAACGTCGCATGGGCTCGCGCGATAATCTACGCGGAAGATTACGATTCGCTTGAGGCATGGTTCCGCGATCCCGCGGGAGACATGAGTCTGCCGTCGCCCGGCACGGTGTTGTCCGTCGTGAAGTCGATAATCCGTACGGTGTTCGTTGCGACGGACAGTAAGGAATTTTGCGTATCGGACTTAAACGCGATCGAAACACGAGTCGCCGCGTGGGTCGCGAATTGCGGGCCGTTGCTCGACGTATTCCACAAAGGTCGCGACCCGTATTTGGACTTCGCGGTCAAGATGACGCAAATCCCGTACGAGACGTTGGCGCGCGACATCAAATCAAAAGACCCGGCGATCAAGGCCGCAGCGAAGCGTCATCGACAGGTTGCGAAGCCTGGGGTGCTCGGCGCTGTTTACAGGCTCGGCGGCGGCGATATGGGTACGAAGGACGGGGTACCCACGAAGTTCGGGTTGTGGGGTTATAGCGAATCGATGGGGGTTGACATGGAGCGTGAGACAGCGCACGAAGTGGTGCGTGTGTTTCGTGAGAGCTATAAAGAAGTAGTTGAAATGTGGTTTCTATTAGAAAAATTGATTGCTGAAGTTATGGAAGAAGGAACTTCAAGAGTTGTTCGTTATTGTGGTCCCAATGATTGTATTAAGATTGATAAGATAACGATTCAGGGTCGCGATCCTATTCTTAGAATTCAGCTTCCGAGCGGTCGTTTTCTGCATTATCTTGATTCGAGCATCCAGCCGACAATGATGCCCTGGAAGACAAGAGATGAGGCAGGCGAAAATACTGTTGATGTTTATAAACCGACTCTAGTTTATTCTGGACAAGATCAAAAAACGAAGCAATGGGGGCCGATTACTTCACACGGAGGTAAGGTATTCGAGAACATTGTTCAGGGCATAGCTCGCGATGTTCTTGCACACATTCTTCTTATTTTAGAAAATGAGCGTGGATTAAAACTTGTCGCTCATGTTCACGACGAGGGGATTGCTGAAAAGGATGACGACTCATTTGTTCCCGGCGTTCGAGTTATGGAGTGGGTTATGAAACAAAATATAGATTGGGCTCCCGGTCTTCCTTTAAAGGGCGACGGATTTGAGTCTAAATTTTATAAAAAAGGGTGAATAATGAGTAATGCAAAATATAAACGAAAGAGAATCATAGCGGCGAAGAGAACAGGGAGATGTATTCGGCATTGGAGAAATAAAGCGCTACTTGGAAGAACCGAATGCCAGAATTGTGTAGATTACACAAAGGTAACCAGGGCGAGAGCGCGCAAAAACAATATGTGTCTAAATCATTTGATCGTTTCGGCTCGCCCCGGTAAAACTACGTGCGCTGCTTGCGGTCTTAAAAGAAAACTAGATAGACTGCGAAAACTTGGGGTTTCTGAGTTCGAAATAAAACGGGCCTCCGACGCGCTAGACAAATTTGATGGGACATGCGAGTCATGTGGTGGCACCGATCCGGGAAGTTCATACGGAGAGTTTTGCGTAGACCACAAGGATAATAAATTTAGAGGAATCATTTGTCACAGTTGTAATTTGTGCCTCGGATACGTTAAAGATAACCCAGAAAAGTTGGAAGCGATAGCGGCATACGCCAGAAATAAAGTTTGACAAGTACTAGTACTTTTGATACTATCCAATTGGAGGCAATATGCCGGATAAGAAAAAGTTTTCCCCGATGCACGGGTTAGACCTCATGACAGAAGACGAGAAGCGCCGATATTACTACGATGCTTGTGAGCATTACGGCGTTCCTCCTGAACTGAATTTGCTGCAGTTTATTTGGTTGGAGAATTCTGAAGGTAACGGTAAGAATCTTGTTCTTTATGCTCGCCGTGGCTTTACTGACGTCATGCGCTCAAACCACGGCATCAGTGTGGATGAAATGAAGGAGACCGTTGGCGACGGATTTATCATGTTTACGGCCAAGGGGCATGATAAGTCCGGTCGAACTGACGTCGCCGTGGGTTCCGCGTTCACGCGGGACAAGCATGGCCGCGCGATTTCCGATGCGATAATGACCGCACAGACACGCGCATCCCGGCGCCTCACGTTGCAGTTCGTGGGCGGCGGCTTGCTCGACGAATCCGAAGTTACCGGCGGGAGCCAAACAGTCAGTACGGTGTCCGAGCCGTTGAAGAACATCATCCACATCCCGACTGCACATCCGAACGAAGCGCCGGGCAGGGATATCACAGAGCAAGTCATGGGAGCAATTACCCAAACTCAAATTGCTGCCCCAATCGATGCGCTAGAAGCAAAAGCTGCCGCCTTCTTTGCCGCCGAAGCTGCCGCGAAAGCTGCACCGGTTGTCGAAGAACACGTTCCCGCGACCTTTGCGCCCGTCATTACCCGAATCGAGGAGAAGATTGCCGACCTCCATAGTGAAGAACCCGTCAAGAAGAAACGGCGTCGCCGCAGTACAGCGGTTGTTCTTGAAACACCGGGTTTGAAGATCGAAGAGTCGGATAATGTTCCATGCGATATGACTCCCGCCCTGAACGTCGGAAAGGTTGATTTCACTCCTGCACAACTTGAGGCGTGTGAAGCATTGAAACGTAGTTTGCCGAAGCTGAAAGAAGTTTCTGCAGAGGACGACGAAATCATTCAAATGGAAGCTGCGCTTGCGGCTGCAAAAGCAAAGAAACGCACGGACGCACTCAAGGCCAAGAAAGCGGCGGCGCCGACTGAGCCGGTGTTTTATCCCGAAGTGGCAACCTTCACCCTCCCGACAGTGGTTGCCCCAGCCGCATCTGTTACAATGGTGGCGGGTGGACCACCCCTAGTGATCAAAGATTTACCGAAAGATGTGCAGATGAAGGAATTCAAGAATCGACTGTTCGCGTACACCAACGATATTCTGCCTAAAGGCGGCATGAAGGGCAGCGAAGGCATCGGCGGCGTAGAGTACAAAATCAAAGCGTTCGTGAGTCTGATGTTCCCGCAGACGCAAGAAGTTAAGCATCTGACCGTGAACCAGTGGGAGATTTTCCTGGGCTACATGGATGAGAAGCTTGCGGAGCTAGGTCAACCGGGCCTTGTAGCACTGATCGACCAGAAGTTAGGGGTTAAAGCGTGAAGTTCAACGATGAACAACAGGCATGCCTGGACGCCGTCGAAGGAGTCCATGTTGTCATCGCCGGTCCAGGCTCGGGGAAGACCTCTACGCTGGTGCAGCGGTACCTTGGGATGCTCACTAAGGGCATACAGTCGAAGGACATCCTGAACCTGACGTTCACTTCTGCGGCGGCGGAAACAATGGCGCGCAAAGTCGGCTTGCTGGACGCGGACGCTGTGTTCCGCACATTCCATAGCTTCGCCATGGAGCTACTGAAAAAGGAGCGAGATCAACTGCCATTTAAGCTGTGCGACACCGTGATCCCGGTCGGGATGGAGGATTACACTTTGGTGTTCGACCTGGTCAAGCGGTACCCAGCCATCAGTAACTTTCGTACTTTGATGGAGAAAATCTCAACCTGGAAACGTACGAACGTGGAGCCCCATCAGGCTAAGGCTCAAGCGAGCAATCAAGAATTTTTCTACGCGCTCGCGTACGAAGACTACGAGAAGGAGTGCCGCGAACAAGGCTGGCTGGATTTCGATAGTGTGATTCGAGAGACCGTGCTTCTGTTAGAATTCAACGAGGACGTGCGTGACCGGTGGAAGCGAAAGTACATTTCGGTAGATGAGTGCCAGGATACAGACGTCGTTCAGTTCCGTCTTTTGCAACTGATCTTCGACGGCAATATCTTCGTCGTAGGAGACGAAAATCAATGTCAGCCGCCCGAGACTGAAGTGAGTGTTTTAGTTAAGGAAAAATGTGGTCGGAGCCCCGCAATTGTAAAAAGTGTTCCTATTGAAGACATATGTTCGTGTACCGATAGGCTTGTCTCTTGGGACTCAAAAGGTAAAAGAATTCGTCTTGGATCAGGCCGCAGATTTAAACGGGCGGTTAGGTATTATAGAGGATGGATGTTGCGGATTCACTCTGGAAAGAAGACGACGAGGGTCACACCCAATCATTTTATGTGGGTGAAATTTGATAAAGATGCATTAAATAAAGGAAGAAACTATTTTGTGTATCTCATGTGGAAGAAAGATGTAGGTTTTAGATTGGGCACTAGTAGATTTCGAAGAGTTAGCGGATCAAATCAGTTGTCTCATAGAGGATATCAAGAAGGGGCAAATAAGATGTGGATTCTTCGTGTCCTTTCATCCCAAGCCGAAGCAGAATTTTGGGAAGAGGTTTACTCTTTGAGGTACGGCATCCCTGAATGCTCTTTTCATAATAAATATAATAATTCTAAAAAAACTCAAGAACAGATTAATCAGATTTTCAGAGAAGCAAACCCCGATGGGGGCCGCTATTGCTTATCGCACCATCGTTTGTTATTCGAACACCCATTGGTATCATGGCCGCATAAGAAGCACTTAACAAAATTTCACGGTTACTTTAAAACAGTCGCTGCAAATATTATACCAGCGCTGATGCGTGTACCAACTGAAATTTCTTACGATAGCGCGATTATTAATGATGTAAGTAGAGAAATGTATTCTGGGCTTGTTTATTCTTTAGATGTAGAAAAGGATCATACTTACGTAGCGGACGGCATCCCGGTCGGGAATTGTATTTACGAATGGCGCAGTGCTCAGCCAGGGAATATGTCCGGATTTTCTAAGAAGTTCAGTGGCGCGAAATCTTTGTACCTTGGGCAGAACTACCGCAGCACGAAGCGCCTTGTGGAATTCTTTAAGAAGATTCTGCCGGTGGACAACGGCATCGCGTCGCACATGATTACCGATAATGAGGAGGGCGTCGATCCGGTGTTCAAGAAGTACAGCGATTCACACGAGGAAGCGTATTGGGTGCTCGCGCAGATCAGCGACCCAGCCAACAGCGCTGTGATCGCTCGGACCAATCGACAGCTGTTCGAATTCCAGAAAGTTTGCGCTATGAAAGGCATCAAATATAAGATCCTGGGGAAGAAGGACTATTTCGAGTTGAATGAGGTTCGTAAGCTGCTGGCATTAGCGAAAGACTCAGGGAGTCAGTTGCCTGCGAATGTCGTGTTGCAGAATCTAATCGACCAGCACAACCTAGTCTATTTGTATCGCAACTCCGCTACCAAGGATTCAAACCCGATTGAGAACCTAAATGACCTGGTTCGCATGGCGGCGGGTAAGGGAACAATTCACGAGTTTACGAATTATCTTAGAAAAAGAACCCATGGCCGGAAGTCGGCCAAGGGGTTGACGCTCAGTACGGTGCACGGCTCAAAAGGTCGCGAATTTTCCAACGTATTTTTAATAGGATGCGATCAGGGTATGATGCCCCATAAAGAGGGAGAATTGATGGAGGAAGAAAGAATATTTTTTGTCGGGTGTACGAGAGCGGCGGATTTTCTTCACATATCGTACACTAACCAACCGTCGCAGTTCATTTTGGAGTTTTTAAATGATGAAATGCTATAAGTGCAAGAAGGCTCTCACAAGGAGCAATACTACACCTTCCGTTCTTAAAAAGCGGAAAGGATGGTGTAAAGTGTGCGAAGGAAAGTATCGTATTCAACATCGAGACGACTTACGTTTGTATTCTAAAAACTATTACATCACTCACGCATCTTATCGATCTAATCTTCAAAAGACTATTTCTTTTAGGCACGGGAGATTAAAATTCTTTTTAAAGAAAGCGTGTACGCCTAAATCAGACCCGCTGTGGAGTTTAAATTTTTATTCTAACCTTATCGGGCTCAATAGCTGCCATTATTGTTTAGGACCACTGGGATTAAAGGGATATTCTCTCGATAAAGTAGATCCCCGCACTCCTTATGCGGCTCACAACGTCGTGCCCAGTTGCATTAGGTGCAACAGAGTAAAATTAGACCATCTTTCATATGACGAAATGATGGAGTTTATAGGCCCGGCTCTAAGAAAACTCAAAGAATCAAAGGAGAAACCATGAACCGCTGCGATATCTGTAATTTCTTTTTGGATGAAACCGCCTTCGCTGATTATGTCGAGGACGGGTACAACATCTGCGTCAGTTGTCAAGAAGAATTGGACGAGGCGAACCGGATTGCAGATGGGTTCCACATCAGTGATTTTGAAGAAGAGTGGATGCACGACGGATTCGGTATTGCGGAGGAGAACGATGAAGACGAAGACTAACGAGCCGCAACGCTACGCAATTCACAGCGACAACAGTGGGCACGACTACTTCATCCTGGTTGACATCGACATGACCGATTTGTTTTACGAGTGGGTCGCGGCTACAGATGGCGACAAAGAGACTGACCTGGATTTTGAGAAGTATAGAATTGACGGCACGTTCACATTCACTGACCCGAGGTGTGAATAATGGGGCGTCCATTAATACCCATTATCGGGAGAAAGTTTGGGAAACTAACTGTTGTCTCCCGGGCGAAAGATCGAATCTCTGGCGGTCATTCGGAGGTGTGGTATAGAGTGTTGTGCGATTGTGGGATGACCGTGAGCAATCGCGGCTATATGATTCGATCCGGCCGAGTCTCAGCATGCAAATATTGCAAACCGAAAGGTTTCAAACACGGTTTGTGGGGCACGAAAGCTTGGATGTTGTGGGACTCAGCTAGGAATCGAGCGAAGGAGCTAGGAATCGACTTCTCTCTTCATCCGATAGATTTAATTGTGCCGAAAAACTGTCCTTTATTAGGAATCAAAATTCGGGTTACGAACAAGAAAACCAGCTTTAACAGTCCGTCTGTCGACAGAATTGATTCAACGAAAGGGTACAACAAAGAAAACTGTTGGGTAATAAGTCATAGAGCTAATACGATCAAAAATAATGCTACTCTGCGTGAATTGAAAATGCTGGTAGCAAACTTGGAGAGATCATGCCCTTCCTTTACATAACAACCCGCGGAATTCCGTGGCGGAAACACTCGTACAGCGCGGGTAATGACTTCGACCAGTCGCCGTCGAAATATTATCTCCGACGTGTGCTAGGCTGGCGCGAGAAGGATAATAAAGCCGCGTTCAAGTTCGGCCGCGCGCTTGAAGAGGCCATTCAGTTCTACCACGAGAACAACGGCACACGAGGCCTAGAGACGTTCATCGCGAAGTGGGCCGTGCATAAAGACGACAAGGAGTTGAAGTTCACCAAGACTGAGAAGACTTGGGAGAACTTGGACCGCTGCGGTCGCGATATGATGCGGCTATACATGATCAAGCAGCCGGTGTTCCCGATCCCCATGGGCGCCCAATCGATTTTTCAGCGCGAGTATGCGAAGGAAGTTTACCCCGGCGACCAGACGTACGGTGAAATTGAAGACGCGGGGAAGCTGGACATCGTGTGCTACGTGCAACCGAATCATCCGATGCTTCCGAAGATGGAATGGAAGCCGGAGTTCGGGATTTTTCGCCCGTTGATTGTCGACATCAAGACCGGCGCCAAAGATTTCCATGAGGCGCAGGGGATGTCGCGGTACGACATGCAGTTGCGTCGGTACTCGTGGCTCTCGAACATTCGCACGGTCGCGTTTTTGTGGTTCAAGAAAGCGAACAGCAACTTCTCCAAGGGCAAGAGCGTGATGCTTCTGGAGGATGCGGGCGTGTTTAAGGCGGGATCGGAGGCCGTCGTAGCTGCAGAAGGCGACGACTTCATTTACCTCGTCGTGAATGACTATTTCATCACGGAGATGGATAAGGCACAAGGCCGCAACGCCAAAGGTGCGTTAGAGAACACAAAGTTGTCCCAGGCGCGTAAGTTCGAGTGGTTAGAGACCAACGCCGTCAAGGTACAAGAATCATCGCTGACGTGTTGCCGTGTGCAGTTCAATGCCGCGCTCATCACAGCCGAAGAGGCAGCGGTCGCGGGCCGCGTTGCCGGGCGGCAGATTCAAGGGATCGTGAATGCGTGGGCCACGAATACGTGGGACGATACGTTCGGGGTAAAGTACCCGCATGACGACACACGTGATCCGTACTTCCAAGCATTCGTGTTGAACGATAAGAATTACAGAGATTTAAATTTTAAAAAGTCTGACAGTAGCGAATTGGACGAGCTATTCGCAGACGATGATGGACCGGAGGAAGAGTAATGAAAATACAATGTGAAGTCGAGAAGTGCCCTAATTTTATCGAGATCGACGGGGCGGTCTCACCGAATTTTCGCTATATTTGCAGCGGACGTTCGGCGTACGGTGATGATACACTGATTCACGAACGGCAGGATCAATTGAAGACGATCGGTCGCCGGTACAATCCAACAACGGACGAAGCCGATAAGCTAGTTCATTTCCAGAGCCATCAGTTTGACCGAGAACTTGATCATTCACGTGGTGACGGTCGCGCCGGTGTCAACACAGAATTAGACGATACATCGGACGTGTGTCAGGATATCGAAGAACTTAAACCCGGAGTATAAATGAATAATAGCCCGCGAGGGATCGCTGGAAGATTGCGTCGGAAAATCGATCACAATGACGTATTCACTTCAGGGCATCAGATCATCATCGTTCGTCAAAGCGAACGTGAAGATCCGGAGTGGACGAAGAGTGATACGAGCATTCGTGAAATACTGCTCAAATCGTTTCCGAAGCTGGCGCATAATCCTAAGCAACGGGCTCGCGCAGGTCGGTGGATGCGCGTGATTCAACTTTATTACCGCAAACATTACACAGAAGGCCAGATCGCGGAGGATTTACCGCTTTCCATTGTTGCGGTTCGGTCCCTGATCCGTTCTATAAAAAGGGTTTCGCAAGGGCAGCGCGCCAACGGTTCCGGCCCACTTGGAAAGCCTAAAGGGCGCCCGAAAAGCGTGCCTAGATCAGAACCTATATTAGGAGAGGAAGATAGCTCCGAAAGGTAGGACTCCGATGGGCCATGTCGTATATTTTTCGGTCAAGGTTCACACTTGCAACCCGTTACGGAACCGCGGTCAAGTGCTCGAAGACGATATGATGCCAAACGAGCGCTACATTTGCGTCAAGAACGCGCGCAAAGATGAGAAGGAGGAGAAACCCTATCTCGAAGAACTGAAGAAAATTCCGGAGTACTATCGGATGCCGGTGCACTGTAAGTGCAGGAAATGGACCACTTACCATGAGGCTGTAGAACTGACGAAGATCGGGCAAGCTTTATGGGCGTTCAAAAAGAAGAAAGGCATCGTCGCGCGGTGCGAGCCCGGCTTTCCCGCGTCGGACAACCTAGGGCATATATGGCGCCCCGTGGTACGCGAGAAGGTGCCCCGCATTGATTTGATCAGCAAGGCCGATGTGCAGCGCGCGTACGGGTTAAAGCACGAGAAGATCAGCGCTCGGCAGAAAGAATTCATCGATTACATCGAATTAGTTAACTTGATTACGCTGGAAGAACGTGGTAAGATGGTTGTGCCATTCGAACCTGATCCGCAACAAGGTCGCGTTTTGTTCTTGACAACCGGGTATGATTCGTTGAATAATGGTCGATCGCCATCCGCGGACATTAGCGGGTGTTATGAGGGTGGCCTCAGACTGAGCGATATATTTCACGGAATTCGGCCGAAAGAATAGGAGGGCAAATGGCGTTCAGTCATGTGTACGGCATTACGTCTAGCGCAATAAGCGCGATTAAGGACATGCAAGAGTTTCTAGAATTAGGGGCGGCGACACTCGCGCCGCCAGCGTCCGACCCAGGTTTTCTTTCGGTAATTTTCATTAAGTGTCCGCACGGGTCGGTTAGTAAGGTGCCGATACCACTTACCAGCAACACTTATATTTTCCGAGAAACAGCCATCACGGAAATCAAGAAGTGTCGAGATTGTGCAACGAAGCTGCGGCGTCATGGTTTTGAACGTCATCCGCTCGACCCAGCATACGAGAAATAAAAGGAGGATACATGGGAAATCATGAATTTTGTGAGTTCTGTCATGAGAACGATTTTCACCGAGGCTCGCCGTGCAATCCAGTAAAGAAAGCCGCCGTCGATGCCCATAAGGCTGAGCTAGCACGAGAGAAACGAGTCGGAATGATCGAATTGAAAAAGTTACAGGATCGTTTGGCAGTCGAGGGTTACCCATCACATTTTGATTTTGATGGGAATTTGGTCTTGTGGCCGTTCGCCGTTGCTAGAGAAAGGCATCTTTAATTGTAAACAAAGGAGGATACATGGGACATAATGTAGGAAAGGCCGCCGAGAACGCGGTTAACAAGAGCAACAAGCAGAAGCTAGCGGACCGGACTCCGGAGCAAATCATTTCCGGGATTCGCAACAACCTAAACAGTAAGCTGGCGGTCACAGGCGACGATACACGCTTCTTGCTCGCGCAGTACGACGCGTTGTTATATCAGGTTGCGCAGGAAGAAAAAGCACGCGTCAATGCTGTTTGAACCGTCCCCGTTCGTTTGTTTTCATTGCCGGGCAGAATACACCGGTCGCCCATCGGATCATGTGTGTGCAGACGGAACAACCTACTACGAACGGGTTAATAAACTTGCTGGGAGCGCGTTCAAACAAACCGTGTACGATGATGTGAATGTTCTCCGGTTAAACGAGTACGACCGTAAAATGTTGAAGGGCATGCTGATCAAACCATAAGGAGGCATATGATTAAAATAAACATGCTGGATAGTGTCGATCCGAAACAGAAAGCGTTACAGGCTCAGATCGCGAAATTTATCAACGACCGTCGCGCGAAGTCTTACACCGACCGCAATCCACAACTCGGCAAGATGTATAAGTGCGCCATCTGTGGCGACCGACATTACTCGACGAAGATTTGCACACCAGTCTATGCAACGCATGACAAGGAAGGCGACCCGTACTTCGAAGACGAATCTCCGGTGCTAGCATCGCAGACCACACGCAAGGGCGTGTTAGGCGCCGCATCCGTTGCAAAACAGAGGTTTCGGCCGCATCGTCATCCTCTGACCTTGGAATTGCTGCATCTAACGAACCTGTTCTTTGACCTCGTCAGCTTGCGAGCAGAGATTAAGGGTGACAAGAACCAACCCGACATCACTCGATGCGTCGATAAGGCCGCGGACATTATACGCTTTAGATTTCACGCGAAGCGTAGGCATGCGCAACGTCAAACCGATGTGAGCCGTCGCATCAACGCCGGACTCGTTCAACCCGGTACCCGGCCGTGAATCCAGTGAGCACAGAGATAATGTTTTGGGCCGCGATATTATGGCTGGTTATTGTGGAAATTGCGCGACGTTTGAGTAAATGGTGGAGGGAGAGAATTCATGGCACGAAAAGTAAATAAACACTGGAGAATCTGAACATGGAAAAAGAACTTAAGGATTTTACGGAACAAGAATTACAAGAAGAGTTGAATCGGCGTAACGCAATGAAGAAACATTGTCCGTTTTGCGGCGAAACCGAAGAATATTGTGAAAGAACAGGTGGGGTGTATGGACAGCCCTGCGGGAGGTTTTAACATGGCAAGAATAGTAGTGATCGGTGACGTTCACGGTAAGACTCAGCAGTATCAGAAGATGCTGCGGCAGAAGTATGAGGGTGTACGCACATTTCAAGTTGGGGATATGGGAATTGGTTTCCCCGGCGTGGGATTACATGAAATGACGCAAAATCATCATTGGTTCCGCGGCAATCACGACAATCCAGAAAAGTGTCGTGCGAATCCGAATTATCTCGGAGATTACGGATACTTGCCCGCCGACCGATTGTTCTATCTCGCGGGGGCCTGGTCTATCGACCGTGCGATTCGTGTCGAAGGCGTAAGCTGGTGGAATGATGAGGAATTGAGCTACGCAGAACTAGACAAGGCGATTCAACTCTACACCTCGACCAAACCAGATTATGTGCTGAGTCACGAGGCGCCATCGAAAGCGGCCGCGGTGCTTCTACACGGCCTTGATGGCACGTACTTCGCGGCAAAAGGCGATTGCCAGTACAGCCGGACCGCGCAAGCGCTGCAGTGTATGTTGGATGCGCACCAACCGAAGGAATGGGTGTTCGGGCACTACCATATAAACCATTCATTCGCAACACCGTTTTACGATACGAAGTTCACGTGCGTCGCAGAATTATCGACGTACGAACTAAACACAGGAGAGTAACATGGCCGATCCGAAAATAGCGATAGCTTTAACACTCGTGCACGAAGGCGGGTACGTTAATAACCCCAATGATCCGGGCGGCGTCACGAATATGGGTATCACGCAAGCGGACATGCCCGGCCAAGACATGCGCGCGTTGACCGTGGAACAGGCCGAGAATTATTACGTTCAAAGTTACTGGAAACCATTTTATAGCCAAATTGAAAGCCAATCCATCGCGTCGAAGCTTTTCGATTTGGGCGTCCTGTTTGGTGTCCGTACCGCGATCGAAGCGATCCAAACCGCTCTTGACATAACTGCGGACGGAGTTTTCGGTGAGGAGACTCTCGCGGCGGTCAACAGCGCAGAGCCTGTTACTTTATTGCTCAAGTATAGGACTGAATTTGTTCGTCGCGCATTTGCGATCGGAGCAGAGAAGCCATCAGAGCGGGGATTCGTTATCGGATGGGTTAACCGGATAAATTCATGAACGTTGGATTCACCGGTACACAGCGCGGCACGACCGCGAAACAAACCGAGGGTGTGCGTAACCTTCTGTTCAAGTTTTATACAGCGTGGACGCCGAATTGGTTCTTGCACGGAGATTGCATCGGTGCAGACCAGACCGCGGCAATAATGTCGACGAAGATCGGATACAAGCAGTGGGTGTTCCCCGGAAAAATTCCCCGGCTCCGCGCGTACGCGTTGTGGGATCGCGTCGAGCCGGAAGACGATTTCCTGGTACGCAACCGGAAGATCGTGAATCAGTCCCAAGTTCTGATCGCGGCGCCCGCACTACCGTATGAAGTGATTCGGTCCGGAACCTGGTCCACCGTACGGTTCGCAAGAACACAGGTTGACAAACGTATCCTGATCGTGTATCCTAAACCGTAGCTTACCATTTGGGATACTTGACCGATAAAGTATTTAAATTCGTTTGTGGAGGAAAGAAATGACCGAAAAGACATTCATCAAATTCACGGACGCGGGCACTAGCCCGTCCGGGAAAACAAAGCGCTGGACCGTCCAGGCGTCACCCGGCGGTGCAGACCTCGGTGGAGTCTATTGGTACGCGCCGTGGCGTAAGTATACATTCCAGGCGTCGCAAGCTATATTCGACGAAGGTTGCCTCCGGCAGATCGCCGATTTTCTTGAGGCTCAAACTACGACACACAAGGAATAACTTGACACGCGACGACCAAATTGTTATCCTAATTGTGCTGGGCGCGGCGTTATCCGCGTGGCGGATCATAGACACCGTACTGACGTCCATCGAACCGGCGAAGCATAATCACCGCGAATTAGACTCGGACCATTTCTTTCGAAGCTGCCCGGCGTGCGTCGAGGATATGGAAAATCGAATAAACAGAAGGAGGTAAACATGGCTTTGATCAAATGGCTTAGTATACTTTACGTGATCCTGACTGTGGTGATTGTGGCGACGCTAGCCATCTTTTTCACGATACATCCACCCGTATTCGATTGGGGTCCGCTGCAGCCGGGTGTGACTAAGATCGTGAATTTCTGGACGCGGCCGTGAAGCTTTACGACCTCTTGGACACCGATCTCCTTGTGAAGCACGCGCACAATCATCTTGTGGGCGCGCAACGACACCCAACGCTCCCTTTGAGAATCTACAACTACACACAGCATGCTCAATTCGAAGGAGACTGGCGTGACGGCACTCTTGCATATTGCCGCGGACTAATTGTCGACGATGATGACAATATCATTTCACGCCCTTTTCCTAAATTTCATAACCTGAACACCTTAAGCGTTCCGGATACGCTTGAAATAAATCTCCCGAAGACGACGCCAACAATCCTTGAGAAGCTTGACGGTAGTCTCGGCATTCTGTGGCAGTTCGACGACCAGTACGGCGTTGCCACGCGCGGCAGCTTCACGAGTCCGCAAGCTGTATGGGCGACGAAGTGGCTGACCGACCGCGTGCAAGGTCGCGTAGGAGGGGCAGAATACGCATTCTTGCCTCGCGGAGACGATTACACGTGGCTGTTCGAAATCATCTACAACGAGAATCGGATCGTCGTGCAGTATCCGTACGAAGGCCTGGTCCTGATCGGAATGATCGACCGCGCGACCGGGCAGGAGCGGCCGCACCACATCGTGAAGCATATCGGAGAGCGCGATGGTTTCCGCGTGGCCCAGCGAATCGAGGGTCGCAACATCCACGACTGCATGCAGGACAACATCCCGAATGAGGAGGGTTACGTCGTAACGTACAACCTTCCGCTATGTCCGCCGCTCAAGGTCAAAATTAAGATGGCCGACTACGTCCGGCTGCACAAGATCGTGACCGGCATGAACGCGCGCAGCGTGTGGGAGTTGCTGTCCGAAGGAAAGAGTTTAGATGAGTTTGTCACGGCGCCGGAGAATTTCAAACGATGGTTATCATCATGGGCAAACAAGCTTACTCAAGAGCACGACGATATTTTACAGCGGTCCATTAATGCCTACGACAAACGCCCGTACCGCTGGGTCACGAATTTGCCGACGGAGGAATTGCAAGATCGAGAGTACCGAGCTAAATTCGCGAAATTCGTGTCCGAACAGCCGGTCGAATTGCGATCAGTTCTTTTCGCAATGCTTGACAAGAAAGATCCGTCTGTGCTAATCTGGAAAAGCATTAAGCCGCGAGGCGATGACCAAACCTTTCGGACGGAGGGTGAATGACAGATGAGACGCTTATTGCGGATTTGTACGTCGATAATTTAGGTTGGTTTCGGTTTACGACGAAATCTGTTTATAGGATGACAAAGATTCAGGACGAACTAACGCTTGAGGAAATCGGTTACGATACGGCGATGTTGATCGCTAGGGAACTCGACGGGCTCATGGAAGTCATGAAGAAGCTTTCGAATGGATGGATGTGCTAATGAATCAACTTTTCGAATTTTTTCTGTGTCCTCAGCACGGTATTTTGAGGACGGACAACTGGCCGATGATCGCTGCGTCCTGGCAAGGATTGGTTATGCAGGCGCAACTCACGTGGATGTGGATAAGGAATAAGATATGCTAAATTTTTTCTACGAAGTCTATATGACAACAAACCTTATAACCGACGAGTTTTATTACGGGGTCCACAAAACTTCTCAGGTGGATGACAATTATTTAGGGTCCGGTTCAGCGCTACGTAAAGCGATTCGCCGGTATGGCGCTCAGGCGTTTAAGAAAAGTACGGTTAAAACTTATCAGCTTAAAGAAGAGGCATACGAACACGAAAGAAAAATCATCAAAGATACTCTGGGCAACGAGAAATGCTATAATCTGAGGCAGGGCGGGATTGGGGGAAATCCTAGAATGGGTCCAAGGGCGCCTCTTCCAATTCCTGTTCAGCGTGCTTTACGCCTAGTTGGAGAGCAAATTGGAAACGCTAGAAAACGTCGGGGCATTCCTATGAAGTTATTATCTGAACGAGCCGGAATAACTAGACAGACGTTAACAAAGATTGAGGCCGGTGAGAATGTATCGTTCGGCTCGTTATCATCCGTCATGTTCAGTCTCGGAATGATCGATGAGATTACCAATTTAGCGGCATCAGACGAAGTAGGAAACGGTTTGCAAGATGAGAGATTGCCGAAGCGTATTCGGCTTAGGAGAAGCATATGATCCCCGACCCATTTATTTGCGAAGACTGTGACGCAATAGAGTCTGAACGCCAGCGAGAACTGGATTTAGATTGTAGTTGCGGCGGCAATTGGATTGTTCAACCGTATCGGTTCACAGAAAAGGATGTTGCGAAATCGAGCACAAGTACGATGATAGACACGCCTGGCAAGATCGCCTGCCAAAACTGCGGATGCAGAGACCGCAAGAGGATGGGATGTGAATGTAGTTGTCACGAGGAGGCCTAAATGAACGCTGCGCGACGTCGAAGAGACCTGATCAAGAAACGCGCATTGGAGTCCAAGAAGAGAGGATTGGAGGCGGACAAAAAACAAGTTCATGCCGAGATTGTGATGTACGAGGCGCACGCGCTAGTTTGTAAAGGACAGAAGTGCGCCCGGAACTGTCCTACCCGAAAGTTAAGCTCGCGGATGGAGGCCTTAATCCTGGCACATAGGCCCAAGCGGGTCCGGGCGATTGTATATCTGCGCGACCACTACGACGACGGGTTCCCGGTCAGCATTCCCGTGGACCTACCCATCGACCATACCGCGAGCACCGTGAAGAGCATGCGCAAACACGGGTTCTGGGTCGACCAAGGCGCGAGTGCGGCGGTCACATTCATTCCGTCGAGTGACATCGCCCGGATAACCATATGGGCCGAAGATAATGAACGCTAGACAAAGCTGCGGATGTCTGATAGAGTATCAGTGTACTCGATGTGGCTTGTGTTACCGATGTCGCCACGCGCTGAAGTATTTAGAGGCACAGGGCGTGTACGTCTGGAAAAACCGGAAGGGAAAATTCGAACCGGCGATCCAAGATGTGTTTCGCGGATACTCTCAGGAGGTAAAATAATGGCCAACTACACTGCACGATTCGAAGTTGTGAACAATCTTTATTACGCACGTCATCGGAGACTGCGACCGGGGAAGTCCGAGGCTGTCGAGCTAGGCCGCGATTCTGGAAGCCATGAGAACCGCACTCTTTTCGAGAACTGGTACACGACTGAGGCATTCATGCAGGCGATCGATAAAATCGTCGAGCTTGAGGAACTTCTTGAGAAAGCTAAACAGGAAGCTTGGGGTCCGCAGGCATGAGCGAGACTCGCGAGCAAGCAATCACGAAACTGCACAACGACCTGAACCACTCGGGCGAAGCGAAGGACTGCACCCAATGCGCGAATCTCGCGACTACGCTAGGCTGGCTATGAAACTAACTGAACTGCAACAATACATCCTAGACCGTGGCCGCATCTTCCTGATCGAAAGCACGTGGACTGATGCCGTGATTGGCGAATGGCATGACTACTTAAGCTTCACCGACCCGGTGCTTCATAGAGCGATACAGAAATTCAGGAAGAGAAAACGCCGTTGATTCGTTTGAAGCACATCCGCGGCCTCGCCGCTGCTCGCCGCGATCCAAGTCGCGCGCTCACCTCTGACCTTGTTGTTCCTTGCCCGTCCGGGCTCTCGTACGACCCATATCAAATAGCCGGAATTGAATACTCTTCGCTGCGTCAAAACTCCCTCAACGGCGATGACCCAGGCTCCGGGAAAACGATCCAGGCGATCGGCCTATGCAACCTGCTCCTAGACATTCGTCGCGTCCTGATCATCTGCCCCGGCTTCCTAAAACCGCACTGGCGTCGCGAATTTCTCAAGTGGGACATCAAAGGCCTCAGTGTCGGTATAGCGGAAGGCATTCACGGAACGTTTCCTGGGACCGACGTATGTATAGTAAATTATGAAATTTTGAAGGCCTACCGAGCCCCGTTGCGCGCGCAGCCGTGGGACTTGATGATTATCGACGAAGTGCACAAGCTGAAGTCCAAGAAAGCGGATCGCACGCGCGAGACGTGGGGCGGCATCCGCCGAGACAGTTCCACCAAGAAGATCGTAGAGCGCGTGTCGCCAATCCCCTGCAAGCGACAACTCTGCCTTACCGGCACGCCTACGCTGAACGGCAAGCCAAAGGAATTGTGGAACCTGATTCAGGTCATGGACCCGACCGGCCTAGGCGCGGACTGGTTCACTTACGCGAAGCGTTATTGCAGCCTGCAGGAAATCACCGGTTTCGAATTTGTCAACGGGCAGCGCAAAGAGACGCACGTCGGATGGATGTGGGATGGCTGTGAAAACGAGCAAGAGTTGCAGGAGTACATGCGCGCAAAGTTCATGATCCGGCGCCTCAAGGCCGATATCATGCCGCAGCTTAAGCCGAAGCGGCGGATGATCGTGCCCATCCAACCGGGCAAGGCGCTGCGCAAGGTTCTGGACAAGCAGATGAAGGAGTACGACGCGTACGCCAAGGGCCGCGAGGAATTACTTCTGGAGACCGATTTCGGTGGATTCAGCACGAAGATGTTGGAAGTCGGGCTAGTGATGGTCGACCCGTGCATAGAAATAGCGGAATCGGATTTGGAAGAATATAACAAGATTGTTATAGCCTGCTACCACAAAGAAGTTGCGCAGAAAATCGCCGACGCGTTCGGAAGCAAGTCTCTGCTGATCACCGGCGAGGTTCCCGCGAAAACCAGGCAGGCGATTGTTGATTGGTTTCAAACCGATCCGGGATTCACGGTCCTGGTTTGTACGATCGGCGCGGGAGGCGTAGGATTCACCATGACGGCTAGCAAATTAATGATCTTCCCGGAGCGATCTTTTGTCCCCGGTGACGTAACGCAAATGGAAGATCGCATTCACCGGCGCGGTCAGACTGAGCAAGTCATGTACAAGCATCTAGTCATGGAGGGTTCGCTGTCCGAGCGACAAGTTCAGATGCTCGTAGCGAAGCAGGAGCGCGCCGATAATTTGCTTGACAAGAAGAAAGAAATTTGAGACTATTCAGTTGTGGGAGTCGCCGAGTAGCACTCGGACGGGCGAAGACGCCGCTGTAGATTCATTGGGCCTTTAGACCCAATTGGACCTGTTACGGGCACAACCTTCGCCACCACAAAATTCTAGGAGGACACCTAATGGATCTTAAAAATATATTTGGAGACGTACTATTCTCAGCTGCAGTCAGCACAGTAAAAGAATTAGTATTAGAAGCGATTAAGGCAAAAATAGACTTGCGATCCGCCGACTTGCGATCCGCCGACTTGCGATCCGCCGACTTGCGATCCGCCGACTTGCGATCCGCCGACTTGCGATTCGCCAACTTGCGATCCGCCGACTTGCAATTCGCCAACTTGCAATTCGCCGACTTGCAATTCGCCAACTTGCAATTCGCCAACTTGCAATTCGCCAACTTGCAATTCGCCAAAAACTTTGAATACGCGGCAGCCGTTACAACTCTGCTTCCAGAGGGCAACTTGGTGGGATGGAAGAAATGTCGGAATGATATCATCGTGAAAGTTTTAGTTCCTCAAAAGGCTCGAAGGTCTAATTCTACAAGTCGAAAATGCCGGGCTGAATACGTTCAGGTACTTCAGGTCTTCGGTGGAGAAGTCGGAATCTCTAAACATGACGGATTTACTGAATATCGAAAGGGACAGATTGTAAAGTGCGGTCAGTGGGATGAGAATCGCTGGGAAGAATGCGGCGGAGGCATTCATTTCTTCATTACTCGTCTTGAGGCAGAGAGATACTAATGACAACCGATATCAGAGTAGGGAAGTCCAAGGATCACACCAAGCGCAAGAATCCACGCGCGAACGAGTTGTGGATGGCCGCAAAGAAAGTCGGTCGTCCGAAGCAACATTACGTGGAAATCATCGACCAGCAGAGCGGTGAGATTCGTGGTGGCTGGGACAAAACGGGATCGTCGTACCACATACCCACCACGTATGTCGACCTGGAAAGCCGCCAATGAACCAGGGCTGCGCACGCTGTACCAAAATCATCGAAGGCGAGAAGGTTAAGTACGGCCGTTTCGTGTACTGCAAACCGTGCCTTACAATCGTGAAGGCCCGCGACAAGGAGATTAAATAATGCTTGATCACGCACAGTTCTTACTCACGAAGCTTGCCGAAGAGTGCACCGAAGTTGCACAGCGTGCCCTGAAACAGATTCAATTCGGCGCCGAGGAATCCCAGGCGACGAACGTAATCAATGCGGGCCGAGCGATGACGGATGAAATGAGGAAGACCAATGCGCAGCGGCTGCGTGGCGAAATCAACGATCTTCTCGCGATAATCGATTTTCTAACATTTTGCGGAGAGATCCCGTCTGTGAGCCCTATAGAATTGGTGAAGATTAAGAACGCTAAGTGGGATAAGATCGAAAAATATAAAGAGTATTCCCGGACACTCGGAAAGGTGGAATAATGACTGGAGAACTTAGATTCGAAAGTCCGTGCGCGCGTAAACTAACGTATACCGCGGACGGTAAGAAGATCACGACGTACAGGCATTCGCTGTCCGACAATGTGTGCACCCGTTGCTTACGCACGTGGTATGACATCGAAGAATCAGGAAACAAATTCGAAGTGATCGAAGTGGAGGAATTATGACGTTCCAAATTTACAAAGCGGGTCCAGAATTGAATGACTGGCAGTGCACGTATACATACTCTCCCGAAAGTAACAACACGGTTACTGTCAAGGTCACCGAAGAAATCGCGGTGCTTCTCGACCGAGCTATGGAAGCCGGTCGTGCTGAGCTCTTAAAGGAACTTCATGCTCTTTTGCGCGTGAGGAAATACTGATGGTCACGCGACCGATTGTGAAGCTGTATGCGCAATGCCCGAACTGCAAGGATGGAGAATTCCAGATCGACCAGATACCGGCCAACTCCGCTTTCGGTCCCTGGGCCTGCAATCAATGTCACGTGTACGTCCGAGGAAAACGGTTGGGCGCGTTCGTAGAAATGACAGTGTCTCCGAGCGGCGAAGTAGAGACACCAGTCACGGTGGTTCTTATGTCTGATACGGTTCCAAGAATCCGACTCACACTGAACGCGTGGAAATACAGGCATTGCCAGAAAGATAGCCTAGAAGAGTATGCCGAACATCAACGATACCACTATAATGAACACACGTGCCCGACGAACTACCTCGGCCAGGTTGAGGAAATCGCCGTGGAATACTTAAATCGCGGTGGATGGGATACGGACCCGCACGGCATATTCAAGTTTGTGTCGACCACAGATGGAAAATGGGTTGATCCGGACGGCATGTCGTATGATGAGATTGAAGCGCGAACAGAAGCTGCGGTCGCCGGGAGCGTAGAATATTTGTCTTCGACGACTGAAATCGGCGGCAGGTATGTCGGGGCCGAAATAACGAGAGATGAAGAAAAAGCTTGACAAGGGTTCGAAATTAACATAGACTCGGTGATGGAGGGCACATGAAAATTTATCGGTTCAAGAGAGCGAAGGATGCCAAATCGGGGATCGTGCTTTACGCGGAGACCGAATCCCGATCGAATCCCCTAAGCCGTCATCTAGTGACGGCCAGCCGTCGGGGTACTGGGCTCACGTTCCGGTGCGACTGTACGCACAAGATGTTTCATCCACGCATGAAATGTGAACACATTAAGGAAGTACAACGACGCGTGGAAAAGGAAGGGCTATGACCGTGACTACTCACGAAGTAAAACAGCTTAAGTTGGCGCCGGGAGATATCCTGGTAGTCAAGACGTCCGAAGCCGCCGAGAGACTAAAGAAGGCAGGTAAGATACTGAACATGACATTCAGTGTGCCGATAATCATCGCTCCGGACGGCATAGAATTGGTTGACAAGGACTACCTGTCCAAGTTGATCGGCTACCGGCAACTCACCATGACCGAACTGAAAGAGTCTATGCCGAATTTGTCAACGATGCACGACGCACCATCTTACATGTTGACTTTTCTCGGGAACTTGAATAAAATTCTATCGAAACCAAAGGAGGAATACATGGCACCCAAGAAACTCACAATCATCGAGGCGTACAAGCGGCTGGATAAAATCCTGGCCGATTTTCGGAACAACGACGTTACCAGCGAGCCCACGGCCGAACTGATCTATGCGCTCAACCGGGACGCTCTCGCGGCCGGACTTCCGTTCAACATCAATATCGACGAGGAAGACCTTAAGGAGTCCGAAATCGGGACGGCGACGGAATATTCGTACAATTCGTCGTACAAGCCGAGCTATTAATGCTCGTAATCGGTAGCACCGCTCTGGCGCAGGTTATGTTCAGTCTAAGGCAACCGTTTCGGGTGCCCGCCGACCTAGACGTAATCTGCACCGAGGCGGAAATGAACGACTACGCGGACGGCAACGGGCTCGCGCTAAAACAAATCGCCGAGTACAAATGGCAAGGATTCGAGCATGCCAATAATGTGACTGTTGAATTTGAAATGCTTCACCAGTCTGAATCCGGCAGAATGTACATGAGTTACGTCGCGGAAACAAACCCATTCACACGCTATTTGTTCAGAGCGCATGGTGCCCCGATCAAAATGATCTACGCGCCGTTGGAAGTGCTGTATTCGATCAAGAAAGCGCACCGGCATTACCCGCGCGCGTGGAAGAAACACATTCAAGACCTGATGCTCATGCACGAACACCTTGGTGGATATCCCGGTGCCCGCCCATATCAACTTGTGGACCGCCTCCCGTTAATCACCAAAATCCGAGAAGGTGAGACTGAATTGTGCGAAGGGAAGTTGAAGACTCCGAGTCTCAATAAAGTGGCCGGTGAATTCTTCAACGACAATGTGTCCAACAAGACTTTCGTGCACGATGAAATCCATCAGGTCATGGCGTACCGAACCCGCCCAATGTTCACGTATTACAAGAAGGACGGCGAGCCCGAGGGCTCAGTTAAATGTTCGAAGGAAAAGTTCTTCGCGTTACCGATCGATGACCAATGCCGAGGCGTGCTCGAAGAGGCGTACGTGATTGCTCTTGAACGGTGCATCATCCCGATGCTTTTCGCGGGCGGGAAGATTTCCAACTCGCAAGATGCATTCGATTGGGCGCTTATGCGTATATGTACGAATCTGTGTAGCGGTTGGTTCCGGGAGTTCGCGACGATGAACTACACCCGGATATTCGATATCAAGAATACGAGCTACGTGGAGAAATTTTTAAAGGCAGTGGAAGACGGTGGGATCAAGCAAATCAAGGAACCAACGACACTTTTCAAATTAGGAGACAGTGCGGCCTTTAGCGTATATCAAGATTACGAGAAAGTGGCACTGCTCGCACTGCTCGACACAAATATTTAAAGGAGGCATCATGGACAACATCGGCGACAGAATGAAAGAGCGGTACGGAGACAATTGGGACGCGTATCCAGAGCGGTTCAAGCGCGGCGGCATGATCCTGAAAGAGAACGTGTACGCGGCGCCGCTACTCACAAGTGACGACGGCCGAGACATTACGCGGCTCCTGATTCCCCAAATCTGGCCCGAAGACAAGGAGGAACATGGTCAAACCACGGAAGCGAGTACGCCGAGTAACAGTTAAGGATGTGCAACGGCGGTACGCACAGATCAATCGGATGTGCTTCTCGGACTCGCTACCGAAGAACGTAACCTTCGGAGTGGATCGAATGGGTTACGGCCAGTCCGGAGAGTGTGCACGCATGGCTGATCAGGCGCACGCGTTGCTGTACTATAAGATCACGTTCAGCAAGGCGGTATGGAACTGCGGCCGGAGGATCGTGTTCATCGTCCTGCAGCATGAAATGCTCCATCTGGCGGCCGGGTTGCATGTGCATCATGATGAGACTTTCGAAGCGAACAAACGTCGGTTGATTCGAATCGGCGCGTACGACAATTTACTCTAAGGAGGAACCATGAGAGACAATGGAGCAATCAAGCAATTTGCGTTAATTATTTACGATCCGAACAACGAAATTTTGTGCAATAGATTCCGCACCCTAGGAAATTTTAGGTCCGCAGTCGAGGCTCGGGAGCACTTAGAATCCTATCCGTGCAAATACACGAATGCGTTCATTTTAAACCGGCATGAGGAATACGGGGTATTTAGCGTCGCGGAATCCGTGGCGGTTCCGGTTCCTGTGATCAAGTACAACTGGTCCGTATGAAGATGCTTCGGATGCTCGCGATACTGTCCGTTCTCATGGGCGCCGCACTGTACGCCCGCCCGGAACGCCTGGCGCTGCAACCGTGGTACGCTTGGTACAATATCCGGTACTTCGGGGACAGTCTGCCACAGAACACAATCGTTAAGTGGGACGATTTAACGTCGCGGAAAGCAATGGGGCTGACCAGCGTCATAGACCAGCGCTATGTAATTCAGATCGACACGGTGACGAATCTCGCGACGGTTACGACGCAGGAGAGCCTGATCCACGAAATGTGCCACGTGTGGGTCGAAGAGAACGTAGAGCAACCGTTGCCCGATGGTGATCACGGCGTAGCTTTTCAGGATTGCATGATGGATAAAGCTAAACAAGGAGCGTTCCATGACCTCTGGTAAATACGAAGTTCAGCATGAACATCTAGGTTGTCCGAATTGCGGGGAAGGCAGCACGTGGGTGGTGATCGGATCAGGTGGATTTGTGAGTAGCATAAAATACGGTTTAAAGGACGACGCACAAAATCACGCCGATGCCTTGAATCGTCTTTTTACTGCAATTCGGAAAACTCTGTGAAGTTCGACGTCCGGTTCCACACGGAAGAATGCGTCGGTGAGCCGTGGACCTCGACTTTTGACGAACCGAAGGTGCACAACATGTACGAGGCAAATAAACACATGAAAAAATGGCTTGACATCTTCAACGCGCTCGTGGATAATGAATCTCGTAGACGAATCCTGACGATTCACATGGAGGAAAACGATGAAACTTTGGTTGGATGACATCCGTGACCCGGTGGATTTTGGCAGACCGGATTGGTACTGGGCCAAGACCGCGGAGGAAGCGGTCTCCATATTCCGTACCGGAGTGGTGACTGTGGCGTCGCTAGACCACGACCTGTCCGAAGGTCAGATGACCCTAGGCGGCTACCTAGGTAAGATTTACGAAGACGGCCAACTGTCCGGCTACGATGTCGTCCTGTTCCTGAAGCAACATCCGCAATTCTGGCCGAGCGGCGGCGTGCGTGTACATTCCGCGAATCCAGCAGGCAAAGCGCGCATGGAACAAGTCATCATCAAGTTTTACGGGAGGAAATTCGTATGACGATTCATCTTACGCAACCGACTGTAACAGGCGCACCATATCGTACATACGTGGTTGGACGCGAGGCAATGCTGTTTGAGATACCGGATATTCAAATGGGGCACATCTATCGGTCAAACTGGCGCGTGTTACACATCGATGGCTTCGAGCCCATGCTAATCCAACATGTGCCGGTGCGATATATCTACATAGATGCCAGCGTGTTGAGGAGCGATCTATGATTCGATTCAAGACTCGTACAGGAAGCATTTACGAAATCGACTCCGAGCATCTTCGGTGGGCGCGCGTCACGGAGACCGAAAAGTCCGGATACGTGCGCGGCGACAACGGAGCGCTGCTTGAGATACCGGAGATTCAACTGGGTTACCCAGCGATCCTGAACTGCGAGCCCTATCACGACAAAGCCGACGGCCGGTTAATTATAACCAGCGCCGTAATGGAGGTGGAAAATTATGAGTGAATTAAAAAGAAACGATTGCGACTCCGTGAAACCTCCGGACCCAGTACATTCACATCCCGACAGTACATGGTGGTTTTATGAAGAGACGTGGGCGGATGAAAACGGACCTTACAGTACTGAAGAGGAATGCCGAACGATGCTTCTGAAGTATTGTAGAGAAGTTTTAGGCGTGCACACATTGGAGAAACCATGACTAAGGTGATTCGATACAAAGATATGGTTATCCAAAACGGCCCGATCACTTTTCCGAAAGACACGAGCAACGCAGAAAAGCTATTGCGGCGAGGCTTAAAGTTCTTGCCTGATTACATCGGCTATATGTGCGGCAACTGCGAGGGCACACCGTGCGATGATATGCAACCCTCATATGTTTGCGCTGCACACTATTGGCTGGCCGACGTGAGGCGTGAACTGAATGCACCGATGGAGGCCGAATGACCGGGACACGAACCGTGGAGGTGGCGTTCTTTCAAGGACTGCCGGTGTGTATACTGGCGTCGGGCGCGATCCTGTCCCGCATCAAGGACAGTCGAGGCAACGAATTCTCGGTCCGGAACAGCGATATCAAGATTAAGGTCCGAAAGGTTCATACGAATTTACCTGGGTAAACTGGTGATGCTTCATCGAGGGCTCAGGATAAAAGGGCACGACGTTGGCTATGCGAGGTGTCGACCGGGTAATGCCGCCCGCACCACATAGGCTGATCAACGTAAAGGCCCGCGTCGAGTACCGGTCAGACGTTAAACCGGTTGGGCGGCGCCGAGTGTAGGGCCGCCCTAAAATTTCTACCACAAAGGAGAACAAATGAAAGCAATCGTACTATTTGTACTAACATTGGCATTGCTGGCCGCGCCAGTTTATGCGCAACGCCAGGAACACGGAGGCGGGAATCGACGAGGGGGTCAGCACGCACAACAGCAGCACAGAGGCGACGATCGCGCATTTCGCGGAGACCATGATCGTGAACGAGGTCATTTCGATGGGCGTCATTTTGACGCCGACTATCGCGGACGCTATTTCGGTCGAGGCCATGTGTTCGTATGTTCACCGTTCGGCATTGACGGCGGATGGGGATTCTACTATGGTGGATTTCAGTTCGACTTCGAGGAATGGCCCGTAGGTTGGGCATATTCTGACGGCGTTTACGTGGATGAAGGCCCAGATGGGGCGTACTACATGTACAATCCGTTCTATCCTGGCGCTCATGTCGGACTCACAATAGTATTCTAAACAGTTGTCTAGGGCGGCGACCCACCGCCCTAAAATTTCTAGATGTAGTTAGGAGGGAACATGACAAACACAATTGATTACTGCGGTCTGAAGTGGTTCGCGTGCGGGAATGAACTAGGGTACGTAACTCTCGACGATTGGAACGCCGGTCGAACGAAGTTGTGGAACGAGCACACGTTTTCTTTCCCAGAGGACGTGCGCCGACTTTCAATCTCATCTTCCGGTATTCTCGATGTCCTGCGTGTGCATACTGATGCTGGAGTGTTCCTGATCCTCGGTTCCGAGCCTGTGGGGTTTTACTCCATTTGTATCTAAAAGAACTTGACATTGCACCTTGACTGAGTTATTCTATCTATGATGGAAGGAGGTCACATTTTGTGAAATCGAAGAAACTACTGGTCGTGTTCTACCTGTTCAAGACTCTGATTAGCTGGGGATTTGTCTTCGTGGGAGTGCTCCGATGACCCGAGAACAGATTAACTCGATTCACCGCATTCAAAAGGCGGTCCTGGATCTACGAGAAGCTGGTTTGTGGCATACGGCCAAGACTCTCGACGACCTAGTCAAGAAGGCGATGTATAAGGCGATGTATAAGGAGAAGTCATGATTGATGATTTTGGCGTGCGACGACGCCCGTACTGCGCGTTCAAGCCGCGAAGCATAAGAAACCAATTAAGCCATCCATGTGGATACAGAGGCATCGAACTTCGGGGTGTTCTGCATGCGGTAATGAGCGCTATCACGGTTCGAAAGCAAGACAACGCCGCGCTGATAAATGGGGCCGCGAAATCATCTTTTGCAAGAAGCACCCTGACCGACGCAACCTGGTCAGTCCGACCGGGCACGTTAATCTCTAGGAGGCGTCATGGACCAAAAGAAGCGGAGGAAATTGAACGAGTTGGAAAAGAGGTATATGGAGTGTTGCGAAGAATGTGCAAAGCTATACAAAAAATACGACGAAGAATACCAGAGGGGCGACATCTATCCATCCGGGTTAGTACCGGCTACAGCTGCCGTCGTATGGCTCGAAATAATTAAACAGAAACAAGAGTTGTGTCCGAATCCGAACATCAAAATAAATTAGCTTGACCCGCCTGTGAATCAATGCTACCTTCGTTTACAGGAGGATACAATGACCATCCAAGAACAATCGGTCGCATTCATCAAAGCCTTAGAGTCTCGGCGCCGGAAGCCGCCCAAGCCGGGAACCCTGCAAAGATACCAGAGTTACCTCCGGACATGGATCGTTCCCCTCTGCGGCGCCGAAGACTTGGCGAACTTCGATAACGGAAGCATGAAGAAGTTTGTGTCTTCGATCGCCGGGGAACTAAAACCGGCGTCGGTGTGTGGTATCGTGAACTGTTTAAAGGGGGTTATAGCCTCCGCGACGGACGCGAATGGCAACGAATTGTACCCGCGTACGTGGAATGCAGACTTTATCGACCTTCCGGAAGTGAATCCATCGGATCAATCATCGCCTAGCATAGGCCGGGAAGCCCTCCAGGAGGCGATTTCCGAGGCGGAAGGGCTGTTTAAGCCTCTGTATATCACTCTGGCTGGTACTGGGCTTAGAATCAGCGAATGCTTGGCGCTACGGGCGGGCCTGGACGACGGCAAAGGGTCGTTCTGGCTCCCAGAGCAAGGCAAGCTGATTATCCGGGATCAGGTACAGGACGGACGAAGCGCGACGCCGAAGACGGCCGCAGGCACGCGCGAGGTGGATATCATCCCAGAGATCAGTGATACGCTGCGCGCGATAAGTGGCCCGACAGGCAAACTATTCAACATGAAACGTGATAATACGTACCGGACGCTGAAAGCGGACGGCGTGCCTGGACATCACAGCCTTCGCCGGTTTCGCACCACGCGGCTCCGGGAAGTCGGGACACCCGAGGACATCCTGAAGTTCTGGATCGGCCACTCGGCCAACCGAGATATCACCGATCGGTATTCTAAGCTTGCACAGAACACTACGCTGCGCAAGGAATGGGCCAAAAAGGCCGGGCTGGGGTTTGATATTCTGGGATCGAGTGTGCCCGTTCTTTAAAATTGTGGTGCGGGATGACACGTGCCCATTTCTGGGATCTACTGTGCCCGCACCCTAAGCTTAATAAATGTAACCTTCGTCTCTCCGACGCCTCTCTTCTTGTTCGTCTCGCTGTCGATTTTCTTCTTGCAGAGTTGGATTCAATAGACTGTTTCCGTACGCGGTCGCGTCCGACCATGCGTTCTCGCCGGTGAACGTCTCCATAATCTCCCCGTTCTTGTACACGATCCACCCGCCATACGCGAAATTGGACGGCAGCACTTTCACGATCATGTTTTTCCCGAAGGCTGTGGTGAGCAATTTCTGTTCCTGGACAGGATGTTCCAAGAGCCATGCTTCGAGCCGTGTTTCAATATCCTGTTTGAAATCCGCGAACGCCTTGTGGCGCTCATCGTAATTCACTGCCAATAAACTTGACATCTGAGCCTCCTCAGTTCAAGGGATTGTGCCGGGCCTGCGGGACAGTTACCCGGCACCAGATACGATCATTTTAGGTTAGCTCTTGCGGTTTTTGCGAGGCGCTTTCTTCGTGGAGATATCCCAAATCTTATCCCACTTCTTTTGCGAGACTTTCGAACCGGCTGGCTGAAATGTGCACCGCACATTCCCGCGAGCTAGAACGTCCCCGCCCTTATTCTCACTCATTGGTCCTCCTTTCTTTAGCTACCGAGAAATGGTGGAGCCGAAATTACAAAACTGATGTCAAGACTTTTGTTTTATCGATCGGACCGCATGTGCCTTGGATTCGATCACGTACACAATCTCTTGACCGGTGAGCGCACGAATATCTTCTGCGGCCGCATATATCCGATTCTCAAGTTCTCCACCCTGATCGAACACATCGATTACAATCGATGCTTCAGGTACGCCGCGCCAGTAACCCTCTTGCTTAATCAGCGAGAACGACCGAATGCCGCGGCCGCATAAAATGACCGCCACATCATCAAATAAAATATTTGCTGCATAGATTCTGTAGAGCATAAGCCTCCTTTATTCGTAAAGGGCTTTTCTTCCAGCCTCATCAGAGTCTAGCTTAATCTTCGGCTTCTTGTCAAGCTTTTTCAGTACCACGCCGTACGTCGGCTTCACAACATTGGGCGTACCCTTCATACGCTCGCGCGCCGCCTCTACGTGCTCGTGCAGCTTCGCCGGGGTCCATTCATCCAATCGCACCGCGACGGACGTGCCCGATTTCGGGTCTTGGAACATTGCCACACCGGGATGCAAAACTTTCCCGGTATCATCCAGGATTGGTTTCTGTAAACCGCGGTATTCCACTCCGTTGTACTTCGCAGACTCCGTATACTCGTGCGGGTCGGTAGCCGGGCCGGGTTTAACCTCTTCGGTCACTCCGGAGACACCGCCGTGTGAGTCGAGCCATTTCATTGCATCTTCCGGGCTCATGCTCATTGCATTTTTATAAGCTTGAGACTTCGTGAACTCCATACTGATGTTTTGTGCACGCGGCCCATGCTGAATCGCGTCCGCGATGCGCTTGCGAGTAACAGGGTTGCTGTAGTCGTGTGCTTCGAAATGGAGATTCTCTCCGTTCGTTCCCAGCGTCGCGACACGTACGTGGCCGTTTTTAATCGCAGCTTGCGTATCATTGTCCGGTGCATTCTGTTTGTGATTTGTTCCGTGCGGGTTCTCGACGAATCCCTGGTCCGTGATCCACCCGTCTTTGATCACATCGGGGTGCGGCGTAGGCGGAACGATGGTCTTTCCGCCGATCGCTTCTACCTCTTCGGGGTCCAAACCGGCAACCGGCTTGTACGATTTAGAAATTTCGCCGCCTAGAGGCGACACGTACTTCTGGTACAGGTACCGGGCGCCAGGCTCCAAGGACTCCGGAGACTTTCCACGACCGATCTGGCCGCGCACCGCGTTGATCTGTTGCTCAAGGCCGGGCTCGTTGGGCTCTTTCCGCGCCTCGCTGACCACACCGAAGTCTTCCGGGTGATCGAGAATTTCCTGTCTCTGTCGAGTCAAAGAAGAATGGTCTTCAGGAGTTATACCAGGCTTGGCGATTTGTGCATCTACGTTCTTGATCGCGCGACTCTGCGCATCTGAATATGTGACTTGCCGACGTGGCCCGAGACGACGCTCGCCTTCCACGGGTAGCTCATCGCCGCCGACGCGGCGATCCGGGCCGCGCTCAATGTTGCCTAATTCACCGCCACCGGGCCTAACTGGTAACGTAGATTTCAGTATCCCGCCTTCCTGTTCGCCGGTCGGCACACCCGCGAGACCCATCGCGCCGCTGACCACTTTACGTACAGGCGCTTCAGCCAATGCCTTCGTGCTTGCGGCCTGATCGTGCATCGCGAGACCGGTGATCGCATTCGACATGAAGTCGTGTGCTTTACGAATTTGGTAATCGATCGGATGCTTGACTTTATACGCCTGGGGATTTGTGCCGTACAGTTCGTTATCTGCCGCGGCATCCGCTTCGTTCTTTTTGAGCGCATCGCCCGCAGAAATTTTCTTCCCACCTAGATCGGAGAAGTCGAATGCGGATTGAGTTTTCGGTTGCGGAAGATCAGCTTTGGCTTGTGCTTGAGTGCTGGCTAGTGCTCGATCGCCCACCAATCGGCTGCTTTCCGGAGCTCCATCTTTAGGCTCTTTCCAATCGTCATAAGTCTCGACGGATGGGTTATACTTCCCGCCGTTCTTGTATGTCTGGAACGCGCCCTGTTTCAAATGAAGCATCGACGCGTACTTATCCGCGTCATCGGGGCTCTTGAACATACCGAGATGCTTTCCGGTTTTATGGTATTCATCTCGAGATTCTTGCTCGGTCATCATGTGGCCGTCGGAGCTCACTTGCGGGACCAGGATTTCGCGGCCGTCCTCATTGAAGCTGGACGAATACAAAGAACTGGACGATCCGTCCGAGTGATGAACGATCGGGCGCGCAGTCAAATCAATGTTCCCCGGTGAAACCATTCCGTCAACTTGCGTGGGGCCGGTGGGCGTCCACGATTGGAAACTTCTGGTATCTTCCGGAGTAGGCGTAAACTCCGCGGACTGTTGATAGTCCTTATCGTCAGCCATTATTTACCGCCCATGATCTTGAGACCTGGATCGCGCTGTTGCGCCGCAGCGATCGCCTGCTCGGGGATGTCGTGGATTCCGCCGCGACTATCCTGCACGCGCACGAATCCTGCCTCGACTGGAGGCGGGGCTTCGGGCTGCTCTTCGTTCTTAGCTTCCGGAGCGGATGGCTTCGCCGCAGTCTTATCTTTCTTCGCAGCCGGTTTCGCTGCGGGAGACTTCGCTGCAGGCTCCGGCTTCGGAGGCGTGGTGATGATCTTCGAGAGCAGCGGATGATCCTTCGCCATATTCAACGTCTCCGCGACTTGCGGATATTTCTTCGCGAGCGCCACAAGCTTCGTGGCCTTGGACAGACCGGCGAGGTCTTCGTCGCCGCCGTGCGCCGCCGCAAACTCCGGCAAATTCTGAACGCCCTTGGCCGCCTGTTCGTCCGTGCCCGGCGAAACTTGATTCTGCGTGAGGTTTGTTCCCTCCGCGCCGGTTTCCTTACGCAGCATATCGGTTGCCGCGCGCAACGTGTTCGCGATGTGGATCAGGATAGGATGCTGCTTGACGTCTTGTTCGGGATACTGAGTGATTTCGCCTACGACGCTATCGAGCGCCTTAGCCACGTCCCCGATCGGATCGGCATTCTTAGGCATAACATTCGTGGATGACATTTATTCTCCCGTCGCCGCTGCGTGCAGAATGTACCTGTCGATACCCGTGCCGATGGCTGCCGCTCCGATACTACCATATTTAAGGATCGCCTTAACAGCTTGCCTTTTAGCTTGTTTCTGTAGCACCGATCGCACCTCTTCGGGGTTAGAGAATCGGGCCGCACGCTCAGCCGGGGACAGTTTATCGAAAGTATTTCTCGCGTTTACCCAATCGGTGTTCGTGCCGTAATAAGTCCCGGCCTTTACATCAAGGATGTCTCGCAACGCGGGCTTCTCTGTGACGGGTACATTAAACTGGTCCAGAGCCTTGTCGACTGCCACGTCTACCGGAGTCTTAGGAACATTCGCCCCGGTGATGGTCGGCTTTATGTCGCTCTCTGACAGCCCGGCGAGGTCGCGGTTCTTCGCAACGATATCATTGTGCGCCTTGTTCTCCAGCTGCGCCTTGCCCTTGAGCAATTCGGACCGCTGTTGTGCGTTCGCTTCCACTGGGTCGCGACTAACTGTGCGTCCAAGCTTCGCGTCGAGGTGCGATTGCAATTCCAGGTTCGGCTGGAAGACTTTATCCAGTTCCGCGGCGCCTGGGACTTCGGTGTGAATCTTATCGCCCAATGCCTTGTAAATTTTTACCTTCGCGACATTCTGCACTTCTCCCGGAGTCTGCGGGTTGCGCGGGATATCGTTCCAATCGATCTGACTGCCGAGCTTCCGACGATACGCGAGCACTTCGTTCGGATCGAACGAAATCATCGCGTCGTTTGCATTCTTCAATTCATCGTCCACATCTAGACTCAGCTTCGCGCGATCGCTCGCGGGTATGTTGTTCTTCAGTTCGTCCATCACATCAACCAACGTGCCGTCGTCCTTCACGGTGGATCGAAACGGAGGTGAATTCTGTATCAGGTCATTCATCTTGATACCCGTATCTTTGATGGTCTGCTGGACAGGCTCGACGGCCTTCATGAGCGTGTTCTTCGGGCTGCTTCCAGCCTCAATCTCCGCGCCAGGTGTGCCGCCGACATGCTGTTTGAGAGTCTCGATGGCATTCGCGCTCAAATCTTTTCCACCGGGGAGTTTATTGATCGTTGCATTATCCAATGGGCTGTCGACCTGTACCGGCGCGCCGTGTTGGGGCACCGGGGAAGGCTCGCGATACACAAACTGAGCCGGGTCCACGGGTTTCACGGTTGCAACCTTCGCAGCCGCTTCCTGTGCCGCGGTTGCAGTGCGCGCGACCCGCGCTGACTTAATCGCTTCCAAACCTTGCGTCAATCTTTGTTCTGCCTCGGCGCCTAGTTCAGCCGCACCTGGAGCCGTCGACATCGCGATAGTCACGGGATTATTGGTCACGCCGCTTGACGTACCGAGAGGTTTACCTGCCGACTGTCCGCCGGTCAACAACTCTTTAGCTTCGCGTGTAGCGTCACCGATGCGGGACAGGATCGGATGTTCTGCACGTCCCTGTTGCGTATAATTCTCGATGGACGACGTCACATGATCCAAAGCTTTGCTCACCGAGCCGATGGGATCGATTACTGCCTGAGCCGCCGTATCTAAAAGACCGCCCGGGGTTGTCTTCGGAGGCGCAGACATCGTGCCGGGATTTACATCGGACACAGGCGTGACCGGCGAAAATGTCGCACCTTGGGGAACGGGAACAGCTTCTGATTCTACCGGCGCAAATGTTGCACCGGTGGGGACGGGGATATTGTTGGTGTCTGCCATAATCATTTCCTATTATTGCGCGACCGGCTTGTAAGTCTTACCACCATCTGTCGTGACTCCTGCAACCTTTCCGTTGATAATGACATTGTGAGGAATTCCCGCAACTGGTTGTGTCGGGGCGGCTGCGGCATTAGGCGCCTGCGTATTCTTCTGCTCTAAATCCTGCGACGCTAGATGTCCATCGTCGTTTCCGAACAAATCGCCCGCGACGTTCATGCGTCCGAGAACCTTTCTCGTAGCCGGGTTGACGTTGAGGTGGTTTGCGGCGTCCACCGAATCCTGATTCAACATTCCGGGAACGTTGCGACCAGAGCTACGCTTGTACTGATCGTTGATCTGGTTCAATCGAACGGCTCCGACGTCGGCTAAGGCTTTCAATGCACCGGAAATCTGTCCAGCAGTAGCGGTAGGCTTTAGTGCTGCGTCGAGAGTTGCTTGTTCTTGTTCAGACGGTTTGTATCCGCCGGACTGCAACAACGCATATTCATCCTTGACCGTACCGAGCGCGATATTCAATTTACCGGCTTCGGCTCCCCAACCCTGTTTCTCGAGTTGGTTCAAAGCGGTGTTCACGAACCGCGGGTTGTTTGCGCGACCGGTCGCTTCGGTGATTGCATCTTGCGCGATGGATGCGTGCTGTAGAACGTTGTTGTACTGTGCGATCTGCTTGGACAACGGACCGCCACCCGTGATGTCCTTGTACATCTTTTGAGTGTTCGCGTACGCAGCCATGCTCCAGTGCGGGTAAACTTGCTTGATGGCGTTTTCCGCGTCTTGTGGCGTGAGACCTTTCTGGCCCTTCGCCATACGTGTGAACACATCGCGGAAGTTTACATCGCCGGGGCTCGTGCCGAGAGATACGATCGCGCCTTGTTCTTCCGGGTTATACTGACCAAGGAACTTCTGTCGATCCGGAGAAAGCTGTGCAATACTCGCTTTCATATCATCTGTCATGAGATTACGAATGTCATCGGCCTTGTCTGCCGCTTTCTTCGCAGCATCTTCCGTAGCCTTAAATCCTGCTTCCTGAGCCTGAGACTCGAGTTTGTCGAATCCAGGGTAAGCTTCGGGAACAAGCTTTGCAACGTCCGGGAATTGCTTCAACGATGCCGGGTCGCTTAGGATCAGGTTACGTGCTTTAATCGGATCAGGCAAACCATCCTTGCCTTTCGCGCGAGGATCGGACAGCGCCTTCGACCATACCGGAGGAAAGTCGACCTTCTCTAATTTATAAGCATCGTCCGCATCGGACAATTTGTTATTGATCAACGTCTTGTTTCGCGCATCTGTCTGAGCCTTGATATCATCGGCCTTCTGATGCAGAGAATTCCATGAACTGAAATCGAATTCCTGACCCGGCTTAATGGGCTGGTCGGTCGCTTTATTGGCGTTTAGGTACTTGATCTCATCTTCGTTCGGCGTGACCTTACCGTGCGCATCCACAAGCGTGTACGTAGTCGCGTACTGCGGCTCACCGTTCGCGTCCGTGCCGATTGCCTTCTTACCAGATGGGAACGGCGTCATATCATGCAGGTTCCACTTACCGTCGACAACACCCTTCTGTAGGTCGGCGTACGTGACATCTCGTGCGAGAACCGGCGTAGGATGTCCGCTATCGGGATCTTCCAACATTTTGAGCGTCTTGTTTCCATCGGCAATCATTGGATCGACGACGCCGATTTGATGGTTCAAATTCTGCGTGTGGATCATGCGCAGATTCGCTTCGGTATTATCCAGCTGTGCCTTCTGATGCGCATCATCTTGTTTTTCCTGTGCGCGTTGATCTTCGGCATTTTCGTGCTGGGCCTTTTGAGCTTGCTCTTTCTGCGCAGCAAGACGCTGATTGCGATTCGCAATCGTGCCCGTGATTCCACTCAGGATTCCGCCGCCGACTGGGGCCTTTCCTTGCGGAGCATCACCGAGACCGGACAACACACCTTGCGCGGCGCCGAGCAACGACTTCGCCCATCCGCCGGGCTGAGGCTTACCATTCGCCTGCAGCGGAATTGAGTTCTCTGGTTTATCTAGAGCGCGGCCTAATTTCTGCGCGAACAACGACTTTGGATTGGACGCGTTGACGGGCTCCTGAGTTGAATCCGGAGCACCGAGGGCGCCTTGTCCTGCATCGGGAGCCGCAGTATCTGGAGCGGCCGCAGCTGGAGGTGTGCCTCCCGGTCCGGCCAACGTGCCCGCGCCGGGTGCAGAACCTTGATTTGCCGCCGTCATCTGCTGCTGGTTAGCCTGTTGTTCAGGGGTAAGAACTAATGCCATTTTATTGCTCCTTATGCTTGACCGGTTAATGCGTTAAGACCGCCTTGAAACCCACCGCCACCCATTGCCCCGGCACCGAATGTAGCCGCATCCATCACCCCGCCGGTGACCGCGCCTGATATAGCTTGATCTTCCTGCGCCTCTTGCTGCGCGATCGTGTTTGCGTCACCGAATGCTTGATTGCTTGCCGTATTTGCGGCGCTACCTGCCGCGTTCGGACTATAGTCGCCTGATAAAGATTGCAACCCACCGGTCGCTTCTTGGAAGTTCTGACGTCCAAGATCGGCATTCCGCTGCGTAATCCCCAACTGTTCGGTTGATAACTGCCCGGCCGCGGTGCTTGCCAAGTTCGCCTGAAGCTGTTGCTCCGGCCCGGATGTTGACCCAGAATCCGATGCATGTCCAGCTATTTGTCCGTTCAGGGCGCGAGCCGCGTTCGCGTAATTGGCTCCCGTAGTATCAAGAGCTTGCGTGTTTTCCGCAGCTAGCTGCTGGGCGCTCATACCGTTCTGGTTTGGCCCAGCTTCAGCGATTGGTGTAAAAATGTTACTTAAGTTTTGATTTACACCTTGCTGTTGCTTAAACAGCGTACCATAATTCTGTTGTACTTGCTGAGAAAATTGCTCCTGCTGCCCAGCAATATTCTGCTCAGCCGTTGTTGGCCCGCAGCATTGTACAACCAGACCTTCATATTCATAAGAGTCCTCGCATACCCACTCCAATGTTTCCATATCGAGGATTGCTCTCGTGATAATCTTCATACTCGCCTCACTAAAAAGCCTTGACAAACAAACCTTTGAAATGCTACTATTTCTTTATGGCAAACCGTTTACAACTCGAAGGTCTAGTATTCGGACGATTAACCGTTCTAGAAGCCGCTGGTTTAGATTCCGGCGGAAACTCCCTATGGCGATGCCGTTGCAAATGTGGCACTACGATTACAACTTGCGGTTCTAAAATGCGAAACGGAAAAATACGAAGTTGCGGGTGCCTAGCTAGAGAGCTTTCGTCTATAAGAAACTCAACTCATGGACACAAAAGAGGAGGAAAACGATCGCCTACGTACTATTCTTGGCTTGCCATGAGAGAACGCTGTTACTACAAGAAACATCCTCGTTACCACGATTACGGAGGAAGGGGCATCAAAGTGTGCACTCGTTGGAGATGGTCTTTCCAAAACTTTCTTTATGACATGGGTGTTCGCCCAAATGACAAAACTATAGATAGGAAAGACAATGATGGAAACTACACACCTGAAAATTGCCAGTGGTCTACTCCGAAAAATCAAGCTCGTAATCGTCGGTCGACAAAACAGGTTTAAATCCCAAATGTTGTTGCAAAAAACTCACCAATTTCACCGATATGCTTTCCGTGATAATTCCCGTCGCGCCATCTAATTTCGCATATGGAATGAAATTCTGGATGCCTTGTATGATTGCAGAAGCCACGCGACGTTCCGAAACTTCGGACAACGGTCCAAACTGGCTATGCAACCGAAGCACATCTTTTTCGCGATCGAATCGGACAAAGATGACCGTGCCCTTATCATCTGCCAATTTGAATGTAAGGTAACCGTGAATCCACCAATCTGTACTGTCCTTTATGGTGTGCCAGGGATCGGCTTGTATCCACCTAGCTAACTGCGGTACGTCTTCGAACGTTGTTGGTACAAAGCTAATCATATTCCCTCTATCCTTGGTCTTTCATGCAGAGTTCACAATTGGGATTTACTATCCCCTTACTTGAATGCCAGCGGGCATGCCCACCGCCAAGTTTCCCATTCGCCTGAGCGGCAATAAGAGCGGCTCCGGTCTTTAGTTTCCCTTTTAGGGCTTCGCTATGATGACGACGGGCTTCTGCTGACAGCGCCCATGTTTTCCCGAGAAGGTGCTGATTACCCATCGCGGCTTTGGAAAGATTTTCACGCCATTCTTTAGAAAATGTCGGACGATTCTTTCCTTGCTTTGACTCTCGTATTTTCTGATTTCGTTCCTCAGAGGAAATGAATCCAGATGCGCCGTCTCCTCCGTCCGTGCGATTATAAAGAATACCTGTGCCCAAATCCTTTCTACCCCAGTTGCGAATCAACTCTATTTCCGTGACGAACGCCTCTGCCTCATTACTACGATTCATGATGACGATACGAGAACGGTTTTTGGGCGGACGATGACCTATGTATGAATTATAAGCGCGACGACCGCGGCCTTTACCCACATAATAGGGCGTCCCGTTTTGTCGTAAATAAAGGTAAGCGTAAAAAGTCATAAGTCCTATTTTATCACCCAAGCCATTCTACGTAAACTGCTAAATCGTACGCGCCCGCTGTTGGGCTGCCCGGCGTGTAACCGAAAGCGTACTGCAAGTTCGTTGAAGCTTTGGCGTAAGCAAGAACCACACCGGAGATTTGTGTCCCCGTTGTGTTACCCGATGACACGTTTGGTGTCGTGGGATTGCTTGTCTTAACCACCGTGTCGCCATTACCGTTCGTGTATATAACTTGAAAGCCGGTCGCTCCACCTAAAACGGAAGTCGTTCCCGCGGTCGTTATAGTAGCGACGTACGAGATGCGGTACAGGCCAACTCCCGCGGCCGGAACTGCGTAAATCGTCGTAGCGGTAATAGCCGCTGCTTGGGCTGTAAGCAAAGAAGACGCTAAGATGGCTGGGATACCACCTCGAACCGTAGCTACGTTATCATACTTAGAAATTTTTCCTGTTAAAGCAAGGGTTGGTGCCGTCACCGTACCCGTGAACGTAGGGGACGCGAGAGGCGCAGCACCCGAGATTTGTGACACAGTTAATTGCGCGACGGTGACCACACCACCGAGTGTGCTTTGCTGCAGCACTTTATTCGTGCCACCGGTTCCGGATAAGTCTGATCCGGTTCCGCCTTGGTTCAAAGCTAGGATGCCCGTGAGACTGCTTAATGCAAGTGTCGCGACTGTGAACGGCGCGCCTGGTGAAGTTTGTTGCACGACTTCGCCCGCACCACCAGTTGCGGACAAATCTGCACCGGTGCCGCCCTGAGTCACGAGGAGCGGAGTGCCGCCGTAGGCCAACGTTAACGTATGATTTGCGATCGAACCCGTGATGAATGAATTCGAATTATTAACCACGAAATTGACCGACGTGCCAGGAAGATCAGACGGTTCTATGGCTCGAAAGGTGGGAATTCCAGATGACGGCCCGCCAGCACTTCCGGTTGTCACAAACGTTACGATACTTGCAGTCCAACCGAAAACATTAGGGCTTGGAATTCCGCTCCACGCATCCGTGTACGTCCCAGCTGGCTCGATAATACCCGCGCCACCAAATGAAGTCGGTGCATTGACCGTGAGGTCCAATGGAGTGATTGCGGCCCAGCCCGGCGGAACCACAAGTGGTTCGCTTCCGGCGCCGTTGTTATCCCATACCCAACTCGTCACCCACTCTCCTTGAGTGATTGTCACGGAGCCCGCTGTAGGATTTCCTGCGGAGCCGGTTGCTTGCACAACCTGATCAACGGCAAGAAGTCCGTTGACGCTGACAAATTCGGCGTCGAATAACTGCGAGAAGGTATCGCTCATCGTGACCGTTATAGTAAACGTGCCGCCGATAGCTACCGCATTGGTAAAAGGAAAATAAAAAACTTGGAAAGAAATGGTTCCGCTAGAGCCAGGGGGAGTTTGGACTGGGAAAAGAGGCAACCACGTTTGCCCTAAATTATCCACGACTGACACAACTATAGCGCCACCGCTTAGGTAACAAGTTAAAAATCCAAAATCACCGATAGAAATGGGACTTGCGGCCGTGACCGGATTCAGGGTTACGACAGCGCCTGTTTGACTTGCGAGTGGTATTTGATCGTTTGAAACGAATGCCTCCGGTATCAAGATCGGCGGTCCCATGAGTGCATAGCCTGCGGGCTCGGGTTTCCACGTGACAATCGAGAAACCTGCGCTCGTTGTGACGTTGTATTGGATAGGCATCTGCAGCCCAACACTCGAACCGACGATCTGCGTTGCGACTGATTGTGCCGCGGCGACGATCTGCGGATTCCCTCCCGCACCAACCGGCATGAGTCGCGCGGACGGAGTGCTACCGCCGCCGTACTGTGTATTAATCTGGTCCGGCTGCAACATGAATGCCGGGGGAATTGATCCACTGAAATACGGCTGCATGGTTGCAGGCGTAGGAGGTGCCCCACCGGTAGGTTGACCGGGAATAATCGGCGGAACATCTATCGGATGAAAATTACCGGGCAGCCCAGCTTCTTGCGCGACGGTTTGTTGCGGCGCGGACTCGAATTTTGGCGCACTTTTCTTTTTAGCCATGGACTAATTTTCCACGAAGACCCGCCCAAAGATGGTGAGGTTATAAAGCTCGTCACCGTTCGGGGTAATTCCGAAATCGACCTTAATCTGAAGGTGACGACAGCGCGCGAGTGTACCCGTTGCAGCGAAATAATACCGATTAGGAGAATATGACGTCGGCGCAATCGTATCTCCGTAAATTGTCGGAGGATCGAACTGAGGCTTAAGCGGCATGTTCACGAACGAACCCGCTATCTCGTTCAGTAAGAAACCAACTTGAGGTTGATACGCAACTCCGGAGAAATCGCCTTCGATAAATCCGAGCACGGCTATCTGTCCTGGGTGCGCGAGCATAATGCTACCCATGACAAAGTAGGCGTCGTACTGCCCGGTAACAGTTGAGCTAGGCGTGGTGATAGTGTTACCCAGCAATGTCACTGCACCGGTTTGAGCCAACAATCTTCCAGTCAGTATCGCTCCGGTATTTACAGAAATAGACGTAAGTGCAAGGATGGTTCCTTGGAACACGGCGCCTACCCCGATCGTAGCGGAACTACCAACTTGCCAGAACACGTTAAGGGATTGCGCTTTATTTATCAAAGATACCGAAGTACCCGTGCCCAACACCAACGTAGTCGCAGTTTTAAAAATCCAGAACGCGTTTGGATTACCTGCAGCATCGAGAGTTAACGTCCCCGTCGTGATACTGAACGTTCCAGACAGACTTGAATAAACTCCGGGTGGAAGAGTCGTCCCACCTAATTCTGTCGGTATCGTAACAGCCCCTGGGAAAGCCGCGGCTTGATTGTATGCCGTGACCAAATCCGTCTGAGCCTGAACCGCTGCTGGGTTATCGATGTTCGTCGCGCCCGTAACTACTGGAGCACCCGTGACAGCGCTTCCCGGGCTCAACCCTAAGTCTCCATTGATGGTAGTTGTCCCGGAATTAGTGATTGTGCTACCTGCCAGGACACCGTATGTAGAAGTTGTTAGCAAGTTAATCGGCGACGGGTTTAACACTACCACCCCATCCGTGTACACAGTCAAATCGCGGAATAATATATTCTCGTTATCACCGACGCCACCCACGAGAAGCTTCTTGATGCCCGGAGTAATTTCGATGCTCTGCACCATCTGACATCCGTTGGTGATATTCGCGAACGGACTCCAAATAGGCTCCGGACCATTTGCGCTTCCGGGAACTTGGTGTGGATTACAACGCCACCACCCAGTACTTCCATCCGCGACGTAAATTGCGTTGTCTACACCGGCCTGTTGAACCGCGACATAAATTTTCGATGTATTCAATACGGCAAGTTGATCTCCGATCGGGAATCCTGCGTTAGAAATGTTAAGAGACGGATTGATTACGCGGAATTGCCCGTCAGATGATACGAAATAAATTTCTCCTGCGTACACATCGAGCGCATTGAATGAGCGAAGTCCGATGCCCGGCCCGAGTGTCACGGAGTAGAACGACGCAGTTAACGGACCCCCGGCCAAGAACTCAATGCTGTCAGTCAAGAACACAACCTGCCCCGTAGACGTTTTTACGATACGTATAACGTCCGCAAGGTATGGGAAAGTATCGGATGGGTTGAACGCGAAGTTCGCGTTTCCGGTGATGACATCAGGACCGCCTGAGAACACCACACTGCTACCGGACGCTCCCCAAATACGTTGGAAGTTATACGTCATCGGCAAGAAATTATTCGGAGGAGGATCATTCTCATCATCAATCGGAGCCGGAATGAGGTTGTTCAAACCTTGGAATACTCCTATAGCTACGTCGGGGAGATAATCTTGGAAGTGCCACACAACGGGTTGTCCGCCGTTCGGAAGAGGGTTCGGAATCTCGGTCAGGAAGAACATGTTGTCCGATCCGCCGCCGTCCGCCGAGCGCCAGATGATGATTGTGTCCACGGCCGGATCAAGTGAACTGATCCCACTAACCGTGTTAATCGCGCCGGTGTTTGGGCCGCCGATTACAGTCGCGGGTGACGCAGTGCTGATCGCACCTGTCTCGGAGCCAGTTGGCTGGCCGAGTCCCGCGGGATATATCAGGTTGAGTCCCGGAGGAGGATTGGTGTCGTAGAAATCTGTGGTCGTTCGACTGTAGTATGAATATGCGTACGAGTAGCCTTGGGTCCACGCGAGTGAGTTGGTCTGCGCGACGCCCGAGTTGTACCACGTAATCGTGTTATCAGTCGTATTGAAACCGATCGCTTGCCACGCCGGAGTTACAGAACCTGACTCACCCGATGAAATCACATACTCAAGATCACCCTGAGTATCAATGACAGACGCGCTGCCGTAAGGTTGGTTCTTGCTTGGAGGAACGAAACCAGCTAGCGGAAGATACCAAATCGTATTCGCAGCCCATGCAATTGCTGCACCAACGCACACCCAAGTAATCTGAGAAGTGCCGGAGCCATCCAAAGTAGTTGCACCATAAGTAGTTCCCCACGCTGCAGGGATAGTAGGACCGCTGATCCCACTCGCCATGCAAACTTGCAAGTTGCCGTTCGTATCTTCAATTACCGAAAAGGTGTTTGCTCCAGAAACCCATGCAGTGTAAGAAGTGAGCGCAGTCCATGTCGCCGAACCGAGCATTGTCCAGGTCAATTGGCCGTCTGTAGTCGTCTGACCGATAGCTGTTTGCCACGGAGGAGGAGTCGCGCCGGTTCCGGTCACGCCGCCGGTAGTCGCACCTTGCAGGTAAACATTCTGCCCGGCAAGTGGAGGAAGAATAAGTGTGGGCTCAATCGTCGCGCAATTCAATACGTTCGGATCGTTTCCAGTACTCGGCTCGACATACGTTCCGTACGTCTCTCCGGCGGTCCACGATCTAAGCAACGTAGGTGTGACGTTCAATTGTCCGAGGCTACCCCAACGCGCGGCGGTTGCGCCGCCTGCGTTCAGTTCACTCGTGCGAGCGCCCGTGGATACAAGGGCTGGGTTCCACTGTGGCGCCGAGGGTCCAGAAGTAGCCGCGAAATTGTGCGTCTGAATAAACACGCACTTAGTTCCCGGATCATAGATGGCTTGACCAGGCTGATATGTCGTCTTAGGAGCCCACGTGCCGATCGGGCCTTGGTTGGTCCATGTGACCGAACCATCCGCAGTTGTTCCGCCGGTCGCTTGGTTCCATGGAGGTTGTCCGTTGCTACTCGTGCCGAATCGCAGTGTCGGGTTAGTTCCGTCTGCGTTGACTCCGGATAATTGCTCAATGTTTCCGTTAGAGTCGACGATCAAACCCATCGTGGTAAAATATGTGTGCGCCTGCCATGCGACCGCACTAGCAGCTGACTCTGTGGTGGTAATCGTCGGCCCATTGACCGGCGCGACCAAACCGAATCCGTATGCGATTGCGTTCGGATTCAGTGGCGTATAGATAAAAGTCTCGACCCCATCGCCCATGTAAAGAATGCCCGCGACGGCAACGAAATAAGTCTGTCCAGCGCCGGTGCCTTTCGCGAATATCAAAGTTTTCGAACCGTTCTGCTGATCCCAATACACGGCGCCTGAAGACACCATACTCGCAGCTGCGGTCTCCGCGGTGGCGTGCGGGTTGTTCAAAGTGATGGTTGTGCCAGTTGAAGCTACGGCGGTGTATATTGAATCGGAACCGGCACCCACGAATCCGGAAACGGTGAACTTCATGCCGACATACGTGTTCCCCACACCTCCGGGGAACGTGCCGGTATATACCGCATTACCGCCGACAGAAGTAGCAACCGATGTGACGCTCAAAGCACCGGTGGATTCGGTGTCAATGATTACGCGAATGGTTCCGTCGAGAAGTTGGAACGAGAAGCCGCGATCTGGAGGCGTCGGATAAGTCACTGTAGAGAATTCCGACAAGCCGGGGCGCCGTTGCAAAGTGAGTCGATTCGTTAGTTCAACGTTCGAACCCTGCCATAAAGCATCTGGACGACCGCCATAAAATCTCGACGTAGCTAAATCAGAAGGATCGTGCAGCACCGAGCGCTGTGTATAAATTCCGGTAAACGCTTTATCAATGAAAAGCGGCGCAAACTTCGGTTGTTTCTGTGGTTGCGCTCCGGATTGCTCGAGTAAATTAGGCATTATACTCCGCGGGCCTGCTGACCCTGTTGCGTACGTGATACATTAGTTTGCGATTGACTCTCACGAGCGAGATACTGAGCAAGGAATGCGTTGCGCTGCATTTCGCTGAGGCCTTCCGCCTTCGACAACAATGCCGCGATGCCACGCATACGATACCGCGCAGCTTGCTGATCATCGTCGACCGACTGAAACGCTTCTGCAAGAAAAAGGTTGTTGTAAATATCGAGGTACTGATCCGGAATGGGCCATGCTTGCGTCAGGAGAGTGAACGGTGTAATAACCTTCTGATACGTTATGGTCGCGGCGTAATTCTGATCCGGAATGCTCAAGAACCTAAGCGCGACACTTACCCCATAAGTAAAAAACTTAACCGCGACCGCTTTGGGTTGCGCCGGTGCGGAGACTGACACACCGAGAATATTCGTGTTGTACACATCCTTCAATTCGTACGAGTACTTACCGTCCACAGTCTTCAAACTAACCACCTCAAGAAAATTGAAATCTGTGATCGGAACTACGTTGTAGTCCTGTATATTGGCGGTCAGTGTCAACCCCGTATATTCCGCGCGGTTCCACGGCCATGTGATCGGCGCGGATGTGACTGTATCCAACACCATGTTCGCAATGGATATCGCGGGTTCGTTTCCTATTCCCGCAGTCAAAGGCGAGTATTGGATGAACGTCCGTGCCCAGTTGATCGTTTGCTGAAGTGTGTACATTGTAATCCTTAGTAGTTGAACGGACGGCCTGGGCCACGGAAGAAGCCGCCCCGTTGGGAACCGCCGGACATAATTCCACGATCCGGGACAAACACATTCTCTTCGAGTTCACGATCTTGCTTCGCGCGAAGTTCGACTAAAGAGGCGAGCCAGAGCGCCCACTCATCTTTAAATTTGCCACGAACCTTCGAGTCCGCAGAGTACCGATAGCATTGTGCGATAAACCCGGCCCGGAAGTTCGACTCGAACTGATCGGGCAAAGGGAACAACGTCTGCGCGAGAGATGTGAAACGAACCGGCTTCGCCTGCCCGGTTAACTGAATTTGAAAAACGCGTCCAGTCTGATAAGGTACCGGTTGGACACGAATACCCTGTCCCCACGGATCGACCACAGTCCATACAGTCGTGGCGCCTACTCCAGAACAGGTTGTGCCAGGGACCGAATTCTCTGGTGCGAGAGGAGCACTTACACCTTCGATACCGTACGTGGTGATCACTAAAAGATTTCCGTTCGCATCCTGAATCTGTGAGATCGGGTTCGACGGCATGCTCTGTGTTCCGAGCGGCTGTGTGTATGCGGAGCCAGGGATAGGATTGTTTCCGATCGACTGCGTTCCGTTGTTCAGCGCGCCCCATGTTCCGTAATATAAAGTGTTGTTCGGGAAAAAGTTGGCGATGCATATTGCGTTGCCGACGCCGTAGTTACCGCCCCCGCTACCATTGCCATAATTCCAATTTGATGCCGTAGCTTGTGGCAACTGCCGACCGACTTCAACGGTGCGGTAAGCTTTCGGAAACGACGTGCTGTTAATATCGATCGCGATGCCACGCTCAAGCCATTCAAGATTGGTCACCGAAGAACCTGATACCGGATAACCCGCGGGTTGACCGGTGGGATAGATAAGCGCGTAGTCTTGCTGAAACGAGTTCGTATAAAACGGAGGGAGGTTGAATTCATTCCACTTGTGCGGGAAAGGAACCCCGCAGATAGCGTTCATGACGTCGGTGGCAATAAACAACGCCGGGTGATCATCGCTCCCAGCCACGTTTAACACCGGCTCGATATCGGCGAATGCTTGCGCAATGTTGACAATTCGTTGAAGCGTAACGGTGCTTTGAGTTTGAATCATGGTTCCTTCTTAATCGTGTATCGCGAAAAAGTTAGCTATCACGTGATGAACGCCAGAAGAAGCGTTACAAACCACGAATGAAAATCCAGTGCCGTTGACTGCCAGTTCTATACTCCCGATACAGATAATCTCTGTTGCGGCTGCTGCCGGAGGAGTCTCAAGTATGACGACACTACCGGTGAGCGTGTAATTGTTATCCGCGAAAGCAACAGGCCAAAGAACCGGAATCACCAAAGACGGTGTTGCGCTTGCGATCACCCCGCAGTCGACTCGTATCGTCTGAACTTGTCTCGTAAAAAGTTGATCCAATACTACAGAAGAAGGACCGAGTATACCTGTGGTTAGATCGTACGCAGCAATAGCTCCTAGCTCTCCTGAAACAGTGAGCAAGGAAGATGGGCCGAGTATGCCTGTGATCGCATCATATGCCGCGACAGCCCCGAGAACTTCCGACACAGTGAGCACGGGAGACGGCTGAATCGTGCCCGTCGTCTCATCGTAAACCATCACTGCTTGATCCTGATAGTTATCTGACATTTTGTCCTATGCCTTTAAAGTAGAGTAAGAGACTGATATATTCAAAGTTCCATTCCCCAACGTCAAAGCATTCGGCGCGCTGAACATCACCGGAGCATTTTCCGCAATCGACAGCGTGATAAGTCCATTACCACACACGCCCTGGAATATGCATGACTGTGTTGCCTCGATGATGCCCGAGGCTGCGTTGGCCCATGCATAGATCACTAATTCATTTGTGGATGCGGCTGGGGGATTACCATACGTGATGAAACAATCGTTGGTGTGTGCGGGCGATGAATAAGCAATCCCGCCGAAAATGTATTCCATCGCATAAGCAATGGGCCAATTATAAAGACCTGGGCCTGGGGCTGGAAGAATCTGCACCGGCGTAGCGTATAGCGCAAGAAGTTGGGCGCTTGTCAAACTCACCGTCGCAACTCGGGCAATATCTAAGATGAGTGGTCCGCCGGGGCCGAGCATCCCGGTTATTTCGTCGTACACGGCAACAGCACCTAGTATAGCACTTTGTGCCAATGAGTTCGACGGAGTAAATGTTCCCGTAGCTCGGTCGTAAATAACCAACGCTTGGTCGACGTATGTATTTGCCATAGCCTACGCCCCGAAATACACTACGAAAATTGCAAGATCATACGCGCCTGTGATCGGACTGCCAGGTGTAAAGCCCATCGCGAATTGCAGGTTAGTTCCACCGGCCGCGTACCCATCATCCTCACCAGAAATTTGAGTACTTGTTAAGTCACCCGCGGACACGTTAGGTGTCGTAGGCAGGCTCGTCTTTACCACCGAGTCGCCGTTGGCGTTGGTATATATAATCTGAAAACCGTTTGTGCCACCGAGAATCGTCCCAGACGTGCCTGGTGTCGTAATGGTCGCGGCGTATTTAAGTTCGTACATCCCACCGGCACCCGCTGGAATGGCGTAAATGGTTGTAGGTGGTATCGCAGCAATCTGTCCGGTCAGGAATGATTTCGCAACGACCTGGGCTCCGGCCGCACTACTGCTGATCATCCGTACGAGCAAATTTCCCCCGCTATCGACTTGGAGCGCGCAGGCTTGTTTGTCCGCAGGGGTTGGGGCCGTCAGATTGAAAACCCCACCAATTATTTGAGACGTTGTTGGCGTCGAACTATTTAAAGGTCCAGACATGTTACCATCCTCACTAAAATTTTGTCACAACTGCGCCGATTACGTCGACGATTCATATGTTCCAGAAATTTGAAGCACGTATCCGTTGACACCAGGATAGGTGCCGTAAAGGTTGCTGTTAGGTGAAGGTGACAAGGACAAAATACTTGCGACCGTAGTGTTGGGGGTTATGATACCAATCAAGGCTAACCCCGTGACTGCCGCCTCTCGCCCTACAAGGAATGTTGACGAAGATGCCCCGGCGGTGAATGGCAGACTGGCTAATACGTTCCCTGCCCCTGAACCAGAGGCTATGATATCCACTGAGATTGCAACGGTAACTGTTTTTCCGATTTTAGTATATCGCCCCGTGGCAGTGGCTGTGGTGATTGTACCCGTGGTCGCCGTAACAGTGGGCGTATAGTTCACCCAAGTACCGAGTGCTGCCCCATTGACGTAGTAACCGCTGGATACGTTGACCGTACCTGCTCCCTCACTGCCGCCCGTCGCAGCACCGACATAAATCCCACCCGCCTGGGCAAAATATAGTTGGTTTCCAGCTGTGATGGAAAAAATCGATAAATCTTGTGTACCTGCGGGACGGTATACGAGGAAATCCGCACCGTTGGTGTTGTCGTTAAAACTGATGGCAGTTTGAAATGCGAGCGGAGCACTGAGAGTCACATAGCCGCTTTGACTTCCCAGTTGCTGAAACGTCGCAATGTTTGCAACGCTCGAAGATGTCAAATCGAAGGTTGCTGTTCCAGTGAATGTCGGCGAAGCAATCGGTGCGGCTCCAGTGACTTGAGCTACCGTGTAATCTCCACTTACCGCAAGCACAGCGCCGGTGCGTCCAAAAACGGAAGTAACGGGGGCCGTCGCCGCCGTAATAAAACTTTGGCCTAACACGAAAGCAGTCGTAGCCAGTTGGGTAGTATTGGTTCCTGCGGCCGCGGTCGGGCCGGTTGGGACGCCGGTGAATGTCGGCGAAGCAATCGGTGCTGCGCCCGTGACCTGTGCCACGGTGTAGTCTCCCGAGACCGCGACAACCGCGCCCGTACGTCCAATGAATGACGTTACACCGCCAGCTGATCCATTAGACGCAGCGGTGATAATGCCCGCGGCATTGACCGTAATGTTCGCATTTGTGTAAGAAGTTGGTGTAACGCCGGATGCTGGGAGGGACAGCACAATATTAGTACCTGCAGGCGTAACAGTGATACCCGTGCCTGTGATGTTCAGGTTACCCGTTAAACCATTGAGCTCTGTGACACCGGCGCCACCGCCGACCACGCGCACAAGCAAATTTCCTTCGCTGTCTAATTGGAACGCGCAGGCTTGGCGATCAGCCGGAGTCGGAGTCGTTGCGTTAAACACGCCACCGACGATTTGGGACGTTGTTGGTGCCGAGCTATTTAAAGGTCCAGACATACTATACCATCCTTAAGATTCGGTCCACGTAATTCGAACCGTCATGAGCGAGCCAGCCGCCGCAACGGCTGAGATTTCAATTCCGATAAAATCTGACGTGCCGTGAAGCGTCAGAGCCTGACAATTGTCGACTCCAAAATCCAATTGAACTGCGACAGGACCAACCAGACCAGCGGAGTTCGTGGTCCACTGCATATACTCAGAACTGATTGAACCCGCATTGTACGGGGTTGCCGTAGTCGGCAGGACAGAGTATTGATCACACACAGCAGTTGCAGTCGGATTATTAATATCGAGGGGCGCCGGAGTCATGAAATTTGGCGTGCCACCGCTAATCACAGTGTACCGCCGAAGTCGAATGACGTTCGGCGCGGCGTTTCCGGTCGTGCATGCCCACGTGACTTTCACGTGACGAATTTTTACAGTTTTGGTTGCTGAGCCTTGCAAGACGACAAACGGAACGCTTGGATCGGCCAATGGTGCGAACGCACTCTGGCAAGCACGATATGTGTACTCACGCCCAGTCGCGTCCACGTACAAAGATCCAAGCGGGTCGCACTGCAGCGCCACAACGTCACCAACGGCCGCAACTTCTGAGACAAGGCCACCAAACACCGAACCCATCTGTACCGGATTTCCGATAAAAGGGGTATTCGATGCGGCGAGACCTTCAACCATTAATGGTCCGGCCACGGGAAGCGGATTTCGCGCATTGACCAGAAGGTTTCCTTCGTTGTCTAATTGGAGCGCGCACGCTTGTTTATCAATGGGAGCCGGAGTAGTTTCATTAAAAACTCCACCAACGATTTGAGACGTTGTTGGAACCGAGCTATTTAACGGTCCGGACATATAGCTCTCATAGAAAAATTCCGCAGCTTAGATTTGTCATGAATTTTAAAAGTGGAATTTGAAGCTTGCGGGTTCACTTAGCCTCTAAGAAAAATGGGGGCGGTAACGCCGCCCCTCGTATTTGAACGATCTACTGCGCTTCTGCAGGCTCGAGATCATCGTCGCTGACGTCTTCAACAGTGTTGAACGTCTGCGGGATTTCCGACATGCTAGGAGTGTTGCTAGATTGACCGAATAATTCGTTCGCTTCGAGCCAACCGATCTTCGTGTGGTTTCGAATCCGGCGACCGGAACGTAACAACGCTTCCTTCGTGTCTCCTGGTTTCCACCGCATCTTGCAAATGAAACAACCGATGGTTTGCGTTTTATCGATATATGTGTGATGAAAAAGGGCATAATCCTTAATGCCGGTCTTCGACTTAACCTTGCCACCCTTCAAATGAGTGCAACGCTGTTGCTTCAGGAACGTCTTCTCGTTGCGATTCTTGGTGTTAAGGGCGCGCTGTTTGCCGCGAGCTAGGATTGCTTCGTCATCCGCGATTTCTTTCTTTGCCAGCCGCGCTTCGCGCTCAAGCAAACTGCGAATTAGTACATCCCTAGAATCCTCATCGGTGTAACGAGGCTTGACAGACTGTTCGTGCGCCGCCTTCCCTGATTCTGTTTCCTTTGGTTCTTGATTGGACATAACATCCTCTTATCAGGGCGTGGACACCTTCCCTGAACGTCTCGCGTGTCGGGTTACAAGTGCGACTAGGCGAGTACTGCTTTTACTTCTGGATCGCGTTTACCACATCTGAAATTCCACAATGACTTCCGATACCGGCTACTCACCGGGCCGCCCTGTGGCCTTCCAAAGATAGCATGCGCTTTCTCTTCGGTCAGAATCTGCTTCACGATCAGCTGCGCGAGTACCGTACGCCAACCACGGAATTTTTCACCGGCGGGGAGATCGTGCTTATCCAATCGAAGTATCGACCATTCGTACATCGCGGGCACCTGTAGGTAGCAGCAGTACAGCATTTCCTGTCCGCGTGCGGCCCACAAAGCGACTGTCCCGACCATCCCGTTGTCAACTGTAAAGCATTTCACGCCATTGTCGCGTAATCGCTTAATGAATTCTCGGGTCTCGATGATGTGAACTTTTCTAGGTTTTTCGTCGGTCAGTAAATCTTGACCGTCCATCTTATAACCTTCGACTTGTGCATTGGACGCTTCTTTTTCTGCAGCGAAGCTTTCCTTGACGAAGTTGCGGTAGTCTTGAGGAAATCGGACCCAATCTGGAGTGCCTCCGGCGAGTAACTGCTTGATGCTCGCGGTGGTGGTCTTCAAATCGTGACGACCTTTTATATTGTCGTCAACCGTTACTAGGCCTGACTTGCTAGTGCTGTATTGAATTGCCATTGCCCTGCCTTTCTCTTTCTCTGCGGCGCGTCTGCGCCTCAGACATTTTTAATCTGACTTCTGTTGATCGAGGTCTTCGGGACTTCTTTGAATTCTTCATCCCTAACCGCGACTTATTCCCCATCTTAGCGATTGAGATTTTCTTTCGATGTTCTTCTGACTTAATGTGTTGAGACATTTTCAACCGAGTTTCTTCTGTATGTCTACGTCCCAAACTAGTGACCCTTTTCTTCTCTTTGGTCTCGGGGGAGTCTTTCCGGCCTAGATGAGCGTCTCTATTCTTTTGATTGGACTCTTCAGAATGCCTTAATCCCAAAACACCGTCGCCGCCTTCGGTAAGATTATATCCGACTGGCTTTCGAGTATTTAGAGCTTTAATCATTCCTTTCTCGTACAGGTCCATCTCCCATTTTGTCGCTACTATGACAAGCGGACTTATATGAAAACTACTAAGGCCATGCTTTCGAACAGCGTTGTATAAATATGGCTTATCACGGCTGCCACGTAAAGCATGCGCAACACAGTGATTCCAATACTTACTCAAATCGCTTCCCGAATGCTGCCCAACATATTGTTTTCCGTTGATATTGTTTGTCGCTAGATAGACGTACATTGAATCCTCCCTTAAAGGATTTGTTCAGGGAGAGTGTTAAGGGCACCCTCCCCAAACAGTTTACTTCAAAACCACATTAACACAAACCGAAGTCTGTGTCAAATCGAACTATTGGATTGCGGGAACCGAATCTATGAACCGAATACGTTGAGTACCGGCTCCGATTGCGGGAGGTAGCGTTACAGTCTGCGTGTTGTTACTCGCCTTTCGACGGGGTTGATCATTTCTGTCAACCTCATACGGTTTGCTTCCCGTATGGTCGGACTATCGCATCGGCCCGAAGGCCGTCCCAGGGTTTAGTCTCTCACGGTGGCTTTCGCCTTCCGCCTTTTTCCCATTGCAGGGTTAAAGTCAATTACCCAGGATTTCCACATCGCGGATTACGCCGCGAGGGCACCAGATCGATGAAACTTGTAAGCACACCAGCCCCCGATTGTTGCAGTCGGGTCAAACGAAGAAGGAGGAGCGTCAGTCACGACTTTGCAGTCGATCGTGCGCCAGTCGCCTTCGTCCAAATCCGTGTCGCCCGGAACTTCGAGCCACACGCCGATCATGGCGTAGTTACCGAAAATATACGTACGGAAAGCGATACTGCCGCCACCGAGGTAATTCGGAGTCTGCGTCACGAAGGGAGTCTGCCGGAACACAACGTTCGTGCCAGGCAGTTCGATTTCCTTGGTCTGGTCACTGCCAGCCATTTCGTCGAACTTACTCATGTTTGCATACTTCCACAAATCAACGCTTCTGTGTTACTCCGTTTATTTGACGGAGGGCTTATGGCCTCTTGTGATTTTCCAGCAATGAGAAACGAAGTCACCGTGTGATCTATCGCTCTTCATTTGATTACAGATACGACAACAAGATACGCTGTTTTCTATCGTGTATCCTACGTTGTTGTCGATTCGATCTATCCCATTACTCAAATAACCGCCATTGGGCGAGTTAGGTTTAAATAATGTATTGGGATCGTCTCCGCAATAAAAACAATTACCTTTTGTCAAATCGCGGAACTGATCTTTGCCTATTTCAAACACTAGATTGCGCTCATTAGCGTGTATTTGATACGTATAAAACATGACATTAAAAGATGCTTCTCCATAAGGAAGAAAATTGCTCTCTCTCGTATGAACGATAGATTTAAGCGCAAGTTCCTTTCGTATACAGCCACAACTTTTGGTCTTTCCTATACGTAGACTGCGACCCAAAACAACTTTTCTCTTGCCGCAATCGCAAACACATAACCACGTTGCTCTATTATGACGAGACTGAGCACGCTCTAAAGCCAACAGACGACCGAATTTTTCACCTGTTAAATCTGGGTTCTTCTCACAAGAACGGATCATTGCATTTCCCTTTCTGGGAATCGTTTCGTTTGATCTCTCAACGTGCCTTAGGGGCTTCGCCCTCGTTCCCATTTCAGGGTTCGAGACAATTAGAAACGATTTAGTCTATCTAGCTTTCGCTAGAAAGTCCACCTAGTTGATGGAATTATTGACTGTGGTAGCATTGTAGATGTCTCCGAGCACGTTCGGGCTGATGGCTCCCACGAACTTGCCTTTCTTGCACGGCAGCACGTCATTGCTGACGAGTTGCTGTTTCATTTCGCGAATCGTTGCCAGGTCGAGCGTGAACGGAGTTGCAAGCAACCCGCTCTGGTTAACCTGTGCGTCGACAGCTGCGGCGGAATCGGCCACAGTGCTGTACAGTTCAGAAATGCTCTGCCCAGCCTGATACCCGAGTTCCACAGCGGAGTTCCCGACGAGTTCGTCAATGGCCGAAGCGATTGCGAAAGACGAGAAGTTGCTGTAGTTATCAATTGTGTTTGGGAATCCTACGTCACCGTAGGGTCGCGCTCATAGTCGCCTATGAGATCAGACTCTATCTTCACTCCCTATTATTGAGGGAGGCTTGACATATTAGTCGTTACGGATTCAGGTTTGTTAAGAGCTTTCATTTTCAAATGCAACTTCATCCTTTCAGTAGGGGCTACTCGCGGTAAACGAATATACTGAAGGGCTGTTTTTGCTTGCTCTTTCTTAATTATTAAATAAGGGAGAATTGCCAAAATGAACACTTCTTGGTTTTCTCTCCTTTCAATTCGCCATTGATAACAAACTTTCTTAGCAAAAGTGTTTGTTCGTTGAGACAATGGGCGGTACTTTTGACCGAAATTTGATACTAGCCACTTCATAAGTTTTTCAGAAGTATTGGCTATACCTATTTGCAAATCAAAAGCCGGATAAATTTCGCCGCTTTCGTAATAAGCATTAGTCTTGCTGATACAGAAAAAACCTTCTCCGTCCAGCATAGCTGCTAAATAAGATAGCTTTGATTTATCTTTAATAATCATCAAACCTGCCTTTCCTCGGTACTGTCTGCAATATAACAGAGTTCCACCGATTTAGTCAAGTGTTTATTTAAGCGAGAGGAATAAACGTTAATTTCTCCACTCGCCGACCTGCGCCGGGGCGCTGATCTGCGTGATTTCCATCGGAGAACCGACGGTTCCATCTGCCGACTGGCTGGTGTCGCCCGACAGGGTATTGTACTGGAAAAACGTACGGTTGATACCCATGTGGAGTGGCTGCACGCGCCGTTCTGCTGCTGCTACGAAAGCGTCGGTCTCGCCTTTCAAGTTCGGGATCAATTCCTTGTCGAACAGAATTGCCTGAGCCGTGAGAACGTTTCCAACGTTTGTTGCTGAGGGGTTAGGTCCGCCCATAAAATTACCTATATCCTATCGAAGCACATTATTTCTTGGCGAATAGAGCATTGACTTTATCGTAGAACTTTGGATCTATTTTGTGTCTACGTTTCATTTCTTCCGCCGACATATCCTTAATGTCCTTCTTCGTGAGTTCCGCGACCTTAACCAACGGCTTGACGCCCGAAAGCGTCTGACCAGGGATAAGACCGGAGTTGACTCCCGCACGTCGTACAGGAACGGCCGCGCTATTAGGCGTTGCCGCGGGTACAACGTTTGCCGCAGGGACGGTAGCTGCCGGGATCGCCGGTGCTACAACCGCTGCAGGCGCCACAGGCACCACTGGTGCTGTGACTGTCGCGGCTGGAGTGGGATTGATCACTTCGCTCGCGACGGAACTTGCTGGGGCCGCCGATCGGGGGACCGGAGCCAATTGTGCTTCTAGGTTTCCAAAAGCGATTTCAAGATTCTCGGCGGTCCAATCGAGGTTATTGTCTCGAATGAACGCGGCCAGAGCCTCGCCATTTGCCTGACAACGATTGTAATCAGACATATGGTTGTTCATAAAAATGTAAGACTGTTCTTTTTGATTCGCGTTAATTTCAGCGAGTCGTACCTTCTGACGCTCTTGTTCTAAATCGTTAGATGCAAGCTTGCGTACTGCGGCTGCTCGCTTCGCCGGATCATCGGATGCGATGTCCACTGCGGCCTCATCTAACTCTTCCTGAGTCGTGACGCGAATAACTTCATCCTTCTTAAATGTCGGTTTCTGTTTCTTCAACCGGTCGATCGCGCGAACGGCGTTGAGGTATGCAACTTCTTTCTTCTTGTCCAACTCTTCCTGCGATGATGCTTCGAGGTGCGTCTTGCTACCAATCGGATGACCCTCTTCATCAGTCGCTTGGAATTCGTACACGTAACGCTTCGACACCTTCTCTGCGTCTTGTGCGGCCTTGACATTCGCTTCCGCGAGAATCCGGGCCTTCTCAGTTTCTTCTGCTACACGAGCTTCCTCGATGACGCGCGCCGCTTCACTAGCCTCTGCGGCCAACTCTTCGGGAGTCTTCTCGACGTCGACTACAACTTCCGTCTCGGCAGTCTCGGTAGTCTCTTCTGCGACCACTTCCTTAGCAGCCGCCTCAGCGATTGCAGCTTCGTCCAATGCGGCCTTACGCTCCGCAATCAACTTATCTATGTGAGCCGCTCCTTCCGGGTGTTTTAACATGGCGCGAAATTCTCCGCGCGGTACAGCTTTGATATCTGCGAACGTCTTAAGGTCTTGCCAATTCATTGTAGTCTCCTATTCTTTATTGGAATTCTGAAGCCGCCGGACAGTATTTATCACCTGTTCTGCTTCGGCTTCCATTTGTGCATCTACTTCGTCTTGATTCGCTTGAAGGACTGCAGCTTCAATGTGAGCATTGACCGATTTGCGCAATGTGGCACAAAATTCATTCATAGCCCGAGCAATGAGCGTTAACTTCATCAACTTAGTAGTGTAATCTTCAGCCGTTGGATCGAGTTTAATAGGCTCACGTGCGGACTGAATGCAACACTCATCCATCAACCTCGTAAGAATTTCGAAGCCGGGATGTTGTGCCAAGTTTGCAAGTATCGATTGCTCCGCGAAGGTTAGATCGCGGCATAACATTCCTATTGCCATTGGTGTACCTTTCTAGATGACGTCTGTCGATCCGAACCCTACACCGCCGGGCTCCCCTTGAACTTCCTCGGGAGTCGTGGCCTGTTCAATAGATTGGCGAAGAACCTCATTGCCTGCCTTGCCAAGCTGTTTCTGATCTTCCAACGTCTCTTCATGCTGGAACTGCTGAGTCTGCGATTGCTGTTTCGCGTTCAACTGCATCTGCATGAGCGCTGCCTTGGTGTTAGCCTTGGCAGTCTGCATCTGCTCATCTGTCATCTTCTTAAGGAAATTCTGCGAGAACTTCCACCCTGCGGCATCCGCGAAGGACTTGAAGATCGCGACTGGATCAAAGATATATCCAGCCTGTGCCAAATCTTGCGTGAACGTCGGGTTATTGAATATCTGCAACATGATCGGCAAGAACTGCGCCATTTCCTTCTTGGCGCCAAGCTTCGTACCGGCCAGGACTTCGAATTCAAATTTCGCGTTACGGAGTTTCAAATGATCGATTTGAAATGTTTCGCCGAGTTTCTCTCCGAGAACAGATTTCATAACCGATGTCGGGAGTAAATCGTTGTTCAAGTCGTCCATCTGTGTGATCCATGGCAAAAAGACTTGACGAACGAATCGACCAGTTGGCCCATCGAGCCGGGACGCGTTGGCTGCTACAACAGCTGCCGCGCCGGTACCTGAACGCATACCAGTTGACTTGTTACCCATACCACCCGCGCCCTGCACAACTTGCTCGTTGGCTCCGGAGGTTGCCGCGGAAGCGGACTGCGCCTGGGATATAAACTGCCATGCGGCAGGAGGAACCGGAGGCATCTCAAGGAACTTGAACGCCCTTTCCACGTCGTCATCTACGTCGATAATACCGCCCTGTTTCCAGCGCTGATTCTGCGTAGGTGTGTTGAAACCCTTTTTACGAACAGCCGTCGGCTGCAGGCCATAAGCCAACAGATCGAGCGCGATGTTCGTGATTCCCTGTTCGACAAGCTGTTCGCTTCCGACCAACTGGCCGAGCCCTTGACCATAAAATGCATCGGGGATGTTGCGCCAGTTTGCGCTATAGAACGGAATCTTCCCGTAAGGATTAGCTTCGTTACGGATCAAGATGTTGTGGCCGTTGTATGACAGCACCACGATGACCTTCTCGTTATCCCAACGCTCGAGAATTTCGATAGACTGCAGCGTCGGATCGGCGGTCGTCTTATAGCTTCGCGGTACGGCGTGCTGCAAATAGCCACGCATACCTTCTGGAAGAGTCAGACTGATGTTATCCGGACCGCTTGAAGGATTACTCAAGAACAGCGCCTGAAGAACAGCCTCTGCCGGGATATCGTAACCCTCTTGGCCGCGCAGATGATCTAAATCGGTGTACGTAGCATAATCACGATAAATGACGTAATTCGCGCGCCGGATATCACCGTAACGGCAAGCCGGGTCTACAAGAACCGTACGAATATCGCAGTAACGAATCCAAGGATGCGAGACAGTTTCATCCTTACGAATGACTTTAAAATTATCGGAGTCCGGGGTATCCAATTGCTTATTGCCGGACGGCAGATTCAGGTTGAGACGCTCGCCGGTTTGAACATACGTCTTGGTTTTCTTTTGGTACTCCAGGTATCCCCACTTGAAAATGCAGGTTCCCAAAAGCGCCATCTGATCAAGGCCGCGCTCGACTTCCTCTTCAAACTTCATCTCTACCAGTTGCTGAGAGAACAACGCAGTCTTCGCAAGGACGGTATCCTGATCTGTCCCAGCAAGCGGCCGCAGTAAAAACGGAGGATCTTCGTAAAAAATTCCCGACATAATCTTCGGAACGATCGAACTGATGTGGTTACTAACCGTAAACTTCGGGACGTTGGCCTGTGCCACGTTCCCGCCGTCAAACGCCGAAGCGGATGCCGGGGATTGATAAATGATGTCGGATAAAGTCCAACCGCTCGCCCACTGGTTCACATTGATGAACGTGTCCACAGTGTTCGAATCGTCGATAATCAACTTGAGCGCGGTACGATCGTCAAACGTGAAAGTTCCCGTTTCTTCATCGTACGTCATGCTCGCTTTGGTTACTTCAGATGCCGGAGTCAAGCTGAGCGCATCCAGTTTCTGTTTTGCTTCTTCGAGCTTGCTATTGACCTGACCCTCACCGATGTTTGGGTTCTTAAGCTGCTTACTCATTCTTAATACCTCAAACCGGGGATGTTATACCTACCCCTCGGGTCGATCTTTGCCGGTGTCACAGGAGCTTCGGGATCGCGAATAATCGATTCTGAACCGAAGATATGACTCTGCATCTGCTTCAGCAACGCTACTGCATTCTGCGCCTCTAGCATTGCTTCCATATCCGCGTTAGGTGCGGTCGAGGGCAGAAAACAGCTAAAAAACTTATCGCGTCGGGGAGATCGTCTTTACGTCCACGACCTTTTCGTTCTCCTGTATATCGTACTAATTGAAGGAATGTTTCTTCGAGCCATGCGCCGGTCACAAACCACAACAAGCCGTTGGTCAACAATACTTCGAGACCTTTAATGCGATTGCGCTTTGCATCCGGGGATAGATCAACCGGCTTCCAGAATACATCCAACGTCACGCCGTACTTCATTGCTTGACGCTGAACCTCAAGCTTGAGGAGGTCGGCACACATCGTCTTTTCAATCAACGTCTTCTTTGGATTCCACTTCTTGTTGAACTGCACGATGTGAAACGCCAACTCGCTAGGCTTCCAACGGCCGTAAATAACTTCCAGGACCGCGATGCCCCATTCACCATCTTCCCGTTTGTAAACTCTGCCCGCGGCTCCCGCGGACATGTCTGAGTACTTACCATCGGTATACGCCCAATCCCAACCGATGTAAATATCTCCTATCTTCGGAGCGGCTGATGCCGCGTAAGAATGCTTAATCAAAACTTCTTTTTCGAACGTAATCTTGAATGCGGCTTCATCGAGAACATCAGTCGGTTCGTTCAACTGCTGGTTTCTGAAGCTGCGCTCGTTGTCGAGCAACTTCTTACGGAGAGATTTAAACGACGCCTTCTCCGGGAAATTCAAGATGACCATGTCTTCGGTCAACTGCCGAAGTGGCACTTGCTCAAAGCCTGGTCTCACGTTCCAACACGCGCGACAATGATACCGCAGAGACGTATCTTGGACTACATCATTATCATCCATGACCGGCAGTATCTTCGTGCCGTACCAGTCATCGGTGTAATAACGTGTCCCGATATGATCCGAGAATCCCCACTCATCGAGTAGGTTCGCGGTGCCGTCGTACTTTTCTTTCAGGTTCTTCCGAGCGGTTTCGTTCTTACTGTTCTCGTCGGTGACAACGTCATCACCCTTTTTAATATCGCAGTGCCATCCAGACAAGTTGGCGTCGATAGAATTGATCCAAAGAGTCGGCGCGACTTGGTTGTGCTTACGCGCGGGACATTGGATAGGTTCTTTAGAGCGCCCGTCTATACCGGACAGGACAAAATCTGGAAACAGGTAATGAAAATCGGTCGCTTCACCGCCGTCGGCTAAGTAAAAATAGCGCTTGATTTCGGACATGAACGCAAGTGCTAGTTTGTACTCTCCCGTGATGATCAGGATGCGAATGTCCGGCGCGTTGATAATCCACTGCACCGAGTCGACGCCATCTATAGTTGACTTATAGAATCCACGCGGGTCGAGAAGAATCATTTCCTTCTCTCGCGGCTGTGCATCGATTGCTTTGTGAAAATCCTTCAGGGTGTAACCTTCTTTGTACACCCCATCAAAATTCTTCTGCACGAATTGATCGCAGATAATCTGGTGAGTAAATGGCGTGAAATCTCTTTTCAGGACTTCTTTTCCGAGCCAGAACAAATCCTTACGGGCCTTGTCTCGGAGCGCGAGCCACTCGTCGAACGTACGCTTCTCACCTAAGATCGTTGCGGTCGCGGGCTTAAGCGCCTTCTTCTTTTTCTTCTTTTTCTTCCTGTCTTCAACGTCTTCGTCGTCGGAATCTTCCACGAGGCCAAAGTACCACTTTGCTAGATCACTGTACGACTTCGTCTCTGATAGATGACGCGCTGCCCCGACTCCATCCGGTGCCAGGAGCGCAGTAGCCTTATCGCGTTCTGCAGCTTTTTCAATTTCATCCTTCTCAACGTTATTCTCGGCGCGCTGTTGTCTGCGTCGCGCGTCGTATTCTGCCTGCCACTTCTTTTTCTCTTCGCCTTCTAACGGCATTGTATTTCTCCGATGGCCTGTCGGCCCATTGATTGTCTTGCGGACTTCTATTGTACAAACGGTGCTTCAAACTACTTCGTCACATCATTTACTGCCTGTGCGTTCTGCTGTCGAGCCTTGATGCCTGCGGCCGCGTCGTTACCAGCGCCCGCTCCGTTGATTTGACTGGACCAGGTCGGTGTATTTTTCTCGGCGGTTGCCATCTTATAAGGCGTCGCTGAGTATTGATTCTTTGGGCCAAACCTCGATGTCTCCGAGCCCTCCACAGATTTAGTTGTGGCTTTTGCCTTATCCACCGCTCCTTGTGCGCCAGCTAAAATACTCGCCATTGAACTCATAATCTTTCCTTTATCGTAAGTGCAACCCAAATTGCCACGGATGGAATGTGCGTGTAGTCGTACGCCCACTCCAGAAAATCCCCAGGACTAGCAACACCACTTTTTAAAATAATCCAATCTGCCAGGAACTTCAAATGAGTGGCGTGAGTCATACACGAATGAAGTGGATCACTGCTACCACCTAAAGATGTAACCATATCCTGAATAGCGCGCATAGCATCGCAGCCGCCGGGCCAAAGAACTGGCATCTGCCCACCGTTAAAAGCCATTACAAGCGCGTTAAGGGTGAACCCCAATGACATCAGAAGATACGGGCCTATTGCCAGGTACCAATATGGGACGTGAGGAAGTTTCATACCATCTCTCAATTACTGCGGTTTGTTCGGCGGTGGAACCACCGGGTTTTGCGAGAACGATTGTGCGGCGCCCGCAACTTTGTTTGCGCCGTACGGACCTACCACAAATGCGGTAATGCCGTCCATGGCGGGCAATGTATGGGTCATGAAAACAAGACGACTGATCCACGCAATACCTGCAACTAAGGCAAACGTAGATGCAGTTCGACCCCAAGACAGTTGGCCGTTAGCATCGCTGTGAATCTCTCGGAGAATTTTCTTAACGTCCACGATACTCATTGAGATTCCTAGTGCTTGAAGTGAGACATTGTGTGTGCGAAATTCGCCATATGGGCCACGTGCGAATTCTTCGAACTCTTAGCCTTAGCGATCTTTGCAGCTGGGATTGTCTCGCCTTCGGGAACACCTAACGCCTTATGCAAACCACCTTTCCTAAAGGTGGTGGAGGGCGCGATATAATGAAACATTATGCTTCTTCGCCATGTCCACTTCTCCTTGATTTATAAACTTTGTCCAACCACAAATCGAACTCACCCAATGGGTTTACATCCCTGCCGGTGCTGCGCCTGCTGCTGCGGGAGCCCCGCCTGCTGCTGCGGGAGCCCCGCCTGCCGGTGCTGCGCCTGCGGCTGCCGCGTCAGAGCCTTCGTTAGCTTCGGCTTCTCCGGGGTTCGGCGTACCAAGGTGATCCTGCATGCTATCGTGCATTCCGTCGAGATCGCTAACGGCGTGCTTGACATCATGCTCGGGTCCATCGGCATGCATATGGTGCACAGTCGCGCTACCATCGCCGTGATGCTCGATGTGTGTAGACTTAAAGCCGTGGCCTGCATGCTTCTTTTTCTTGTGTTCTTTCTTTTCTTCTGCCATGATATCTCCTAGCTTCCTTGCCGATCGTCGTCGTAGTTACCTTTCCCGTCTTTCGGCTTAATCAATGCACTTAAAACATAACCGTTGGGTGTTTTGAACACTCCTAATACGCCGCCCGGATCAACGCCTACTTTGTTCATGTCTCCGGTCAGGAGCCTAGATAATTCCTTGATCACCGACCCGTGAATCCCCGCAATCGTGGGAGATGAAGCTTCTTCTCCCCTTCGAATAATCGCAAGCAGTTCAGAGTCTACTCGATTTCTCCAGTCTTGAACCTTTTCCCCACCGGGAATTTTTTCGTCTGGATGTTTTCGATAATACTTCAGAATCTCGAGATTCTCGTCGCTCTTCGGCTTACCGGCCAAGTCACCGGTATCCAACGAATCTAATCTGTCGGAAGTGACGGAATCCATGCCTTTCGAACTTAGGAGAGGGGCCAGAGTCTGCTTCGTCCTCTTCCGAGTGCTGTTGAACGCAGCGCTAAACTTGCGTCCTTTAAAATATGGAACTAACTCCTTGGCTTGTTCCTGCCCATCTTTATTGATGCCGATGTCCAGGTCGCCCCGGAACACATTGTCATCATTCATGTCCGTGTCGCCATGTCTGACGAAATACGCGACTATTTTCATGACTACTTCTCCAACTTTTGGGACGGCGGTTCTACGAACTCACAACATCCCTTTTCAATATTCACGATCGGGAGACCGTCTTTATCTTTCAAGGTCTCAATATCCGCGATCATAACCGACTGGTTGCAGCGACCCTTTCCGTTCTCGTCTTTAAAAATTTCACCTTTTGTCTTACCCTTCAAGTACTCACAATCTCCACAATGATATGGGCCGCTCTCGGCGTACCCTGCTAGCTTCGTGCTGTCAGGCCAAAGTGGGCCGGTCTCTGCGAGCAGTTTCTTGAGCAGGCCGATCTTCTTCAACCAACTTTTCATTTCGGCCATGACTACTCTTTCTTCCTCGCATCGCGCGCGACCTTATAGGGCGCGTTCGAATGCTCATGTTTCACATGCGTGGGCAGACTGGAGTAATGACCTTTGGTCGCCTCATCCCACTCGTGCAAACCTTTCTTACCGAGAATCTCGGGGTGCGCGTGCATGTACCCTTGTTGCGCGGTTGACTCGAATGGCATTTCGTTTCTTCCTTGACTCGTTCTCAATATGGTTTGTGAACGACTGATGCAGAGTCTCGACTGCCTTATTCGTATTTTCTAAACGTGCTCCGTACTCTACAACACTGGTCTTAATTTCTTTGAGTTGAATTTCTTGTGACGCAAGAGCATTTTGTAAATGCGGGAAATGATTCAACGCTAGTGATGACACGGTGTCATTAATGTTCACTACCTTCTTAACCACTGGAGAAACCAACTTCTTATACAAATATGTTAGCACCGACAGGAACGTGAACGCAGTACCAATTGTCTTGCCGTAGAAATTGAATTCGTGCCAGAACTGAGATACCGCGATCATGGTCGTGTAAGCTTTGGGAGGCCGAATCGGGCCTCCCGCGGCTTGAATGGTTATGCTACGACTTGAAACGCGTACGCGTTTGCGCTGTTTCCAGGCTCGCTAACGCTGAACGTGACCGCCAACACCAAACCGAAAGCAGGTTCGACGTTGGAGAAGTTGACACCGGCGAGGTTAACATCCAGGGTCGTCTTCGAGAAAGCTACGCCGTCAACTTGACCGGTGTAAGAACCCGTCACTGTCCCGGACAAAGTTTCGCCGTACAACAGGACGTCAATGTACCAAGGATAAAACACCGCGTCGAGGTTCTGCGCGGTAAAAGCCGCAGGAGCAACGATCTTCGTAGTGATTGGGGCCGTCCGAGTTCCAGTGTTCGCGAACAGAGCGAGAGAGAAGCTCGGGCACGCGCCGCCGACGCCGACTTCGTAGTTTCCAGAAGCCAGAATGTGGAACACCTGTCCGTTCAACCGGTTTGAGCCGGGAACTTCAAGCTGCCCGACTGCACTCGAAAGAGTGGTCGCATTCAGGAAAGAAGGAGTCGTACGGTTAACCCCGATCGAAGGGCCGGGGAGGTTCGGGAATGCCTTGGGCAGAATTCCGGTTCCACCGACGGTAGACGGAGTTGCGCCGTTGATGCTATAATTCGTGATTACTTGTGCCATGGTTTCTATTTCCTATTAACACCCAGTGACGAGGATCACCCGGCATGGATGCTTTAATGAAAGACTCAGATTTTAGTCTAAGTCCATATGAGTAGATTTGAACGTGCTATCACTCACATGTTTCTACAAAAGTGTTTCGAAGTCTCGAGTGTACCGATCGGTTGGGTCGACCTTCGCTAGCATAACGCGAAGTTGCTCTATCCGTTCTGCAATCGATCCAACTGTCTGATACTGCGCGAACTTCGCAAAATAATGGAACCCTTGGTGTGCTGCTATAGCTGGTACCGCACACTTCGCTCGGGCGCCGATGGACTGCATGACGCGACGAATCAGGCCGTCATCCATAATGCCTGCGTCGTCCATATGCGGAAACTGGCGTTCAAGATACCCCGCTTGGTCCGCGAAATACTTCATGTTGATATGTGGAACAACAAGAGACAGCTTATCGCTTCGGTAACAGGTGCCGGGATTGCTATAGTAACTGTCGTCGCGGTTTCGCAACTTACGACCGCAAGTCACGAAGTAGTCTCCTTCGGACTGCATCCTCAGATGCTCATTAAAGAATTCTGGCTTTATCATAACGTCTTCTTCGATAAAAAAGACGAACTCTGCGCCGGTCTCAAATCCCTGTTTCAAGGAATTCAAGATGTTCCATGTACCGCTCGGGGCAATGACATGAAGACGCGCGCGAAATATATCTGCTGTGGGCATATACGTATCACGGACGTATTCTACTTCATCGAGCCGTGCGTCAGAACAGGTGTCCAGAAATATCCGGATATCTTCCGGAACATCGGATGCCCGCGCAATCTTTTCGAGTGCGAGAGCGAGGAATTCCGGGCGGTTAAACGTGGGGATGCAAACGACTGCCTTCTGTCTCATGGTCGACCATCAGCCTAACCAATTGTTTGAAATTTACTTTCGGCTCCCAGCCTAGAACACGCCGCGCCTTGCTAGCATCGCCCTGCAATAAATCGACTTCTGCGGGACGGAAATACTTCGGGTCGATCTTTACATACGGCTTCCAATCCATGCCTAGGTACCCAAATGTTTCATCTAGGAATTCTCGAACTGAATGTGTGGCGCCGGTCGCTATGACAAAATCATCGGGCACCGGTTGCTGCATCATGAGCCACATCGCTTCAACATAATCCCCGGCGAATCCCCAATCTCTCTTAGCGTCTAGATTACCCAGCGCTAAACTATCCTGCAATCCCGCTTTTATGCGTACGGCGGCTTTGGTTATCTTCCGAGTAACAAACGTCTCGCCGCGGCGCGGACTCTCGTGGTTGAATAATATCCCGTTACACGCGAACATACCGTATGCCTCACGGTAGTTGACTGTGGTCCAATAAGCGAACTGCTTGGCGATGCCGTATGGGCTTCGCGGATAAAATGGCGTGGTCTCCGTTTGTGGTGCTGGGGCTGCGCCAAACATCTCACTTGACGATGCTTGATAAAATCTCGCTTCCGGGCAATTTAACTGCATCGCTTCTAACAAACGTAAAACACCTAAAGCGTCCACATCAGACGTATATTCTGGGCACTCAAACGATACTCTAACGTGCGATTGTGCGCCAAGAGAATAAATCTCATCCGGACGTATTTCATGGAGTATTTTATTTAGCGATCCGGAATCAGAAAGGTCACCATAATGTAGATGTAGTTTGCTAAAAATATGATCAATACGATCCGTACTAACAGAACTATGTCTCCGCACCAATCCATGAACTTCATAACCCTTTTCTAGTAATAGTTCCGCTAAATAAGATCCGTCCTGGCCCGTACAACCAGTTACCAAAGCTTTCATTTCTTACGCCTTTCTCCCGTGTTTACCGCAAACACAAGGTTTCCCACGTTTAATATTCCATCGAAAACAGAGACCTATTCCTGAATTCCCGAGATTTTTCATGTGTCCACTCTCGAAATTCTTGCGTCCAGCTTTACATCTAGCTGCGTTTATATCGAAATCTAAAGCGAATATTCCTGTGTTATTCTCAAAAGCCCTACGCCCATTTATGCGGCCTGTTATGCGACCGCCTTTCGCACAACTCTCAGGCGTCAGTGGGTTGCCGTGCAATTCTATTCTTCTGCGACCGCCGATTCGACCGCCTTTAGCACAGGTTTCCGGAGTAGAAATTCTCTGCATACGCCCATTTTTAGCATTTAGACGACCGGTAATAAGACCCTGACTTTTATAGTCGACCGAACCAGGTAAAGTTATATTCATTCCATTTGGATACCGCCACCACGTATGATATCGAAAAATCCAAATTGTTTCTTCCTCGTTTAAATCTATCGGAGAAGAAACCTCGATTTGTTCTCTTATAGGTTCTGGTAATTCTATATCGGGAAATTTCTCTTTAAAACGTCGCCCAAATGAACTGTGTCCAGAACGATGATGCCTATCTCTATCTGACCCCTGCCCACAATAAAGAAATTGGGCTGAATCGTAAGGATGCGCGTATCTATAAAGCGTTCCGATCATTGGAACCTCTTCTTTAGTTTTTCGTACGCGGACGTATTTGGGTAGACCGCATTCTTGTCGGTCCCAGCCAAGCGCCAAATTTCATTGAACAGATGCACGGAATACGCGTTGCCATAATCATCTGATGTATTCGGACCGATGAATGCGCCGGGCGCCTTCGTGTAAAACACCGGGAAGAATAAGCTACCCGGAACGACGGTGGCTCCAACTGACAAACCGAACTTGTGCACGGCCTCGGTAAACAGCGGCGGGCCAGCTTGGCCCCACGCCATCGTCAGTGGATTCATTTTCTGACACTGTTCCCAACCCCACTTCATAATCTCTGACTGCGCGGGCGCTTTAAACAACCCGCTCGTGATACAATCATCCGAGCCGGGCAAACCTTTTCCACCGATGAACACATGATCTGATATGAAATCCAACGGCCGTAAACACACAGCATCCGTGTCCACCCACCAGTTGCCACGATCTAGCACCAACTTCCAACGAAAGAAATCCGAGAAGCTTGAATACCCTCCGCGAACTAGGAAGATATCCTTCCCGTCTATAATTTCGTTGGCGTCCTTAACAATTACGCCGTCAGGAATGTGCCCTAATTCATCGTATATATAAAGATGGTACTCGTGTCCGTTCTGTAAAAATGAGTTAATGGACAACCGCTCCATGTTTGATAGATCGCCGCCGATCCATAATCCTTGAACGACATCATTGGACATTGTATTTCTCTTTGTACGCCTTGAGTTGGGCTCGAAAACGTTCTCTATCACTCACTCGATAAATTCCGGGAGGTGGCTGCGGGGGCGGCGGGATAGGCTTCGGATTCAACCGCTCTTGCTCTCGCGCGGCCTCTTCAACCGTCCAACCAAACTTAGTTCTGATGCGGGCTCGTGTCACCGGGAACGGGGCCATCGTGGATGACCGGCACATAGAATCCGGATGGACTCTATAATGAAACAGATACTCCGGAACCACCACTACTCTCCATCTACCGCTGCATATGATCGAGCACCACAAACACCAATCCTCGGAACCATTCTTAAAATCTTCTGGATACTGGCCCGCCTGGTCGAGGGCTTCGCGGCGAATCAAAGAGCATATAGCCAAACTATTGCCGGTTAGAATCTGCTCACGCGTGGGCGCGTAGATTGGATAGCACGACCCGAATGCACCGGCCTGCTGAACCTCATGCGAGTTACGTCGAGTGATATCATCGGGCTCGATGTGCATCCACGTTCCGACTATCGCGACTCCGTCGACCATCCGCGCCGTCGTCTTCTGCAGAAAGTCCGGATCGATCCGGTCATCTGAATCCAATGGAAGTATGAAATCCCCTACCGAATGACTTATAGCGATATTTCGTGTGGCGGGTAATCCACGGTTGACAGGATTGTTGACAATCTTTATCTTCTGGAAGTTCTTCGCGTACTCAGTGACAACGGATAAACTATCATCCGTACTGGCGTCGTTCACCACAATCACTTCGAAGTCTTCGTACGTCTGCGCCATGATACTATCCAATGTCTGCGTGACGAACTTGGCTTGATTGTAGAGGGGTACGATAACTGACACCTTAGCCATTATTTACTCTTTTTGAAATAGTCGTGGATTACTTCTGAGATGTATTCAATATCTTCTGTTAAGAGTCCCTGATGCATGCCGATAAAAAATCCGTGCTCAGCGAGGTACTGCGCTATGGGATACTTCTCCGCTTGTCCAGGGAACAACGTCCTGTACACCGGCTGCGTCAGCAACGGGAACAGGTAACGAGTCTCAATACCGTTCTTCTCAAGATACCATAAAAATGGATTGCGCTCGTAGCCTTCGTAGAACACCATTGGGAACATCATGTAAGAGTGTTCGAACCCAACTGGCGTTACTGGCAGCTGCAGTACACCGCTCAAATCTTTTAATAAGTCCGTCAGGCGGGCGGCGGAAAACCTGCGGCGCCCAATATTCTCTTCCCAGCGTTCGAGTTCGCTCAGAGCGACTGCGGCTTCGAGTTCCGTCGCACGGTAAGAGTATCCTACACGCTCGAACGAGTAGCGGCGCTCGATCATCTGTTTAAGCAGTGCGTCGTCCGCGTTGTCGTCCTGGTCTATGTTCGTATAAATGCTATCCCGACCGTGCTGCATCAGGCTCTTGCAAATCTCGTTCAGTTTAGGGTCATTGGTCGTAACGAGTCCGCCCACACCGCCCACAATTAAATGGGCCACATATGTACTAAAGCAGCCGATGTCCCCAAAACTTCCGACTGACTGTCCGTCTAAAGTAGCGAACATAGTCTCACAGGAATCCTCAATAATCTGAAGGCCCCGATGCTTTGCTATATCTCTAATCCACTTCATCTCCGCGGGCAACCCGAACAAATGAACCGGGATAATGCACCGCGTCTTCGATGTAAGCTTCTCTTCGATCTTTCTAGGGTCGATGTTGAACGTAAACGGGTCGACATCTACGAACACCGGCGTAAGGTTGTTCTGGATCACGATGTTACTTGTCGCAATGAATGTCGTGGCCGGGACGATAACTTCGTCTCCGTCCGCGTAACCGTGAACTTCTTTCAACGCGACCAGCGCTACTTGAAGCGCCGACGTGCCGCTGTTCATAAACAGACCGTGCTTGCATCCGTGCAGCCGAGAAAACTCGCTCTCGAATCTATCCGTATACGGGCCTCGCGACAATCGGTTGTGGTCCAGGGCGTCGTTGACGTAGGCCTTACCACGCTCCGAAATGTCCAAATGTCCCAACGTGATTTTTCTCATTGGGATAACCTTTCACGCTCAGCCCGCCACCTTGCTTCCGACCACGGCTTACCTTTTTTAGCGTCGCTCATTTTAATTCGCGTTGCGTAAGAATTTTCGCGACCCTTTCTATACTTACTTATTTTACTGCGGGTTTCTTGTGAAACTGGATGAGACTTATGTGGATGTTTCCTTCCCGCATTAGCACAACTTATCTTACGACGAGTTGATGCGGACGGCGCAACCCCTCTTCTAGCCGCGCCCATCTTATAACGGACTTCTTCTGACGGGTTTGCCGATCCGCCGATGCCTCCTGATGAATAATTTCTAAGGCAGCCCGTTCCTAAATCCTTCCTACCGTAAAGCTCGATTAAAAACTTCTCCATCTCAAACGCTTCTTTCTCGCTAAAACAATCCCGAATTAATACTCGGCCTTCTGGGCATCGCCCAACGCGATGTCTAATGTAAGCCCTATTCCCACTACCCTTACCCACGTAATAAGGAGTGTTGTCTTCTCTAAGCCAGAGATACACATAGAAGTTTTTCATCGCAATTTTTCTTCGAAACACGAAATAGTTTCTTTCAGCCCAGCTTCTAGGGGCGTACCGGATACGAATCCAAACGATAACGCTCGACTCGTGTCGAGAAATCTGCGCGGCTGCCCGTCTGGTTTCGAGTGGTCCCATGACAGCGCGCCTTGAAAACCGGTCAGCTGTTTTATCTTCTCTGCAATCTCGAGTATCGATACTTCCCTACCGGAACCTAAATTGACCGGCGCCGGATTATTCCATAACTCTGTCGAAAGAACTATTCCTGATGCCGCGTCCCGCACAAACAAGAAGTCGCGCGTGGCAGCGCCAGTGCCCCATATCGAAATGCTTGGGGAGCCCGCGTCTCTCGCCGTGACACACTTGTTTATCAGCGCGGAAATAACATGCGACGTTTCAAGATTGAAGTTGTCTCCCGGCCCGTAAAGATTGGTCGAGAGAATGTGTATTACATTCATGCCGTACTGTGTTCTGTAGGCGTCCCCCATGGTCAACAGCGCGCGCTTAGCGATGCCGTACGGAGCGTTGCTGGGCTCGGGGTACCCGTTCCAAACATCTTCCTCTACCAATGGAACCGGCGCGTCTTTCGGATACTCACACGCGCTGCCCATCTGCACAAACTTGTCTATACCGAATTGACAGCCCGCATCCATGAGATGCATGCCCATCATAAGATTGTCGTAAAAGAAACGACCCGGACTCGCGATGTTCGCGCCGAGTCCACCAACAGCCGCGGCTAAGTTAATGACGATAGTCGGGCGAAAATTCTGATACATGCGATCCACATCTGCACGGTTTCGTAAGTCATACTCTACGAGATGCGGAACCGATACTTCTGCACCTTTGCTATGCAGCGCTGCGACGACGTGGTTCCCTAGGAAGCCATTGCCGCCGGTGACTGTGATTCGCTTGTCTTTCCAAAACGGCTTGCGTAACCGACGCGTCTCGATTTCAAGCTTACCAATCTCCCGCTGCAACGCAATCGGGTACGTCTTAAACATAGGGATCATGCCGCGTCCCGCCTTCTCAATCTCGTAACCCGTCTGGTTTGGATGCTGCGCCTTGAACCGATAGTCGCGAACAACTTTTAAACCCATCAGACGCGCGGTGCCGATCGCCGTCAAATCCATACCCCACATGAAACACGTGGCAGGATCGAGGTGTGGCATGTTGTCAATCACATCTTTACGAATCATGAAACACAACGAATCTGTATTCGGAACTTCGTAGATATGTTCCTCGACCCGAGATAGATTCTGCGGGTCATAAATATAGCTTGTCCAGGCAACGTCCGGGGCATACCAACCCACGGGAGCGCGAGACATTAAGCGTACGCCTTCCTCGAACATGGCGCCAAAATCGAGCGGAGGTTTCACATCCGCCATAACCCACAACAAGATATCTCCCGTGAACTGTGCGCGGGCCTTCTCCCACTGCGCGTTAAAGTAATCGTTCGGGTCGTCCAGAATTGTGACCGGGCAGTGCGGCGCGATGATCGCGGCGACTTCCTTAGCGTGTTGCTTCGGGCCGGGCCAATTTGGAACGAATGCTTGGACGATCATATTCTGAGCCATCTTTCCGGGACGATGTCTGACGCGTCCACATTTGCTGCCGGATTAAACCATTGTTTCGGTGCGACGACTATGCGACGCGATTTGCTATCACCCCAATCGCCAAGCCAGGCACCCCACCATGAGAACGATGAATTCGCAATGACCGCATGTTGACACTGAGCCATGAGCCACAAATCTTCATACTTGCTTGTACCTTGAACGACGTCGTACCCCATGAAGTTCTGTAGACACCATTCGCGATCGTCGGAGAACACGAACACTTTAGAGTCCACGTAATACGACTGAATCAGCGCGAGCGCCTCTTTATAATATGCCATATCTGGCATACCATGGAAGTGCTGTAGGCCAACGTAATCTTGACGACGCACGTGAAGAAATATGCTGTTGCAATTATTGATCTGTCTTCGTAAGTCTTGCGCGTGTTCAGAAGGCTCACCGGTCAACGTGAATTCCACTCGTATTAAATTCGCGATATCTTGGAAATACTTCTCAGTCTGAAAGTACCCCACGATTGTGCTCGGGTCCGCGGGATGAAGGTTCTGCCAGTTAAACTGAAGACCCGACTCATAAACAATCGGCCCGACTGGTTCGGAGAATGAAACATCCATGTTAAAGGCGCCGAGTGAATATTCGCGATGTGTCCCTTCTATTAACGCCGACTTATCGAACGCGACATTATAACCGCGATGATGCAACGCGAATCCGTACGCGCGTTGGAACAACTGATTGCCCAACCCGCCGAGAAGTTTAATTACGACCATCTGTTTCCTTTCTGCATTGCCGAGCGTATACGAGACTTCGATCCGGGAACCACGCCTCGACGCGCTGGCATTGCGGGAGTCGGTTGAACTGCTACAAGCGGCTCCGGCACATAATGTGACGGTTCATAATGGCCCGGCTTATTCAGCGCTAGGAGAATTGGACGATGCCCATTTATAGGCCAACCGTACCCACCATCGTATCCTTCAGGATAACAAAACGACGGCGACAAAATTCTAGCCGGTGGATTGTCATACAGATATCGGTTCAGGTGAGACTCATCATGCCAGTGAGCGATGATGCCGCCCGCTGCATCGATGTCAATATTTTCTCGAATCTTCTCGGCCATGCACAAATAACTCTCTGCGCGACCACCGTTAAATCCGCCGCAGAAATACAGACTCTGTGCGGTCTCCGGAATGAACGCTGTACACTCTCTCCGTCTCTCCGGAGTACCGACTTTGCTTACAAAGCCGACGGTCGGATGTATTCTATCCACCGCGAAGCCGGGATGGAGCGTTGCCGTGATCCCATCGGACAGTACGTCCGCTTCCGTAACTGGGTAGACGAATTTCATATCTGCGTCTACGTACCATAATGTTTCGTATCGATCTAGAATACTCCGCTGGTCTAGAAACGTGTGGTACCGTTTTAATGTTGCCTCCGGGTATCCGGCACTAGGTATAACGATCTTGTGCGCGACATCGAACCGCTCTGGACTGTCTGTAAATAAAATCACATCATGCGGAATGAAATATTGCCTAGCAGACACTATCAGGTTTTTCGCAAAACCCCAATACATCGAGCCAGTCGCGATTAAGAGTATTGCGTTCACATGGCTCTCCGGCGAATTAATTCCTTCTTCCACTGGTGGTTGTGGCACAGGGTTTGATATCCCGAAGGGTAATTATGTTTTCTTACATAACCATAAGCGTTGACAGATTCTCCAGATCGTCTAGATTCCGCCCCATCATTTTTGATATGATCTAAAGATAGCATATCTGGATCGACTACTTTACATTTATCCCAAGAACATTGAAGTTTCCCACCCGGTCCATAATGGCTTAAAACTTCCGCTTTATTTTTAGCATTTCTCAATCTCATGCGAAGACGAATCTGGGCTGTATTATTTGCGTAATAACTATTTGCGAGTACCTTAACTTTTTTAAAATTGCGCTTTCTCCAAAGCTTCATCTGGGCGCTATGCCTCTTTCTATTAGCAATATACTTCGCCCTGTTGTATGCCCGTCTTCCCTCTACTGTTTTCAGGTTGAATTTAATTACGCTCATTGTCCGTGTTCTTTCTGCATACGCTCCATCCATCCGCTCGTGTGGTCGTATGCCTTTCCCGTAGCCCGTCTGGGCCAGTGCCAGCTAGTATTGCATTCATAGTCGGGAATGTCAAGCGCTAAAATCACGCCTTTTCGAATATGCTCGCCTAAGACTTGGCCTACATGCATATCCTCGGCCCAAACTTTGATTTCAGCGGCCACAATAATTTCTGCGGCCTTCTTTGATACGAAGTATCCTAAACCTCCGCTCGGCCACGGATGAACCTGCCCTTGGTAGCCTCTGCCGTCCGTATAGTCGAACATCGGACCGCCAACTGGGTGTATCGTACCAAATCGCGCGGCGATGTCGTACTTCTCAAAACCGCACCGCATCAGCAATCTCGGAATAATGAATGTATCTGTATCGCACAAAAAAGTGTAATCGTAATTATGTACCAGCGACCAGCGTAAGATCTCACGCGTTTTAAAAGGCAGGGAGTCGTAATCATCTGGGACATTTAAGAAAACGTCGCCTTGTGATATCTTCTCTGACTCCTGGAGGGCACCGACGAAGAACCGAAGGTTCGCTTCGTGCACGTCCTTACCCCACGTGCTGCGAATAATGTCGTGGCATCCATGATCTAAATCGCGCTGACATGACTTGACAGCAAGCAAGACGTTCATTTCTTGTAATCCGTTCTGCCATCTCCTAGGATGTATTCTGTAATGCCGCGCTTATCAAAACATGGGCGCTCCGGGCTGTTAGCTCTCGCGCGAAACTGCCGGTAACGCGCACTGCTAGGAACTCGTTGCTCAGAAATGCTTACTCCAGGGACATACGCTACTTCGAAACCCGCGCGTTTGCAATCTACAAAAAATGCGCCGTGTTCGCCGCCACCGATCTTAACATCGTCATCCCAACTAACTTTCTGGAATACTTCTTGCCGAATCAAGGAATAGTTCACCGTCAAGTCACACGGACAGTAAGGCATACCTTCGCTATATTCAATGGGGAACTCCTGAACTCGATGTCCCTCATCAGCCAAAGCGAACTCGTACGGCCGGTTACTCACTCGACCGCTGACGATACTAAGCCGCGGCGTATGATCCAATACTTCAGTCAGACGCTCGATGCCCTCTCGAACCGGTGCTGGAGAAAAATCGAAATCATCTGACCCAATTAAAAGATACGGGGTACCACAGCAACCAGCGATGATGTTACTTTTCGCACCGAACCCGCTATCGAACGGCAGGAGAAAAATGTGCATCAAACCTGTTCGGGACTTATAAACTTCCCTCTTCTCTTCAGACATCTCACCGTCGTCCGCGATTATCATGCGCACCTCCGGCATGCTCTGCCGGATCGCTGCGATAGTGTTGAACAGTTGCGCATCGCGTAAAAAGGTTTTTATACCTATGGTGACGCGCGACAAGTCTGTCATGGGTTCCGATCTAAAAATGATCTTCCCTGATTTGAAACGTGCTGAGGAAAGCCTGGTACATATCGGGGCCGGTTAACGCTCCACCGAATTGCACTCCGAGACTTAACTGCACAATAGGCTCTCGGTTAGTCAGTCGACTCGAGAACCCATTACCTACGTACTGAACACCGTCGACATACATAACGCCTGCGCAACTTAGCACCGGGTTTCCAACACCATTCCCCGCCAAGGTTGCACTCAGAGACCAACCGACCATAGTACCGGCCGCTACCGGCACCTGACTAGTCATAGAGAATAAGGTATCTGAAACAACTGCGTAACCGTACGAGGTGTAATTCTGATTCAGGACAATGTTGAACGATGCGTTGACCGCCGACTGTGGAACAAAAACCATTCCATCAGCTTTGACTTTGTAAATCTTACCATTGAGTGAACCGGTCCCAGGCGGACTCATCACCTCGCCGGGCATCTGTACTCGCCCCTGATAGTTAAATGAATCGGGGGTTCCCGGAGTTGACCATCGCGGAGGTGTAACTGTTCCGGGATTGACGTTGGGAATAAAAGTAGTTTGGTGAAACAACTGCAATGCATTACTAGCAGTCGCTAAATATGCGGGAGCGGAATACATCGTACCGAAATCCCGCAGAATGTAATTCTTGACGTGCCCACCTGGATTGCGTGGTGGAAAAAATTCTTTCGTGAATGATGGGAAACCCACCACACTGCCGATTCCTAAGATGTTGCCGAGCATGTTCCCGGTCAGTGTTCCAGAAAGCGCTGCAAGCACTGAGCCTGATCCATGAATCGTGGCAGACACGGGGTTTGCAGTAGAGATCGCTCCTGTTACCGCACCGTGTCCTGCAATGACTGATGCAAGGTTGCCGAGACCGCCCAACGTTCCGGCGACGGCGCCGACTCCTGTAATATGATCGGCGAGTAATCCTTTCCCGCCTAGCGTTCCGGATACTACACCTACACCGGTAATGGCCGCCTGTATCGTCACAGGGTTACGACTCCGTTATCGTTAAAGCACCGATCGCAAATGATGGAGTAATTCCAGCGCTGACAGCGAGAGGGGTGGTAAGCTGTCCGAACCAAAGCAAGTTTCCGGCGAGCGTCGCGAGCGTACCGATCCCAACATAATTTTCTGTTTCTGTACCACCAGTGCAAGCCGGGAAGGTGACCGCAGCCACGTTCGCAATTGTCTCACTACTGATAGACCATCCGCTGACTGTTCTAGCAACCGCCACGCGAGCGTAGCTCGTGTATGCAGCTTCGTTAGACGTCTGGTTCCCCGATGCTCCAGGATTCGCTGTGTACAAGCTGACGTAGAGGTTGGTTAAGGGACTACCCGCATTCGCGAGCAAGCTTGGGACTCCCGTAAACACTGCCTGGAAAATCGCCCCGAGGTAAAGGATGCTGTTGTTATTGCCCTTGCCGGATGCCATGTTGTTCCTTTAGAAAATTGGTTGCGGGAGTTGGATTCGAACCAACGACCACCGTGCTTATGAGGCAGGTATGCTACCGCTGCACTACCCCGCAACCGAGTTAAACGTTTGTCGAACCTTCCGCAGTTTGGTACGTAAGCGATGGAGAGTCATAATATGCGACGCCCAAGTAGTCCAAGTGATAAATCGGAGAATCTCCCTGCCCGATGATATCGAAGATATCGTAGTGCTGGTTATTCTGGCTGAACACATCCGCGAATATTGCGGCGGCCGTCAGAGGTGGCACGGTCGTAGCAGCAACCCGAGTGTAGTACTTTCCGAACAAGCACTGGCTAGAATAGAATCCACCGGTGACAGGTGTACCGCCACCGCCGCCTGGCGAAGTAGCCAGTACAGCCGCTGCGATAGTAATTGCGCCACTTGAAGTAACGATGCCTGCGAGCGCACGACCATTCAGTACGCCGCCACCGAGCGTGATACTCGTGTTCGCGAGAATGTTACCCTGCATGACTGAAGAAATGCCGTTGTAAACTGATGTGAAAGAGCTACCCGGCAACCACACCACGTTGGCTGCTTGTGCACCATTGACAAGTAGGATAGATGCTCCGCTCTCAAGAGTGATCGTCGATGATCCGGCCATGAACACGAACATCGCGTTTGGATTTCCTTGAGCATCCAAAGTAATGCTCGTAGGAATATCCATGCTAGAACCAGACGAATAGTTTCCCGGAAGATAAGTCGATGCAGTCGATCCGTTTCCAAGGACGCTCAGATTGGCCGAAGAACCACTCAATGACGTGAATGTCAAGCCTGTGAAATAGTTGTACGCGACAAGGGCAGCAGACTGAGCCGCGGCAGCGTCGGTATTGTCGACCGTGAAAGGAGGTGTAACGATCCCGGGAGGGAAGCCTGTGATCGACGGAGTGGGGAATGACCCAACATTTCCGCCGGTGACCACCGTGTTACCGGTGTTCGAAATTCCGGCCGCAGCTAACAGTTCATAGTTCCCAGCCAAACCCAACTTACCGGTAACAAATGAGGAGCCGCCGCCGGATGGAGTCTGGTTGTTTGGCAGAAGCTGCACAACGCCCTTGTAGGTCACGTTGAGCAACATGTCGCCGCCCTCGTCGACCACTTGCAACAGGTCGAGCTTCAGGGGGTTGTACAAGCTGAGCAGGGACAAAGGTGACGTGGGATTAAGACGCAGACGCCCCCAATCAGCCACAGTCGCTTTCGTTTGATTTAACGGCATCTTTGTATCTCCTGTTTAGTCTCTAACTACTTGCCGGGATACGCAGATTCTTCCGCGCCGCCGTTTTCTGATCGTTCAATAAACTTACGCGCCTTCGCCAGCGCGGCCTGATCCAACTTGGCATCGGTCACCTTCATCTTGGTGCCCTTCGAACCGCACTCTGCCATCTCTCCGGAATTGGCCGAGAAGTCGGTGTGTTCGCGCGTGCCCATTTGCGGATTAGATTCATCTTTCGGATTGCATCCCATAAAATTCTCCTGTGGGCCGTGGCCCAGTAACTAAAGTATGGCCTTGACTTCGGCCTCGACCTTGGCGACTTCGGATGTCACGGACGCGGGCGCGGCCGGTAGCGCCTTCGTGACTACTGCCACGACTACAGCTTTGGACTTCGCGGTGTACCAAGCTTTGATCTTGCGTTCGATACCCGGTGTGAATGCCCCGGTGACGTAACCTACTACTGTGGCTATAATGACTGTAATCATAATTCTCCTATGGTCGAACGTAAAGTGACACAAATGCCCCAATCAGAATTCCCAGGGACCAGAATATAAAGTCTTTCCAACTACCGCTGATGCCACCGGAGTCTGCAATAGGCTCGAGCCCGTGACAATCCCAGTACTCTTTACCGGCGGCCGCGACGAATGCAATCGGTACGACGATATCTAAAGGGGCATGGAACATGAGACAAAGAAAAGTGACGATCAGGTAGCCCCATGCTACGTGGTCAAGTTGCGCGAGGTCGTCAAGGGTTAGATCAATCATTGTATGTTCTACCTAGACTGAAATCCGGGTGTTTGTCCACACATAATGACCGGATAGTTCGGCATGAAAGGATTCGGTTTGTACGTTGGCACCGTAGGAAGCGTAACCGGCGCGGGCGCCGATACAACGATTATCTGCGGGTGCTGCGCGAGTTGCCATTCCAGTTGTGTGATGCGTTCTTCGAGTTGCTTGATCTTCCGTACTAGGTTCATTGCACGATTCCCTTAGAAAATTGTAGTATTATGGTAGGGGAGGTGGGATTTGAACCCACAGTCTCTCGTATCCGAAACGAGCGCCTTACCAGATTGGGCTACTCCCCTAACGATGGGGCCGGGTCGGTGATGTCCATCATGGGAGTCTCCTTGTAATGTTGTGTAACGAAACCCCTCATTCGAGGGGGTTGTGATGAATATTAAGGTGTGCCGATCAATCCACTTTGATAAGTCTCAGTCTCTCCGTCCTTCAAGCGACTTCCTCCCGGAGGTGCGGCATCGGGCAGCTTAGACTTGTTCGTGCCTTCTTGCAAATCTTGTGCGCGTTTCTTCGCGCCCGCGAACTCTTCTGCTTTCACGACTGCGTTAGTCGTGCTGAACCTGTAATTTCCTGCACCATTGGCAGGAGTGCTTTTCCCCGGCATGGCGGTCGTCCCAGCATGCGGAGTCGAGTCTTCGACATCCTTCGCGGCAATTGCGCCCGGCGCTGTGGAGTCCATCACCTTCTTGAAGGGGAAGTTCTTCACGTCTGACATGTTGTCTGAATTCTTCATCACTACTCCTAGGTACGTTCTTGCGACGCCGCGGGGATCGTGTCCCGGGCCTTCGACAAATCAGCAGATTCATCGTGAATCTCCGGCTTACGTTTCTCATCCGGGGTAGATCCACGCTTCAATTTCTCGAGCTCAGCACTGAACTCTCCGGTCACGCGCTCTTGCCGGGCAGCTGCATAATCATTTTGCTTTGCCATAACTACTCTTTCGAGGAAAACAACTCTTCGTCTGGAACCGGTTCAAGAGTCGCAGGGACAAATCTCCCGACCTTCAGAGTCTCTTTGACGAACCAGATGCATTCAACATCGCTTAACTCAATGCTCTGTACGGTCATCAGCGGGCCGCCAGCTTTAACTTTGACTACGTCTCCAGCCTTGAAAGCCATATGTCTCCTATTTTACAAGCGGACAAGTATTCGGTACCCGCGGGATATCCGGGCGGGCCGGTTGGTCGACCAGCTTGCCGCGCTCGTCGAGCGTACGGCCTGCGGAGTCGTGAATTTGACCGCAATAAAGGCAGACTGAACTTTTGATATCGTTCCACCACGCATTTCGTGGCGCGGCGCCCTTCATCGTGTTCTCTGCGTTCGGTCTGTAACGGATCATATCGGAGGTTCACCTTTTGCATGGCTACCGCGGCGTCAGAATCGGGAACGGATGTTGTTGTGTGCGGGCGAGGCCCGCCAAGCTGCACGCTTGCTAAAGGCGATCTCTTGCATCTCCCAAAACGTTAACGCGTTGGACTCCGAATCTTATATCTTCGGGACCATGCCGCTGAGCGGATGGCCGATGTGTTTGAACGCGGCCACGACTTTGTTCGTGATCAGTTCTAGGTCGCTCTGAAACTTTTCCTCAATCTCATTCAGGCGCTGATTAACATTGAAGTCTTGCACAGCGATCAGCTTCGCGTACGACTTCTTGATGATGTCTAATTCCTTCTTCAGTTCTCGCGCGACGATGCGCTCGACGTCTACTTCGGACGTGGGGCGATACGGTGGCCCATCCTCGAAGGTATGGCTCTTAGTGTGCTCGGGGAACGCGCTAGGCGCCGTCGCTGCAATAACTGCAGGGTCGTCTATACTACCTTCGGTCCAATCGGATGTAATGTTACAGAACTCAGAGAGTTGTTTGACGCATTCTTTATCGTACAAATCTGTCGGCAGAACAGGCGTCGCGGGCTTAGTCCAAACGTCCCATGTCTTTTCGGTGGCTTGTCCGATCGTATTCTCTATTGGCTTACTCATGGACTTTCCTTTCGGTATTAGTCGTCCCACCCATCGAAGAGTGGGTGCTGCGATTTAACTTTGTAGGTCATGAGGCCTCCCTCTTTGCGCCGGGTAACGACGCCTGAACCGCTTACGCGGTGACCATATCTTTCTGAATCAGATTATAGACTTCGACGTCTGTCTCTTGATAGTCTACTGCTGCGCCGGAATTGAACACGACTATGCAGCCCACGTCCTTTTGAATCACACGCTCGATGGTGTCTATGTTTATGCGGTTACGCTTCACGGTGACCAGCGGTGTGCTGGGCGTAATGGGAATTATCTGGTGGAGCAGAATCATGCTCCTACTCGAGAGTTAGTGTGATGTACCATTGCTTCCCTCCTGGGAAGTGGGGTGGATGACGGGAGTCTAACCCGCTCCGGCGAGGACACAACTCGCCATGCTGACGTTACAACACATTCACGACTGGAGATTCACGGAGTCGGTGGTGCAGGGGATCGCACGCTTACAGACTTTATTTACTGGCGCTCGTGATCAAAATTTTGTCGGCTTCGGCCTCGCGGCCAGGTGCCGACGGCACCTCTCGTATTCCCAGCTATGCGCAGAGCATGGGATGACTGTCGACAGAATAGGCAAGGATTTATAAGCCGAAGCTAACCTTGTTGTAGCTGTGCTCGGTTGTCAACCGGACGAGATTAAGAAAGTGTGAGGGCTCTTGTTCTGGTACCGTCGCACCGAGATGCGCTAGATCGTGGCACCCGCCCTCAGAGGCGCATGCACGTCAGTCCAGACAATTTCAGTATGTGCCCCGATATTAACCTCGGGACCAGGGTTTCAGTTACCATGGTGTTATAATCGAACAGTGCGGCGTACTTACCCCACTTCGAATGGGACAGCTTGCGAACACCTTTTCCGATCTTCCGACCTTTACGACCTTTCTTTGGTTCCATGAGTCACCTCTCCTAAAGAGTGATTGTCATGTGAACCTCCTTGTGTGAAAAGAAATTTGCCCGTCGCCTCACGGCCATACGGGGCAGATGGTGGCTTTCCTCGACGCCAGGCGTCTCAGACAATAAAGCCACAAACGGGTTCGTGTCACCCGGAATTTCACCGGGTAATAAAAATTAGCGCTTGGCCGGACGAGGGCTCCCAAACCGGGTGTCTGCCAATTAGACCGACACGTCGGTGCTCCTTCTCGTACGCGGTTACTTCTTCGTGTGAGGTAGGCGTGCGTTGAAACGCCTCGTTATCGTGACAATATTCCGGCCCGGCATAAACCCGAAGGTCTACGCCAGTCGACCGGGCTCGTGTGAGGCTGCTGTGTCACTCCTCAAATTGGCGCGGGTGCCGTTACGAAGAACGGCTATCGGGTCTCGCCAGCCCGTTATAACTCGTGTGTCACTCCTCAAAATAGGTGAGAGTACCGATACGAGATCGGTTAACGGTTCCCTCCAGACCGTGCGCGAAGGATACGAGTCACGTATTCTTCGTCTGTAATTGGTTCCAAGCTAGGCACACATTATACTAAAGTTTTTCGTATCATAGACATACAGCTGCCAACTTCCCGAACACACCCTCCCAGATCATTAGAACACGTCCGGAGCCGGGCGTCAAGCAGTTTCCGAGCATGTAGAATTTACCGGGTCTGCAGAAGGTACGTATCCGCGGTTTGCCATTCGCCAAGCGGGCGGCCGCGGTGGGGTGGCACGGGGCGCCCCGCCCCCGGCATGTGCCTCACAACAAAAGAGATAGCGGCCAAGACTCTAACCCGCGCGAGCTCATCAACATACAGAGCACTCCATATCTATATGATAGCAAACAAGATAAACTCCAATCGGCTCACCATTTCCGGGCTCGATCAGAGCATTGCACTTATTGCATTTCGTTGCTAAACCCTTTGTTATCTAGGCTTGTCAATCAATGTTGTATTGATTCACACGTCCGACGGCCGACATACTGCACTGAAAACAAAGGATTTAGCGAAAATTCGGCTTTTATCGCGGAAATTTCGAAAATTAAACCGGGCCGACGGGAAATTGTGTGATAGAGCGCCGTGCTGTGTCCAATCACTAAAGCCTTTGTGCTCAATAAACTGCCTCGCTTTAGTGAGCCATAGCGATTCAAACGCGCGTTTGTTGGTCTGTTAGCTTGCTCGCCGGGCGCGCGTCGCACTGCAAGCTTGCCGTGCGCGCCGTTCGCTATCGTACGCGTGTGTCCGCTTATTCGACGGCTATTTGCGTATGCCATCGCGGCCGATGCGCGCGACACGCTCGCCGGGCTCGCTTTGATAGTTTGGATCAAATGAACTTGCTCAAGCTTAATGCACTATACTATATAATGCTGATCCGGTTTGTCATGTAGTGCATGACAATGCTGTCACGGTCGAGCAACACAAAGGTACAAATCATAAGATGACACACTCACTCGTAACGTATCGTCTTCGTTTTTATTTAAATATAATAGAATCAACAACTTAGCTTTTTAGCTTTTAACAGAGCATTTTAGCTTGACAATGCATGCTCGACCGTGACAGAATTGTCATGTACTACATGACAAACCTGATCCGGTTAGGTTAGGGTTTAATGCACTATACTATATAATGCTGATGGTTAGGGTTAGGGTTTAATGCACTATACTATATAATGCTGATGGTTAGGGTTAGGGTTTAATGCACTATACTATATAATGCTGAT